ACTTTTGGCAACGTACCAAGAACCAGCTGAGGCCTTGAACACAGCATCTTTAGTATTGAATACTTCGAACTCAGAGTTAAAAAGTATACGGAAAAGAAACTCGTATGAAGCAGGTGTACCTTTTGTTTGGTATAACTGTCTTGCAACCTTGATAGATTCCTGTTTACTTAATAGAGTATCTTTCGGAAAGAAAGGTAGAAAATCATTAGTAAAGTAATTCAAAAACTCATCAGAAGTTGAGTCAATATCTTTATAGTTTAATAGATTTTTGGATCTTTCGGTTACTTTACCTGTTTGTTCCATCCATTCATAATATGCATTTAGAAATTGGTGAAAGTTTGCATACTCAGGATTGTCCCGAATATGTTCTGGTAACTGGTTCTTAACCAGTGTAGAGGTTAGTTGTCCGTTTTGTATCATGTTGTTTTAGCGGATACATTAACAATAATTGATTGTGGATCAAATTCATCTAGTGTGATGATTCTATTATAAGAGGATGACACAATCGTTGTTGTTGGATTTGCAGATATTGTTAATAGTCCTAAATCGTTGTTTACATTCGTTGGCGCAAACGCATTTAATGTAACAACACCTAAGTTATAATCAATCGTACCGATGTTGCCGTTGAATATGGTTTTTACATTTTGTGTGTCGTTATAGTATGATCTTAACGTACCATAACGACCTTCTAGTGATACGGTTGCAGCACCAAGAGTACCTGTAGTATCTCCTGCCGAGTTGGTGATACTAACAATAGCAGCTGTGTAACCTGTACCTTTTGTTAGTACATTTATTGACCTAATCACACCGTTGGTTGTAATTACGGCTTCAGCAGTTGCACCTGTACCATCACCTAATATAGTTATTGTTGGTGGATATTGATAACCAAAACCTGGATTAGTAACTGTAATAGAATCTACACCACCAGTTGATGAAGGAACTTCTTCAATATAAAGACCGTTAATTGACTGTGATAAATTCAAAGGATTTCTATACACCACTGTTGGTGAACTTAAAATGCCACTCAAAAACATACCTTTTTTCAGAGGTGCACCGTAATATAACTTGTAAGTTGTTGGTGTTGTTATGTTTGGATAGAATTTCTTTTGTAATTGAATTGAAAGTTCATTCGTAATGATAGAAGAATCAATCGAGTTAATTACATTGTTAAAGTCTGATGACTTGAATGTTGAATTGAATGTATTTAAGGTTGTCTTTGCGTAATTATTAATTGCTGTCTTGACAGCAGATTTAATTTGACTTGACGTTGATGTTGTCTTTTTAGGATCATACAACACATTTGCAGTAACTTGAATGTATGTGTAATCTGGATCAATAATAGTTGGGTCAACAGTCATCATTGATATTGGTCTGAGTACATCTTTAATCAATTTTAACTTTTGATTCTCTGTCATCTTGTATGCACCTGTTGGTTTCATACAGATAAAGACTTGGCCATATACCGGTGGTTCATTCTCTTGTCCACCCCAAACGTTGACCGCATCGAAAGAGTAACCTAGATTATTCTGTTGCACAGCTGTAATGTAATCGTCTTTGGTAACCGCACGGCCTTGTGCTGAATAAGACTTTGGCGCTTGAAAACGAATAGAATCTAGACTTTCTTTCACCGAACCTTGCGTTGCAGCAGTGACCGGTGTTACGATTGTACTACCAAATCCACCAACCGCACTCATTATCAGGAAGTTATTTGCACCTGCAGCATCTGTTCCCTTAGTGGTAACATAAGACACACGTACAATGTTGCCGTTGTTTAGTTTTTTACCCAACACATTGTTACCAAAATATACTTCATAGTATCCATTCATACCCTCTTGCAAGAAATAAACGTTGGAGTTATTATCCAGTGTCAAATAATCGGATGCAGGAGTGAATGTTGTTATTGAATTGTTTGACCATGATTCTTGCACCGCAACCAAAAGTGTTGTTGTGTCAATATTGGCCTCAGGTAGTTTAAAATTCAATTTGGGATTTGCACCAATATCCACCAAAAATGAGTAATTAACTGCATTGCCTTGTTTTAGTGTAACATTTTGAAAATTTGCAACGTTAGCAACAACATCCACGGTCATATTGTCCGTATTAACAAAGTTGTAATTAATTCCGTCAATAGCTTCAGACAAGAAGTTTGTGTATTTTGGTAAAGTTAATGTCGTATCCGTTACATTACTAATCTGTAAGTTGATAGATGCTGTAGGCGCAAGCGCTGATTTTGGTGTGTAGTTTAGCAATTTTGCTTGAGAAACCACTGAATTTCTCTGCAATGCAGTATCCAAAAACATTTCATTGGCAACCATATTTAAATAATATGCGTTGTATTGTGTATTGTAAGCCAATACGTCCAATAATGTGGAAATTGCAGAACCTTCGTAATTATAGTCTTGAAGAACGCCATTGTCCTTCATATAATTTTTCAAACTAGCTTTAATTCCATTAAAGTCTAGTTCGGTTATATTAAAATTTGAGTTAGCACCTGCCATTTTATCTGTTTCTCTCTAAAAAAACTGTTACGGTGGTTGGTCGTGTTGCATTTAACAAATAAAATGTTAGTGTGACAGAATAACCATTTTTTTCTGGATAAGGTGAAACATCAACACTTTTCATATTCACTCTAGGTTCATAATTAGATATTGCAACTGAAATTTCTTTTTGCAATGCAGAAGCTGTTAAACTGGATATGTTTTCAAACAAAATTACGTCTAAGTTTGATCCAAAATCAGGATTAAACATCTTTTCATATTTTTTTGTTGAAAGTATATTCCTAATTGAACGAATAATTGCTTGTGAATCGTAACTCAAAGCAATATCCCCCACCACAGGTCTCTTTGTGAGTGTAAAATCTATGTCTGAATAAATCTTTTGTAATGTGGCCATCTTTTATTTATGTCTAGGAGTAAAACGCTTTTTTGGATTTTAGAAGCTGTGGGAGAAAATTTTCAGCCCCCGAGTGCAAAATTCGAAATTTTATAATTATATAATTGGTACTGAGGGTGGCGGTGTGACACCTGCTCCGTTTTGTACACCCAAGTGAACGTGTGAATTTATACCTATTCTGACTGATCCTAATGTACCAATGATATCATTGATGATTGGTGAGGTTACAGAAATAGCTGCAGCCATGTAACCTGTTGTTTCCACACTCTTTTTTGCGGAAACAGATAATCCAGCAGTAATATTACCCACCGCAGCAACTGTTTGATTGGTAGCAATGTCTCCCATCACATTCAAATCTGAATTAATATTTACATTGTCTGCATTGACTGTAAAATCACCAGAAATGTTGAGGTCATAATCTCCGTCTATGGTTTGTTCACAGTTTCCATTTATTAATTGTTGTACATCACCTTTTACTTTCTGGAAAACGGAACCATCAACTACTGTATGTGAATCACCTTTTACGTGTAATGTTGAGTCACCCTCAATGGTAATATTACAATTACCTTTAATTAACACATTTTTATTCAATATGGTAATTTCATAACCATCACCATAAACCTTGTGAACCTCATCACCATTAGGATGCATTTCAATGAAAGTACCTACTCTGTGTTGAAGTCTGATGCGTTCTCTTGTTGGAGTGTCATCCATTTCGAAGGAATGACCAGCCTCGGTTTGTTGTATGTTGTTATATGGATATATTGGTTGGTAATCCGTATTTGCTGCGGATTCCGGTTCGGTAAATGCTGAGTCTGCCATTATATTGTTCCTTAGGCCGTTTGTGAATCTACTATTGATTCAGAATTTGTGATTGCATCCGCTAGGCTTGCTGTAGCTTCAGTCAAACACTGTTTTAATAAATTAAACAATCTGGCAGGTAAAGATTTGATATAAGAAATTAATTGTTGTAATTTTGCAATGACTTCTTTTATTATTTTTAACTTATCAACAACATTTTTAATAAATTTTTGAGCAACTTTAATTTCCGCTTTGATAGTTTTAATAACTGCACGAACTTCATCAGCAAAAGGTGAACTTGTTACTCCTGCCCACAAAGCACTCAATGCTTTTCTGATTGCTTGAAGTGTTTCGCCAATCTTTAATGATAACAATGCAATAGAATATTTCAAATCGCCCGTAATATCACAAACGTGAACTACACTTGCATTTGCCTTTGCTACGGATGTGTTCAAAACAACACCTCTCGCCATAGGCGCCAACGTAGGATTACCAGGTGTTGGTCCATCATTAACATTTAAAGGAACAAGATTGTCGTTTCCTATTTCAGGTAAAGTTTGAATTGTCATTTTTTTTATTCTCTGTGTATTCCTGGGATAACACCCATCATTATTGGTGCCTGAGCTGATTCACCATCCATAAAGAAACCCATAACCCATTCACCAATTCTTGGTGCTGAGAATGATTTTGAATTGTTTATTGGATACATTGGCAATGCCCACGGTAAATCTTCTGTTGGAAGATTCATTTTATTATCTGTGTGCCAACCAAAAATTCTAACTTGGCATCTACCGAGAGCCAAAGGATCACCACGATATTCAACAACACCAACCCACCAAACAAAACCGTCTTTACCAATAAAATTATTCATATGTTGTTGTACTCGAATTATAATTAGATTTCAATGATTCTTTTGCCAATTCTAAAACTGTTTGGAATACACCTTGTGTCTGTATGATGTGTCGTACAGCTGTAACAAGATATTTGCCTGAAAAATACTCATCTTTTGCTCTGGTTTGATTCTTATTGTCACCATCAACTTGCAATGAATACAATAGTATTTCAACAGTTCTACCAGCAGTTATTCCACTATCACCTGGTATAATAGCTTTCATAACAGTATAATTAGACAAAGCAATTTGTGCTGACCTATTTGGTACATAAGTTTCCACAAAAATATCTTTGGCAACATCACCTTGGCTTTGTTTTATATATGGATCATCAACCTGATTGGAATTACCAAATGCCAATCTAAAAGAACCATCATACATTTCAGTTGATTTTTTATTAAATCTATTTACTGAACTACCCGAATTAGAATATCCTTCTAATTTATCTTTATTAAAATCTGTTACGGTTTGAGTTCTATTCAAAGGATCAATAGTTATTAACCTACTTGCATTAATGCCACTGGATGTAGCATCCAGTGAATCGTATGTCTTTATGAATTCATATTCCAAAATATTCATTCTATTGTCCATGTTACCTATATTTGATGGTTGATACTTATATGTCGCATAGGTATCATCCGAAAACATGGACTGCAAAGACCTAAAATAATATCCATCATTTGTTTCAAAAAACAACATATCAGCACCGGTGTCTTCCGATGGCCTTGCATATCCCGATAACCAACTAATGGCTTCAAAAGGTTTTAATCGTGGTACGACAAAATCGTATGTACCATAAGTCTGTTCAATGTTTTGTATTTTCATAACATTAACTTTTAAACCATTCTCATCATCTTTTAACAAATTAAATACAATATCGGAGACTGCTTGGCCTTTATAAGACTTGGATATTTTTAATTGTTCAGATAATAACAATTCTTCTGAACAAAAGTATAGTGTGAAGAACTCAGATGCTTTATTCCCAGATGGTTTTCTATTACCAACTTTATATAATTTATATCTTCTTTTATTTTTCGATGATTCATCTTGACTTTTATATTTACCGTAAGTAATTTGAATAAACTCAGAACCATTCAACTGCAATTTCTCAATTATACCAACGGCATCACGTAAAATTACATTACCCGAACAAGCAAATGAAAATATGTCCTCAAAAAAAGACAATTCAGTAACAAGATATTTTAATTTATATACTTCACCGGAATCAGTAATGATATCAACGGATTCTAAATCGAAATCTTGTGGGTAAAAGTTGCCATTAGGTGATGATGAATTAACCATATTATGACATTATTTTTTTAAATTCAGACTCTAATTGATCCGCATAAGATTTATTGAGTATGTTTATACTTCTTTTGGAATCATTTAATTCCAATTCGTAATCGTAATTTGTTACAGCTCTCTTGGTTGTATCTATTGTAACAGTTCCGGTTGACATATTGTATGTGTAACTTGCTGTGTCCAATATCAAATAATCTTCATAGGTAATGATTATCGTTTCAAAGGAACTCGTGATATCTTGATTTGTGCCACTTGTTCTATTTGTTTTACTGATAGTTTTTTCGTAATGGTGTACATTATATCTTGTTGAACCTGTATATTTAGCATCAATATAACTCTCAAATTTATTACTACTTAACGGCCAGTCCCATTGGGGATCAGTTATTTGATTGCAGTATAGAACAATCCAAAAACGATTCATGTCGCCGTAGTATTTGTATGCGACAATTTCTGGAGTATCATCATCTTGTATATCATATTGATAAAATAACAAAGAATTCGTCAACATACTTGGAATAACACTAGCTCTTGCCATCAAATTGGTATAGATAGTCGAAATATTTTTATCGTCTGTATAACGAATTTTAGGTAAAGTCTTAAAGTATTGCATTTTTTAATATCCTTGTTCAACTTCAGCTCTACCAACAAGAAGAATTTCTTGGAATTGTATAGTCATGGTTGTTTGTACTGGTGCACCATCCGAGTGTGCTGACCAACCACCTGGTGCATAGTTTACATCTACACTTTCCACAACACATTTATGCAATCTAGGTAAGTTCTCATTACGGCTTCCTTCAAATTGGAATTCTATGCCAAATAAAGCTGGCGGCACCCAAAACATTCCTGCGGCCTCTTCTGATTTTTTTGGTGCCGCCCATTTTCTGAATAACTTGATAATTTTTTTTACGTCATCTGCTTCTCTTTGTGAATATGGTGTAAATGTAAAAGACATATTAAATTGTCTAAAATCTATGCCATTGAATAGAAGTTGTTTTTGTGGGTTAAAAACATAACCCGCTTTATTTAACGCTAATTTAGCAGCATCATTATTTCCTAGAAAACCAGTTACCCTACTAACCACACCTCCAACCAAAGGCAATGCGCCTGCTGCTGATGCAATCGTTGTGCTGTCATCATATGACATACTCGAACTAAAATTCAAAGTTTCTGGCAAATATAGTGAAATATAAGCTACTGGTGTACCCTTTGTTACAGCAACATCATTTGCAAGTTTATTCATTGTTGCACTAGCATCTCCTAATATTTTCTCGCCGGAAGCATTTCTAAGAGCGTCTACGGCATCATTAGTTGCTTTGCTCACAGCCGATGTAAAATTACCAAAACTCGAAAATGTATCACCTATACTTGAAAGTGTATTACCGATTGAACCAAGCATGTTTTCTAAGCCACCAGCAACATCAGCTAAACCCAGTTCGTTTATTTCTTCAATTGTAAATTGCACAGAATGTAACTTGGTTGAACTACCTAAATCTCTTGGGTACTGTACAAATTCTAAACCACCATTTTGGAAAAGTGAATCCAAAGGACCACCAAACAGATTCCCAGGAATGTTTATGCCGGCGATGGATGTTGGTATTGTAAAAAGTGCCATTGTTTTTTCTAAGAAAGTGTGATATATACCTATTTATGGCATATTCAGGAACATTTAGACCCACAAATCCCCAAAAATACATGGGTGATTACAAAAATATTATATATCGCTCGAGTTGGGAATGCCGAGTGATGAATTGGCTCGACAAAAATCCAAACATTGTCTCTTGGGCCTCCGAAGAAATGACCGTTCCATACAAATCTCCCGTTGATGGTAAATTTCACCGTTATTTCCCAGATTTCTTGGTCAAAGTGCGTACCAAAGATGGAAAATTCAAAACTGTAATGATTGAGGTCAAACCAAAATATCAAACAAAAGAACCACAACAAAAGAAACGCATCACTAAACAATACATTAATGAAGTAACAACATGGGGTGTCAATCAAGCAAAATGGAAGGCTGCAACTGAATATTGTTTAGACAAAGGTTGGACTTTTCAGATTATCACGGAAGACGATCTTGGATTGTAACTAAATATCCAATGACAATAAAACCATCTATACTCACTACATTAACAGCAGAAAAGGTTGCGGCTAATCATCCAACGATGAGTCGTGAATCTTTAAACTGGATGATGCAAAAGATTGCAGGCCTGAGAAATCCAGGTCGATTATCTGTACCTATTACAAAAGAACCTCAAAGGTTCACACGACCAGGTGATAGACAGAAGTTTTTAATGGGTGGTTTGTATTACTTTGTATATGATCCAAAAGGCAAGGACAGTTTACCATATTATGACAGATTTCCATTGGTATTACCACTGAAAAGGCATACTGACGGTTTTATTGGACTAAACGTGCATTATTTGCCACTTAGATACAGGATTATGTTCTTTAAGAAATTGATGAGTTTTGCATTGTATAACGATGACGATGAGATTAAGAGACTCCGCATCACTTATCCGATGTTGGATGCATCATCCAAACTCAAAGAGTTCAAGCCTTGCCTCAAACAGTACCTTTACAGTCACATAAAATCCAAGATACTTGCGGTTGAACCGCACGAATGGGATGTTGCGGTACATTTACCGGTGCACCAGTTTAAGAAGGCTCAGCCAAAACAGGTGTGGAAAGAATCAGTAGAAGAAATAAGGAATTCATAAATGTCTCGTTCTATTAACGATTTTAAGTCAAGTTTTTCTGGTGATTTAGCCAGACCAAACAGGTTTGATGTAAACATTCCTGTGCCGTTGACTTTAATTCCTTATATCAAATCTGCCAGAGCACTTACATACAGATGTGAAAACGCACAGTTTCCTGCTCGCACATTTGCGACCTTAGATCAAATGACATATGGTCCTGTTGAAAAACATCCACACCTAACAACATACGCTGATATTGACCTAACATTTATTGTTGATGATGATATGCAACAAAAAGTATTCTTTGATGCATGGTTAAACTACATTAATCCAACATATAATTTTAATTTTAGGTACAAAGAGAACTATGCAACAACATTAACAATTAATCAATATAGTGTTTCGGATGAACTGACCTATTCTATTAATTTGTTTGATGCATATCCAATATCAATGAATCAACTTGATTTGGATTGGAACACCGAAGGTTATCATAAGATATCGGTAACCTTTGCATACACATACTGGAAAAATAATTCACTACAAGAATTTGGTATGGAATTGTTAGATGCAGGTATAAATTCTGCGGTGACCGGCCTCGGTGGCCTTGGTGGTGCTAGTAATGGCATCGGCCTCGGTTTCAATTCGATAGCACAATCACTAGAAAATTTTAAAATTTGATTACTTAATTAAGGAGTTATTATGTCTTTACCAAAACTTGAAGTGCCAACATATCAATTGGAATTACCACTTTCCAAACAAACGATTAAATTCAGACCATATCTAATCAAAGAACAAAAAGCTTTGATGATGGCATTGGAATCTTCTGATGCAAAAACAATACAACACAATGTAAGAGAAATCTTAAATGTGTGTACACTGTCAAAAGATGTTGACATTGACGAATTACCAATTGTAGATATTGAATATTACTTTTTGAACCTAAGAGCCAAATCTGTTGGTGAAATTTCAGAAACAAAGTACCGTTGCAATAATGAAGTTGATGAAAAGGTTTGCGGAAATCTGATGGAAGCCAAAGTTGATTTGACACAGATTAAACCTGTGCAAACTGAATATGTGGATCCAGAAATTCAATTGACTGACAAGATCACTGTCAAAATGAAATATCCACCATTCAAGTTGATTAAAGACTCGGTTGATTTGAATGATATTACGGAAGTTACATTTAACATGATAGCACAATCAATTGAGTCCATCTATGACGGAGAACAATTTCATTATGCAAAAGAAGAAACAACCGAAGATTTGGTGGGATTCATTGAACAGTTGAATCAAGAGCAGTTTGAAAAACTAGAAAACTTCTTCAACAGTATTCCTAAGTTGACAAAGAAAATTGAAATGAAATGTTCCAAGTGTGGTTTTGAACACCATTTGGATGTGGAAGGGCTCGAAAGTTTTTTCGGCTAATACTTGGTTATGATGATTTAAAAAATTACTACAAGACTAACTTTTCTTTGATGCAACACCATAAGTATAGTCTTACAGAACTTGAAAATATGATACCTTGGGAACGAGATATCTATGTCGCTATGTTGATTCAATATTTGGAAGAAGAAAACCAAAAACTAAAAGAACGACAGAGAAAATAATAAATGAACCTATTTGGAAAAAAAGACAACAATAAAGGTGCCGAAGAAGCACCTAAAAAAGTCGTGTCTGAAAAAACAAAAAAATCTGCCAGTTTTATGAGTAGGTCTTTGTCCAAGTTGAATAAATTATTTGCTTCTAAGAAAACGGCAGAAGAAAGTTCGATGAGTAATTCCGGTTATCTTGGTGAAATTTATAAGTTGCTTATAGAGAGTAAACAAGATGCCAAATTGGAACAAGATGAACAACAAAACTTCAGAGAAGAAGAAGATTCTGAGGAACAAAAACGCCATACTGAGATAATTAAGGCTCTCACATTACGTAGAAAACCAAAGAGAGTTATTAAACGTGAGAAGAAGGCTGAAGTAACGGCAAAGAAAAAAGAAGAACCAGCCAAGGCAACCGGTAAACCACCTGAGGTAAAGCCATCAGGTAAACCAGCTGACGTAAAGCCAGCAGGTAAACCACCTGAGGTAAAGCCATCAGGTAAACCAGCTGACGTAAAGCCAGCAGGTAAACCAGCTGAGGTAAAGCCAACTGTTACAAAACCAGTGAAAACTGCAAAACCAGTAAAACCGGTTGAACCGGTTAAACCACCTACTGCGACACAGAAACCACCGGCAACACCAAAGCCATCAGTAACAACAGCAACTAAAATTGCCACTGGCATCGGTGTTGCAACAACAACAGCACTTATAGGAAAAGAAGCCTTAGCTGATAATATTGCAAAATATGAAAGTAAAGGTTCATCGGGAAAATCCTTCGGTGAAAATGAATATAATGCTTACAATAAGGGTACTTCTGGAAATAAAATAGTAGGCGCAGATAAACCTATTGATTTTAGTAAAATGTCAATACAGGATTATTTTAATAGAGCAGCCAAAACAAAACAATTTCCTCAAGGAAATCCAAATTTAAAACCTGGAGATCCAGAAACATTATTTGCTGTTGGCCGTTATCAAATTATTCCTCCAACAATGTTGAATTTGGTTAAAAAATTAAAAATAGATCCTAATACAACAAAGTTAAATCCAACGACTCAAGACCGTTTATTTGCAGAAGGTTTAACAACTTCTGTTGGTGGACGATCTGCTGTTGACAATTATATTAATGGAAAACCAGGAGCAACAAGAGATGATGCCATCATGGCGTTAGCAAAAGAATTTGCTTCCGTTGGTGTTCCTTATGATACACAACGTTACGATGAAAAACGTGGCGAAGTAACAATTAAAAAAGGTCAATCTTATTATTCCGGTATGGGTGGAAATAAAGCTCATAATTCTCCGGAAGAAGTTGGTGCAGCTCTAGATGCTGATAGAGCAAAAAAATTAAAACTTGCACCAGTTCAACCAAATATTAGTGGTCCAAAAATAGACCAAACGTCCAAAGAAAACAAAGATATGAAGGTGCAAGACCAACCAGCACCAATGACTGAGAATAATAATACCACAAATATACACACTACAAATAGTTCACCAACTGCAAAAACGGTTGATGATAGACCAGCACATCAAAGAAAGTAAAAGATGGTTAATAAACTAAATTACCAACAGGCCAGAAGGGTTAGAGGCTCTAAATTTTCTAATCTATTTCTTGACCAGCTGGCGCAACAGGATAGTGTAACATCTGCCATTGGTAAAACCATTTCATTAAAAACTCAAGCTAAGATTAAAGGCATCAAAGAGAGTTTTGATCCTTTGAATATGGTTAAGTTTTTGACGTTTGGTTCTAAACTTGGACCGGCTCTGTTTGGTAAGTTAACTGGTCGTAAACAAAAAGACATTGACTATTTTACTGGTCGTTCAAAAAGTGTTGTTGGTGGTATGAATACCGCAGACAAATTGAAAGGCACTGGCCAAGGTGGTGATTCGGCAGGTATTAATGAACAGTTATCAAAGATTTATTCTTTCTTAAAAACCAGTCGTGAAGATGATATTAAACTAAAAGAAAAATCTAAGAATTTTGAAGAAGAACTCATATCAGAGAAAAAACTCCGCCATGATGAATTAATTGAAACATTAAATAAATTGATGAATAACATCCAAGGCGGCAAACCAACATTTGAAAAAGTTCAATCTGGTGAAAGTATGATTGACATGGTAAAACGTATGATTGGTGATGCATTTGACAGCATTAAGGATTTGATGGCACTAAAAGACATACTCAAATCTGTTCCTTGGAGTAAACTATTGGGTGTTATGAGGTGGTTTGGTGGTCCAATAGGTATTGCATTGTTGGGTATAACATCCGCTGCCATGTTTTCTGAATGGTTGAAAGGTTTTATTGGTGAAAATGTTGTCAATAAAAATGTAATTACACCAGAAAAGGCAGTAGAATTATTGAGAACACCTGATGCATACCGTGCGATTGAGGAATATGGTGGTCGAGAAGCTTTACTTGAAATGGCCAAAACTGGTTATATTAAGGCCAAAGAAATATTGGAACGTGGTGATATCAAAGAAATAAACCAAGCTGGCGGCGTAGATTTCTTAAAGAAAGTTGAATCTCGTGGCGCAATTGATACTTCCAATATAGCGCCTGCGGCAGACCTATCACAGTTTAAACCAACTGGACCTAAACGTCCTGAAACCGGTGGTGTGGCTCTACCAGCTCAACAAAAAGAATGGGATAAAACTTGGAGTAAAGTTTATAATCCAAAAACAGGTAAGCGCCTAGACTTGGACATGGCATCAAGCATGTCCGAACAAGATGTGAACAATGAAATGACCCGTATGAAAGGTCGTACACAATCAGTATCTCCTAGTGTTGTGGCACCAGAACCGGTCGTTCCAACACCGGCCGGAAAATTAACACCTACGGTTACACCATCACCAGTATCAAGCTTAACAAATAACAATATCACTATGGCTATGGATGCTGCATACACAGGCGCCAAAGCTTCTAAACCTATTGTTAACAATACAGTCAACAACACATCATCAAAGAATAAGGAAAGACCTGGTCTAAGACCTAGTCAAATATCGGTGCGTAATGATGAACCCACATTTATGGGTTTGATTATTAACTCAACTAGAGTCGTATAAACAAAAAACCCCGCACTAGGCGGGGTCTAAACTTACTTGAGAAGGAAAGTTTTAATCGCTTTCAGCCAACTTTGAAAAGTAGTCTAAGTCATCATCAGCCGATTCGGTGATATCAACTTCAACAGGTTTCTTAGGTGCAGCTTTCGCTTGTTCAACAGTGGTACGTGCTCTTGGAGCATCACCATCATCATTCAAACCTAAGACCTTATCAAGGCGTGCTTTCAGAATATCATAAGACTTGAATTCTTTATCAGCAGTCATCTCAGCAAGTGAGAATTCAGACTTCCAAATCTTTTCAAGTTGTGAGTCATCATCCAACAGAGCAGATGCTGACATGAATTCTGATTTATCATAGTTTTGATAACCAGCAACTTTAGTAATCTTCAACTTGAAGTTAGCACCTTTCCATAAATCAAATGGATTGATTGGTGTTTCATCTTCAAACTGTGGATTCATTGCACCAGTAATCTTCTCGAAAATCTTGGCACCGAACTTGAACAATTTAACTTGTCCTTCATTCTCTGGATGCTTTGGATCCGAAACGATATAGATGTTAGCAATGTAACTTAGTTTACGTTTTTGTTTACGAACAATATCTTTGTTCGCTTCGATGCCAGAGTTCCACAACTTGCTGTTGTGTTCGCATACTGGACATTGTTGACCTTTAGTAGTCAAACACTTATCGATAAGCCATCCGCCAGGACCTTGGAAACCATGTTCAAAAATCTTTGCCCAAGGAAGTCCATCGTCACCATCAACAGCAGATGCAGGTAGGAAACGAATAGTCGCCATGCCGTTACCAGCTTTGTCTACCTCTGGACGCCAATAGTTTTCTTTGTCGGATTTGCCATCAATTGAAGCAGAGAGTGCTTCGACAGCCTTAGTGAGTTTACTCAGATTGCCTGAGTTACCGGAACTTGTTTTCAGTTTAGAGAAATCAATAGTCATAATTACCTTTCTAGTATGTACGGAATATACGGAATATAAAACGGATTGTCCACATTGTTCATAATATAATATTATTTAGGCGCCACTACAAATACGTTTGTAATTCTGCCAAGGTGGTCGGCACATCCTTGTGCCAAATAGCAATGCCACCTGCCTTACGCCAATCTTCAATAACACTCAAGGTGTCATCGATGATTAACGTATCGGGTTTCGCCCATTTGTACTTGTGTCTCTTTCCAGGTACCAAGTTGGGAGTGAATGTAATGCCATGTGTTTCTAGCCAAACCATTTTCTGTTTGGCAATGTCATCGTGAACTTCTTCATTAGCTGTAGAAGATAAAATTTGTGTTGGTGCTTGTGCCTTGCGTAAGAATTCAATCAGAGCCATTGCATCAGGCATCAATTCAAGTGTTGCGAATTGACAAGATGAAATAAAGGTTTCAAAGAACTTGTAAAACTTTTTATGTTTCTCGGCTTCACGGGGTTCCATGTGATACAATTCTTTGTATCTCTTATTAAAATCCGCAATCACACCGTCCATGTCCAAGTAGATACAGGAAATAGTTGGCTTATGCATGTTCTCTCAAACTTTCTTTCAAAATATTCTTAAACTTATCTTTATCGTAATTAAGGAATGGTGCATACTTGATACATTTCTTATCGTATGAAGGCCAAACAATACTATCACTAATCTTCTTTCTCCACATAGGGAAGAAGTTCATAATATCATTCATGATTGTCATAGTCTCAATAGAAACACTACCTTGCATAACACCATTCAATAATTTGGGATACTGTCCATCGGTCACCTGCAACATTTCTTGAGGTGATACCACAGTTGTTAATAGAGTCATTATATCTTGTTCGAAGCGATATGTCAAGCTCTGGTTTCTTCTTTGCCACAATTTGTAGTTTTCATCACCTTCCACTCCGGCAATATCACCCACCCACTTAACATCTTTTACCAAAAAATTGGCAACATAGAAGTGTTTTAATTCATCCAGGTTATATTTCCTGGATAACTTATAGAAGGTGTACTTGTCCTTCCTTGTAGAGAAATGATCCTTCGTTACATTACTCTTACCATGATATTTGAAGAAATCATAATCACCGGTAAAATGCAGCTTAAGTGCATGAAACAAAGCAAAGGCCGAGAATCCAGAAGATTCTTCAAACGTGAAACTCATACAGGTAGTTTGGACGTTCTCTTTAACATATTTGCATCTTGTGCCTGTTCACGTATCTTTGCTTTGAGAGCAGAAGATAACAAGGTTGATGCAACATCAACTTCCATTCCCGACTTTTCGCAATCCCAAAGGATGGCATCCAAGTAGGTTGTGCCTAGTTTACTCGTTAGTTTTTCAATACTATCACTGTATTCAGCGATTTCATTTTTAGTTGGCATGGTTACGCTTTTTTATAAAATATATGGTTGCCGATTTTCTTTACGACTCTCATGTTTGTCCACCCCGGACTAACATATGTTGCATGGTAGAACATTGCACTACTTTTGGCAAGCTCTTGATGCAAAGAAACTTCGGTAATTGCTCTCTTGGCAATGTAAAGACATTCTTCCCATGCGTACTTGTCTCTTATCTCATCAGTTTTCATACAAGTCCATGAGAACTGGCAAGTGGTACCTGTTTTTTGGTATACTACACCACAGAAATTTGATGGGTAGTTTGGATTGTTGACTCGGTTGATTGTTACCTGTGCAACAGCTAGTTTGCCTTCATGTGATTCTTTTGCAGCTTCGTAGTAAATATTCTTGGCTACGCACATGATTTGTTTTTGGATATCAGCAGACACGGAATATTCCGGAGTATGTGTCTTTTCTTGTGCTGACAATGGAATTGATAATATAGCTAATGATAACAATAAAGTTTGTAGAAACTTCATTTAATCTCCTCGTGTGTGTAAAGGGGGATTAACCCCCTTAACCCTCAATTAGATTTTCTCGTCACCTTAATTTCAGGTGCCGTGGAAATATTAGATACAAATCCATTCAAGGTTGTGGCCTTGGCGATAATATCTGTTTCTGAGGGAACTGTCGGCAAAGGCGGATGTTCAGGTGGTATTTCACCTTTAGACCTTGCCGTATCGCATTTGATGTGCCAGTCTTGGGAAAGACGGTCTCGTTCTGCGTTATAAGAATCATATAACATATCTCTTGCCATTTTTAAAAGGTCGAGACGGATTTCAAAGGGTGTCATGTTTGACATAGTTTTCTCCTGTGTAGTGTGTAAGTGTTGGGTTTTTATTGGGAACCCATAACCCTATACTTATTTAGTCAAGTTGATTATACAACATCTGAATTGACTTGTCAACTGTTTTTGTGGTAGTGTGGTAGTAATCAATCGCTTGCACTAGACCCTCAATGTGGTCTTTTGTTTTCTCTATGAAGATGAGTGGTTCAGAATTTTCCACGGCCATGATGATTACTAATTCATCAATAGGTACACCAACCAATTCTTCATACATCAGTGCATATGCAGCTGTCTGCCAGAAATAGTCAGTAATTTTATCCTTTGTCTTTGGTCTCTTTGAAGTCTTAAAATCGATCACCGACAGCTTACCTTCATACTCACCAATGCAATCTACTCGACCAGCAAGTCCGAGTTGGTAGGACCACAATCCGACCTCTTGGTAGTGTATGTTATTAATTCTGTTCAAGTATGGTTTGATTGATATGAACATCTCCTTGGCATCAGGCATAACAATACCTGGTGGTTTAGGTTCATTGTTCAAGTAATACTCACACATAGTGTGCATATTGGTACCACGAGAGGTTGCTTGTTTTGATATCTTGTTAGCAACTTCTTCACCAACACGTTTGCGCCACTCCATGATAGATTGTTTCTTTTGAGCACCAACAACTGTGGTAACAGAAGGTAGTTTCTTACCATCTGGTGTAACGTAATATCTTTTCCCGTCAGGAAAAGTTTTGGATTCAATTTTAGGAATCTCTAGTGGTGGGCAATATTTAAACATTATTTTTTAGCTTTGGTGATGTATTTTGCACGAATTGTTTCAAAGAAATCTATATCATCATCTGTCAATTCAACAGCAGAAATTTTTTGTCTTTCTTCGAAAACAAAATTTTTATACATTTCAAAATCACCTTCGTATTTAAAGTTTTTTGTAATTTTTTTTGTGTCATAGGCATCCATGATAATATGATATCTATCCTCATCAGAGTCATTTCGTATTTGATGCCAAAGGTTTGTCCAAAGAATAAAAACACCACCATCGGCCGGCATGTGTAAATTAAATCCTTCGCAAATGTGTATACTTTTTGGATTTGTCCACAATGGTATATGAATACGTGCCATATATTCTTTTGTGTCGGCATCTTTGTGTACTAGACTTTTACATCCTGCTTTTAAACAAGTAACACGAACTCTACAAGGTTCGAAACCCAAATCTCTTAAATCATCTATGACCTTTTTGATTTCACCAACACAGGCCTCTGTTTGATTTTTGTGTTCTATTCCGTATGCAATATTCATATGCTTATAGGCTTTGTAAATCAATTCTTGTGACGGAAAAAAAGATTCCATCGTATCACCACTTTCAAATTGAATTGATTCCCAACCATCTTTATATGTACCATCTGCACTCAAGATTGACCAGCCACCAAAACCGTGATACTGTGGTGTTTCATATTCTTCACCTTGTATGACTTGGTCACCTAATGTAAAAACACTTTCACGAACTTCTTTTTTTAGTTTTTCAATATCAACTGTGTAATCTAATTTTTCAAAAAACATATTATTCCTTTATTATAACATAAGTTGTTTGGTTCATGTCAATCGTTTTGTTTTCCAATAAGTATTTAAATTCTGTTTTACTTAGTTTTTTACTTACAACATTTGAACCTAATCTGATAGAATAAATTTCATCTTTTTTTGAAATCTTATACAACAGGTAAAATTTATTCAACCAATGCATTTCCTTTTGATAACCTGGACCTAAACAAGATATCACATTCACAGCATGTTTTTTTATTGTAAAGTTGTAGTAATTAAAATAACTATTACCTTTTCCCATTATGTCAACGTGATGATAAAACAACTCTTTCCTATCAATCAAATCATATATCAATTGACCGGATGATTTAGTATCGATTACTGTGATATTTTTTAAATCATTAATCATGCGGCCACTTATGTAGTCCTCATAATAAGGACTTCCAGGTAATGCATAGGATAAGATGTGTTCAGGATTATTCTTATGATATTCATTCATTGTTGATATTAATTCGTCAAACACTTCACATGGTTGTCTACGAACTCCATTGTTATACCATATCGGCAAATGTATAATTTCATGGACACTTTTAAATAATAAATCATATCCAACTTTAGCCAACAAATAATCATTATTGTTTTTTAATTGATTCTTATCAAATATACCCAAACAAAATATTGTGATCTTTTCTTTCTTATTTAAAAAATTGATTAATTCACTATTGATTGAATCTTTGGTAATTGGTAATCCCAATAAAGTAATCATATACTGCCGGTCTCTTTTAACATTTCCAAAACGGCCGAGTAAGGTTGATTGAATGTACCTAATGTAACAGCGGTTCTCAATTTAATGTTACCTTCAACACTGTGTATTTTTTTAACATCCAATACCCATATTTCAAAATCCTTAGCAACAAAACTGTCCAACTCTTTCAATTCATCTTTAGAGTAAATAAAACCATCAGTTTGATTTGATATTTGAAAAGTTTTTGGATTGTCAACAGTAGGTTCATAAAACACGGTTCTTGCACCACCCGTTTCAATATAGAAGTTTAATGTTGTAATAATTTCTGTATCTGTGTGTGGTGGAATAGGACGATTAATAGTCATCAACGTTAAATGAAAATCATTCCAATATCTTCTAGGAATTACCGACATTAATGATTCAACATCAGGACTCCATATCTTCTTATAATCAATACCTTGACCAGATTCACTTGTAAAAGTTTTAAGACCGTCTGTTACAAGATATAATGGTTTTTTAAAGGTCTCATTCAATTTACAAAACATCATTTCCAATCTTTAATTTTGGCCATGCGGCCGGCCCACGATTTAAGAATAACTGTACCATCAGCATTCTTGTTTACTACTTTTCTTATGTCAGTTGTTAATGATATGCGTAAATCGTCAGATTTATTTTCATCAACGCCGTGTAAAACATAAGATGGGAAAAAAATTAATCGACCTTCAACTGGTTTATATCTACGTTCACGTAAGAATGGATTACTGCTCAATTTATTTTTTGACCAATCAATAGCTTTTGATGTATCAAACAATACCAGGTCGCCACAACCATCTTTTACTTTAATATAATAGGTTGCAGCAATAGCGGATTCGGTGTGGCCATGAACTTCTAAAATTTCACCCGGTTCTCGGACATTTACCCAACCAAATATGTGTTCACATCCAGCCAAGTTTAACATTCTAACTTGTGGTATTTCTCTTATGATTTGTTTGGATACGATATTTAATATTTCTGATTTAAGTATATCCAGATTGGGTTTGCTGTAGTCCCATATACTATCTTTTGGATAATTATCTTTACCTGTTACTATTTCTTTACCAATTGTGTAAATCTCATCCAAAAGATTTTCGTTGAATTCTTCATCAAATTCAGTTTGAACTTCCCAAACTGGACTTTTCCAGAACTCATTTTGTGCATTTTGATACCAATGATATCTGTCTCTATCTAATTTTGTCATAATAATAATCTATTCTTGTCTTTTCTTCCAAGACAAATAACTGTCATACCATTCATCATTTTCATGAATGGTATTAATATCGAATAGTAAACCTGGAGCTCTGTTTGAATTTTTGAAGATTAAATTAATGTCATCACTCATTTCACCAAATACTTTCTTGATAATATTACCATGTTTTTCTAACATGGTAAAATATAAATATTTTTCTTCATCTGTGAGTGTGAGTAACTTATTGTGGAACTCCTCAACTAAATTAAAAATGTATTCAGCTGGTCTATAGATTATATTATTTCCATCTGTGGATTTTATTGTTTCTAGTGTTGTTTGGGATGGTTTCATTTTTTTAACCAGTCAGAATATTCTTTAACAAACTCATCATTAATATTTTCTCTTCCAGATTTGTCGAGTACTAAAAATGGAGCATTCTTATACAATTTTTCTCCGTAGATTTTATCTATAATATTAGCATAATCTTTCTGCAATTGAAACCATTCCTCTCTTTCAGTTTGAGATAAGTTGATAAAATTTTGATAATATGTTGTATAACAAAAGTGTTTTATATGATCGTCCTCATATTTTATATGCAATTCATCAATAACTAAAATTGGTGGTGATTTAGAGTATATTGGAAGCACCATTATAATTTAGCTCCAACTTTTTTAGGGATAAAATTTTCGATAAATGCACCAATTTTAACAATCAATTTGAAACCAATAAAAATGCATACGAGAGATGCACCTTTGAGAAATCCTGGTTCTTTTTTGCTTGGGCCAAACCAACGGTTATAAACACCGATAATTTTACAAATTGGTGTACCAAAGCCCATAATCAATTTTCCAGTCAAACTACCTGTTTCCTTTTCGCCCACAATATAGGCCATTTCTTCAGCCCATGGTGTTGCAATATCATATGCCCAATTAATTGCCCAATTTTTGATAGCAATAGTATGTTCTTCGTCCGTCATCCAAGGCATCATTTTAGGTCCATTACCTTCCATCCAAGAAACGACAATTTCAGCCCAAGCTTTATAACCATTGTATATATCTGGATGAGTTTCAATCAAACGTTTACCAAAAGCTTGGTCAGCCTCAAATATATTTTGTTTCATCATACCCAAACTGAATAATTTAGTACAAATAATCTTAGAACAGTTACAATTACAGTTACAGTTATACGAGAAGCAATTGGCGTTGTTTGTGCAATTATAAGTGGGTCTAGCACCAGCGCAATTACCAGACTGTAACCAAGCTTGAGAATCACAATTTGCACAATTTATGGCAGTACAATTTTGTGATTGGTAGCACTGGATATTACCACAGTTACAATTTACACCACCAGCGTTTCCGTTATTGCAATTGCCTGCTTGATTTTGTTGATAGTAATTTTTACCATAAAAATCGACCAAGTCAGGCAAACCACCTTTTTGACCAGGTTTTATATAACCATCCAAAAAAGTTAAACTGCCGTTGCCGGTGCCTATTGTAGATTTAACGTCATTAATTGATATTGGTCCAGATGATGGTGTTGGCATTTTTATTTTTTAAAAAAAGGTTGTTACAATATTTATGTGTTTTCCACACGAGATTTACCATACACATCAACATCATCAATTTTATCAATAATTTCACTCAAAACTTTGATCGGTATCACTTTTCTTTGTTTTTCTTCTTCGTGTGTAAAAATTGTTCCGAAAACGTCTTGTCTTTCAAGTGGTAGAGTATCACTTTTAATTAAAGTGGGAACGTATCCACCAGTAATCATTACGATTGCCAAATTAAATAACACAACATTGTCTGAATATGCGTTGGCACATGAAATGTCCCAGTATTTTTTATCCAAGAACATACATGAACCTTTGCATACGTGAAGTACAGGACATTCCGGACACTCTTTACGGTTAGACCAATGTGTGACAGATTTTAATTCAACATTTTCATAATCATCAAGTGTGCCTCCGCCGTGGGATTCACCGTTATTGGAAATCTCAAGTGAACTAACATTTTGACAAGTCATAACGTTACCACGCAAATCAACTGATATGGTGTGTTCATCATCCATACCACATTTTTGTCCCAAATATTTGGAATCACTGTGGCTTAAAATACTTCTAGTTAGACCATTAATTTTACCAAGTTGATTTACAAAACCAAGTTTACCTTGAGCTGCATATAATTCTCCGAAAGCCTGTTTTCTAAATTCAAAATGATCTTTTTTTGTAATCAGTGAACTGGAAACACCATCTTCATCATAAGCATCAACAATTGATCCTTCACCAAGAACCACATCTTCATCACCTGTTAGGTTAACAAACCAATCATAAATTGATTTTCTACTTTGATTTTTTGAATTCAACATAGAATTGAAACTAAAAGATTTACCTAAACGGCGCATCATTCTATAAAAACCTAGAATTTGTTCTTTCTTTTCTGGATCATCAAATGGATCTGGTCCACGAACTGATTGTCCTGGTCCATCATGTGATATTGCTACAGCAAAGTCCATCATCATCAACCAGTCAATAATTTCATCGGTTAAAATGGAACCATTTGTGATGATACTAAATCGAGGTTTTGTTTTCCACTCACTGAATTTTTCTGCAAGTATTTCAGCCAAAGGTTTCATTGTTTTCCAATAAACCAATGGTTCACCACCCCAAAATTCAATCTTTAAACCAACATCTTCGTCAAACTTTAATACTTCCAATTTTTCCATAAATGCGTCAATGTCTTTTTTGGAAGTTTCTGGTTGACGTTCAACGAATTTCTGTGAACAGTAATCACACGAGTAATTACAACTCAATCCCATCTGGATTTTAAGAATGCTAATTAATTTAGACTTCTTGAGTGGATGATCTTTATCAAAAGATTTGTGGGGGTTTTCAAATTGTTTTGGTACATCAGCAATATCTGAATACTCAAAAACATTACCATCAGCATCTTTTAAGATGTTGGCATGATTATCATAGTAAAAAACCTTCTTATCACCATCTTCAAATCTTTGTGCTTGTATTTCAAAAATCATATTCTTCCTTTAATTGCCCTATATTTATGTGATTTTAATAGCCTAATTCTTCACAGGCCACAATCCATTGCTTGACCAAACTACTACGAACGATATCATCCGGAGTAAAGTAAATCTCTTGGAACGATGGCATCTTTCGTGCAACCTCAATAAAATCATGGAAGGACGTTTGGTCCTTGTTACTCTTAATCAAGTCTGTTTGCTTAAAGTCACCAGAGAAGATAATTTTCGACCGATGACCAACACGGGTTATAATTGTATTCACTTCCGACCAATTCAGGTTCTGGTTTTCATCTACCAAAATAATGGCATCGTCAATTGAGATACCACGAATTGCAGTCGTTGAAATGAACCGAACATGACCTTGTTCTTTTAACCTATCCCACGCATCTGGTCTTCCGAATAGTGTAGCACAAATCTCTTTGTAAGGCAACTCATAAATCTCTTGTTTTTCTTCAAGATTACCAGGTAAAAAACCAACATCACGTAATTGTACCAAACTTCTTACCACAACCAATTGTTTGAATGAATTAGACTTATCTAATACTTCCTCAATGGCCTTATACAACGCCAAAAATGTCTTACCTACACCTGGACTACCGAATAGTCCCATAAAATAGGCACCACCCTTATACATTTCGAAAAACAGTCTTTGATTCTCTGTCAGAGGTTCAAATGTTTTTAGGTGATCCAGTTTAATTCTAAGTGAATTGTTTGCTGTTCCTGTTTGATTTCTCGTTCTTACTTCTTCATCGTGCTGTTCTTGAGAATACTTCGCCGTTGTTTTTTTCGTGACCATCAAACTTCCCTTTTAATAACGAGGCAACACAATTAGTTTGCTTGTCCTCTTTCTTTTTGAAATTTCTTTTCTTGGGTACAGGTTTATTTACTGAGGGTTTTTGTTCATCGACACCTCTCTTTGGTAGAAATAATGCGGGTATTTGTGCCATTACCATTCTCTCGACATTTTGGTTTTATGGCCTGATTTAATCGTGTTTCCTGGAATGGTTTCCTTCATACGATTAATGATATACTTCTCGAACGTGGAGTCTGCCTGTCCCGTTCCTGGTGTGTTCATACGCATACCGTCACCAAGTCCAACAAGACCTTCGGTATTAAAGTATCGTTCAAGGTGTGTGTTTTTCTCTTTAAACTCATCATACTCTGCAAGGCGCATGGTATGTTCTTCAATCTCATTGGTGTTTTTATTGAGGAAGGTATAAATCATGTAAAATGGAACCAATCGGGTTTGTTGCGGGAATTAACTCGGCCACTCCATGAGGCAAAGCTCTTTTTATTATTTATGTAATAGTTATGATAGGATTTCAATGCGTCATATTTTCTACCAGGTGCAGGATTATCAGCAAGAACTTTTACATCAGCTGGCATTGCAGGTGTTGGTGCAAAGAAATCATCTTCTTCTATATTGAAAGGCACTAAATTTAATTCCTTAGTTAATCTTGCACAGGAATGTACTTTACCGTAACGGTAAGTATATTCTTCGCATAGGTGTGACCACATACTATACAACCAAACATAATTTGCACGATTTTCACGACACCAGATCGCCGATGGATGGTTGATATGTGTTGCTTTGTACAGAGTTTCTTCACGGCCATCGGTCAGGCGCCACCGTTTGATCCGGCGACCACTGGCTGTCAAATCTGTGTACTCTGTGCCATCAATAACACGGTGTGCGGTTGACATAAGCTGTGCATATTCGATAATCATTTTTACCACATGCTTTGATATGTGCATTTCTGCACAAACTTTTGGGTCTGGATCAAGATAAAAGATATTCATAGTGTAAGTATAACACAATCAAGGTGTAATGGCAAGCCTAGTTTACAATCTTTCCAGCCATTACGTTAAATGATATGGAAATTCGGTTGTCGGTGGAATAATTACGTTCTACCGTGTGTTGTAACCAAGAGTCAAACAATAACATTAGACCTTTTTGTGGAGTAATCCGTATGTCATCATAGTTGTAGTTGTTTTCGTTTACCTTCAACCTACTAAAAAAGGTTGAGTGAGCTCTACGCAATTCCAATGGAGTATGAAATACAATATCACCACACTTTTCAGGTGTTTGTAAATATACAACACCACTAACTAATGCACCGTAGTGGTCGTGCCTGAAAAAATGTGATTGTGGTTTGTTATACTGTAACCAAGATGAAATTTCAATGTGACTATCTTTATCATAACCAAGTAACTCCATAAATGTTCTGGAGTTAATGGTTATTTCATTAAGTAAATCATAGGCCTTTAGTGTGCCTAACAAATCTTTAACATCATAAAACGTTGTCACCAAATCTCCGGGTAGAGAATTGGCTAAGAGTTTTTTATCCTCAACAAACGTATTAACTAATGATAATACATCGTCTGTAATGCCATCATCAATTTTGGTGTTAATTATAGGTATTGGAAATACGTGAGTTAAATTCAAACTCATGATAACATCCGTATCAAACCAATACTGTCAATTGTCACTAACAACAGATAGTTTGCAATCATACCAAATGATTTCCTAGTATAAGCAGCCCAAGCGTAAAGACTACAGCCAACAATCCAGATAGGATACAAAACAATAAGAGGCGGATTGGGTACAGTGAGCGCCATAGTAATCGAACATCCGATGCTAATTGCCCAAGCCGCAACCTCAATGATAAAACGAACAGGGTGAGTTTTATAGTCATCACGTATCCAACTGAATATATTTAAAAACAAATCATTCATTAACTTCAGTAGCAAGCTTCTTGTTTTTAGGTGGGAAACGTTTTGCAATATCTTCCGCACTTACAGTTTGCATTGCAAATTGTTTGAATTCACTATAATTGTTAGATACACGCATAGCACTCTTTGAATTCATACCTGCACCATCGGTTGTAAACAATGCACAACCGCCGTCAGCAAGAGGAGCAATCTCTACAATGTGGTCCAAATTAATAATAACGGGACAACTCTTTTCAATCGAATCAACTTCAACAAATAAACTCATACTATCTCCTTATTTCTTATCACAATCGGCCACACGAATTAATGAAACTGTTTTCTCTGTATGTGGCCGCACGAAAAAACATTCTCCTTTGACGGAAAATACCAAATGGTTTTGTACACCATCTTTAAAATCTACATGGTCTAATGTCTTATTATCCAGGACAGTAAGTTGAAAGAAAGCAACCAAACAAATTAAGAGTGTCAACCAAATGGCTGCAAAGTGTTTAGTGAAAAATAGAAAAGTGAATTTCATTTAGAATGTACTCCATAAAAAACCAAGAAAAATGAGGGCACCAAAAAGGCAATATGCTAGAAATTTAATCGATTGTTCTTTGTGGTGATCGTTCTCTAAAATAATCATTTCATGTTGGGCCATTAACATTGACCCACAATTATTTGGACCACCCATCATTTCAATAGTTTCGTATGATAGATTCAATCTTTTCTTAGAAAGGAAATAATAAACAATCGAATACATTTTAGTCCCACAATCCTCTGTAATATTTACCAAACAATATTAACCCTTTGTTAATTCGTTCGTTGTGTGCCATATATCCTACAGAATCAAACACATGAGTATCTTTTGGTCCACGAACCATTTCACTCAATCCGTTTTCAAGTTTCTTGAATTGTAAATCACTTTCACCGGTGTGATACTGTGCTTCCCAATCTGTATCCATATGCAATTGTGTAAAGGTCCAAATCATTTCATCTAAGACCCAAGACCAACGCTTGTGAGTTATATCCCAAGATTCAGTTTGATATTTCTCGTTGACTTCTTTATCTTCTAAATCTAATTGACTTTGTGAATCCCATTCATCAAAACCAGTCATACGCAATTCTTCTGGCACATCCTCGGCATCGATCATTGGTGAGCCATGTTTTTCTTCTTTTAACTTTTTCAACATTGGCAGAATGATTAAAGCCAATGTTGAGTCCATGTTCCAGGTATCATAGTAATCAATCTTTACATAATTGATTTTGGGATGAATAAAGTCTAGAAACTTCTGTATCAATGTCATTGGTTTAACTAACCAATCGGTGTAGTGTTCGTTCTTGTCCTCGTATAGGTCAAATGTTGGATCAGTCCACTTTTTCCAATACATAACCTTCTCCATGATTGTGTAAGGAGAAAGCCAGTGATAACGATATTTTGATATATAAATTTTCATAGTTTCATCATTTCATCAAGTGTAAAAGACTTTTGCATATATGCTGATACACTATTTAACACACTAGATTCCAAGTCACCCGAACGCCGAGGTAATTCGTTTACCTTGAAGTCACAGTTGTTAACTCGTTTGAAAGTTTCAATAACTTCCTTAACGGTATAACCTTCACCTGAACCTAGATTCTCAACATAGAAATTTGATGGTCGTTTCAATGCAAACTGAATTGCCTTACAAATTTCCAATACGTGAACATAATCTCGTACAGCAGAACCATCTTTTGTTCTATAATCATTACCATACAGATTAAATTCACCTGTCTCTTTGGCCTTGATTAAATTATACATCAAACCGTCCATGTTGGTTGGAGGATAATCTGCCTGACCAACTACATTGTAGAAACGGAATATTGTATAATCTATACCATTCAATGAGCAATACTCTTTGATGATTTCTTCGGTTAAACGTTTAGATAATGCATAAGGACTGGTTGGTTCATGAGCCGCACCAGTTGATGCAAAGATGAAGTTTTTACACTTCACCTTTTCAAGAACATTTAGTGTACCTGTAATATTGGTGCGATAGTATTCCATCGGACATTTCATAGATGTACCAACATTAACCAAAGCGGCAAGATGCACAACAGCATCATACTCACCTTCAATTAATTTTGAATCTAAAATGTCCTGTTGAATAAACCTATCAGCATTTTGTGGTTCAAATCTACGGTCTAAACCAACGACATATTCTCTCTCAAGAATCTGACATAGGTGTTTACCAATATAACCACTTGAACCAGTAACCAATACTTTCAACATTAGTCTTTGTAATTGATTGTGTTGATATTACGCATTTTCAATGCAGTAGACCAGTCTTTCAGATAATCATTATCTTTGTCAAATTCTTCCAAGTACTGAGTTGCAGTAATCTCTCTAACAGAGGTAATACATTCATCAACGTGGCTCTGAGAAAATTCAACAAACTCATCTGTGCCTTCTGTACGGCTAAGATTCATTACAACCTCATCGGTTGCGTGTTCAGCTTCTAGAGCTTCAACAACATATCGCATTCTGAAAATGGATACAGTTTCTACCATGTATAGTTTTTTGTTCATTTTGATTTAATCCAATCACCAACTTTTCTAAGGTCCTCACCAGCACCGCCGACCATGCCGCCGGCAGTACCACACGCTGTCAACATAAATGCCAACAGAACAACAATCACAGATTTCATATTATACCTCAACATATTTCAATTTAAAAACATTAGCCTGATCTTCATAGTTAATATAACCACGAGGATTACAAACAATACGTGTATCACCAATCATATAATCAAATTCGTGATGTGTATGGCCATGAGTCCACAGTTTAATTTCTGGACGATCCAGAATAAACTCACTCAAGTCACTACTATATGCACCATTCACTAAAACATCATCTTCATATTCTGGTTTAGTACTCAGTTTTGACGGTGCGTGGTGACCAACAACAACATACTTTTTGGAAGTACCACCGGCAATAATGTTATCAATAAATTCCAACATTGCCTTGTGGTCAGCAACCGAATCTTCGGGAGAAAACTTAGCAGGACGTGATTGCATAGTACCATCTATACCACGGAAAGTCACATCAACACTATTTGTATTTCTGATAACCTTATAATCATTCATGTAATGCTTGATACCAGCTAGAGTAACTGGATCTTCCTTGTTCATATCAGTCCACAGTGTACCACAGATAAACGCAACGTCACCAACGGCCATCCATTGTTTATCCAAGATGTGTAGATTGTTTATATAACCAAGTTTCTCATGCAAATCACTTATTGTTTTAGCATAGTCATAGTGGTAGTGTTCATGATTACCAGCAATGTAGATTACGTGTTCAAATTCAGAAGCACAATTTTTAAAAAACTCATGGTATCGAATAGAATTTCCAAAATCCAAATCTACAGTGTCAGCACCATACAAATCTTTAGCAACACAAATATCACCAGACAAGATAAGAACTTGAGCTTGTTCGGTATTCTTTAATTTAATATGACCAAATTCTAGATGTAGGTCGGAACACACAGCAATTTTCATAATATCTCCAATCGAATTACCATTATAACAGGATAGGTATATATGTCAAGCTTTAGTTACCTTAGTGTTGCTTTTAGGCGACACTTCGTCCATCACCTGGACTTTAGGTTCATTATATTCCACAAACTGATAACGATATGACCTGTGGTTTAGCACACCATTGATTCCCCATGCAATTGCATTTAAAGGAAAGAATACAACGGTAAACACTGTCACAATAATCAAACCAAACAAGAACACCAACTTGGCGAACAACATGAAAGTGACCTCAAGTAAAAGGTTCCAAAATCCTGTTAGGCCAGAACTGTCCTCTGCAATTTTTGCCACGTCCACATTTAGCCGTATATGCTGACTGAATTGTTGGTCCATTGCACGACATTGTGAAATCAAAATATCAATAAGTCCACGATATAGTTTAAGCATTATTATCTACCTCATATGTAACATCATAACCACCTTTACGGTCGGTCCACCAATCATCTTCATCTAACCAATCCCAATCGAAATCTATGTCAGCATCACGGGCATCCTGCATTACTTCTTCAGCAGTAACATCACCTGCCTCCAATAACATATATCGTAAATCCAATTCAGCAGGATCCAAATCTGGATAAATTTCACCTAACTGGTCACGGTCAAGTTCGATTGAATATCGTTTCTCGACCTGATGCCATTCACTTTTTACAATCGTTACCATAATTACTCCTTAACGAAATACATAATGTGCAACAAATGCTCCGGGTTTCTTTAGAGCTGCAGCACGGCGTTTCTTATACTCAACGTTTTGTACATCCAAAAGATTTTGTTCTTCAACCTCACGGGTTTGCCAAATCGCCTCACATTGTTTTTTACTGTAATCAGTAAATGCCAAACAATCTTCCATAAAGTATTTTTGATCTGTATCCGGTTTGGCTTCTTCTTTGGTTACCACTGGGTCTTCGACCTTAGGTGGTTCAACTTTTTGTACCTCAACCTCATTGATTACTTCAACAGGTTTAACTTTCTCTTTTGGTACGTGATTAGCCATTACTGCAAGAGTAAACAATGCCAAACAACCAATAGCAATCTGTTTCCAGTACAACACAAAAACAACACCAAGAATACCGATGACGATAGCGCCAACAACCATCATTTCTAATGTGTGTTGTGAAATTCCTACAGCATCAATCATATACGAATACATTTCAATTCACCTTATTGAGTACGTAAGTATGTCTCGCATTGCACCGAGACAGGGAACATGATAGTACCATGGTCCGTTTTCTGTGGCAGAGATTGAATCACTGGTTTCATTTTGGCGTTGATACAATCTTTGCTTGCTTGAATGACCTCTGAACGGTCAATCACCTTGGCTTTCTCGAAGCCTTCAAGTTTTGCTGTGGTACAAGCAGTCATTAAGACTAGCGGTGCCACGTATAATAGTTTAATCATTTTCTTTTCAGTTTAAAAGTTTTTAGTAATTCATTGGCTTCTGAAGTTTCCATCATTTCATCTCTCAGAGACCATTCTTCAAGTTGTAATTCAGTCTGTGCATAACGAATGAGTTCTAATGCATAAGCCGCATCATCATCATCACATTGTTCCAACCACTCAGCAAAAGCTTGGTCAGTACAAGACATGAGAAAATTCAGGTTTTCACGGTCATGCTCGTCCATAATATTTTAAGACTTGTTGATTGTGGTTTTAAACAAAATTGCACTGAGTATATTAATACCCCATGCTTGTAACCATGTGATTTGGTTGATGCCAGTAATAGCACCAACGAAAGCTTCATTCCACAACATCATTACTGGCCATGAAAGAAGAAAACTAATAAGGATAGCTACTACAACTATTGTTACCGCAGCACCAAAAGGTATAGAATACTTCATATTAAACAGTTGCAACTTCTGGTGCTTTAACTACTTCGGCAGGTGTAATTGCCTGACCAAGTACACGACCAACAAAGCGACCATTGGCATCAAACTCGTTATGGTTAACCAATTGATATGCGGTTACAATACGACCAGTTTTGTGTACTCGTACAATACCACCATCTTTGCGGATGTTGTAAATGTTTGTGGACAACCGATAGAGTACAGATTCTTGGTCCGTATCTTTGAATACAGATTTAATCTCATCAGGTGACACAGGTTTACCAGATAACATGGTAACAGCGATTTTCTCGTGGCGATTAGGTTTGCCTTTACGAACGGTCAATGACATTTTGAATGTCCTTTCAATAATATAATAAAAAATCCAACAAATTGATTATAACACAAAACTGGTATGTTGGCAACCAGCCTTGTGGATATTTACCGTTAGAACGGCACTTCGTCTATTTTGAGCGTCACACCCGCAGGCAAATCATCAGCCTTAGAATCCAACTTGGTGTACAGGTCAAGGAATGCAGTCTTGGTTTCATCATCAAACCGTGCAACACACAATTCAATAGCCTTCATACGATCTTTGAAAATCTTAAATGCTTTTGCAATGTGGACCAAACGGCGTGTGGAGATAAGTTCATCAACAGCACCTTGTTTGAATGATTGGCGAACCACATCGGCCCATTGTACCAGATTTTCTACAAATTCAGAATCATCAATCAATGGTGTAAGAATCTTACGTTCGGTCTTGGCATCAGGATACTCCTGTTCCACAGTGATTGGAAACCGTTCCAAGAAGGCATCATCGAGAATCTGAGATAAGTAACGACCTTCTTCTGAACCACGACCTTTGGTGTTTGCAGTAGCAATCACAGTAAATCCATTTTTTGGATAAACCATTTCACCATTCTTTTTGTTGTAGTAAGGTTTACCTTCTAAGATACCTTGCAAGCACATCAACTTATTTGAACCACGGTCAACTTCATCAATCAATAGAACAGCACCACGTTTCATTGCCGTGATTACTGGACCATCACGATTAACAACGTTGCCATTGACGAGGGTAGGACCACCCAATAAATCAGATTCATCAGTTTCGACCGAAATGTTAACACGGATGCACTCACGTAAAAGTTCAGCGCAAACTTGCTCAACCATAAGGGTTTTTCCATTACCAGACAAGCCAGTAATAAAGACAGGATAAAACTGACCAGACTTGATAACATTAGTAAGGTCTTTAAAAAATCCAAATGGGACATAATCGGGGTACTTTGAAGGAATTGATGCGTCTGAATCGTCAATCAATTTAGGTTGTTTGAATGATAACACTTGAGCAGTCAATGCTACTTCAAGTTCAGGTTCAGGTTCAGATACCTTGACCTTAGGTTTTGTGCCGATATCAGGCAATTTGTAACGGCCACGGTCAGCACGAAACTCAGATTTTGTTACAAACCAATACGGGAAAGGACAGCCAATTTCATCAGCTACGTGCTTGATACCGTCCCGTGTAAGTATTGAACCAACACCAAACAAATCTTCAGCTGCTTTGATGAAAGTTGTTTGATTCTTATTAAAACTCATAATGTTCTCCGTTGTGAATTAACTCTATTGTAACACAAATTGTGGCATATGGCAACCATGTGTTGTATAAAAACAACAATCAATCTTCCCATTTCTCTGTTTGAATAAACTTCTTTTCCTGGATGGTGCGTTCACCAAAAACCTTCTCACGGGAACACATCATACACTTAGGATTACCACAATCCATGGCGTGGCGCTTATCAAACCTGTGTGGTTCATCCACGTTAAGGCCTAAGCTTTTAGCAATCTTTACCTGCTTGTTGATAGCATTTTCATCCTTAAGCAATCTTTTTGAATGTTTGATTTTATCTTCTTCGTTGCTCATGGTGGTACCCTTATAAAATTGTTATGCCATTCTATCTACATTTTGACCTGCACGATTCATTCGCCGGTTCATTTCAATACGTTTTTCTTCCATGGCCATGTGTTGTGCTTTGATTCGCTTTTGTTCAACCAAATCACTTTCATGCCGAATATCTTTTTGCTTTATTTCATTTTGTCTGTATAAGACATTTGAATGTTCTATTGATTTAATGTTGGTCATTTGAATAGGTGTGAGGTTATCAATTCGCTTGCTTCCCATGCCGCATTGCTATATGCAGAATCGTTGCTTAAACTATTGTATCCGGTTCTGAGTGTCCATTCACCATCAACCAATACTTCAACCTTAACGTCATGCCGTACATCAAAAGGACTTAATTCAGTAACCACACGTACTTTGTCGCTGTACATTTTTATACTCATTTACATACTCCAGAAAGATTCGCTAGAAGGTGAACAACAGTTAGGTGTATTTACGTCCTCTTCAAATTCAACACCTGATATTAAATTCTTACGTGTAACCATACGAGGTTTGTAGGTTTCAGTGGATATGATATCCAACTCATCGACTGACCAACCGGCTTTGTTGCAAAGGCGGGTACGTGTAGATTTTGCAGCAGCAAAGGTCTTGTAAGAACGGGTGCGGTGTGATCCATCAGCGACAATGTGACCAGTACCTTTTGAAATAACATAATAACTCATAAATTCACCGTTTTCGTTGTTTATGTATATATTATAACACAACCAGTGAAAATGGCAACCATTTTGTTGCAGATTTACAACACTTTTTCACCATACATTAACTGCATGGCGTCAAATACACAATCATCCACTGGATGGTGTTTGGTGATGTGTAGGAATGAATCAAAGTCTGGATAATCCACCTTGACGTAACCATTGGTTGTACTGTATAGGAAATCAACTGCGGTTCGTACATCACGCCAACGGTGATATGGCCAAATAGGTTTGAGTCCTATCTGTTCTTCAATGTCATCCATCACCAATTGGTCCAAATTACCACGAGCCCACACATAACACTTTTCATCATTTTTTGATTGTGCCCATGTACGCATAGTTTCATAACCATCTTCAAATATACAATCATCTTTATGAGGAATAAATGATGCACGTTTTACATTGTCGCATTGTTTAGCCCACCACTCCATGGTAGATTTTCCCATACCACGTTGTAATCGTTTAACTTGGTCATCAACTTTGAATTTGACATAAAATGCACCATCAAACAATTGTTTAGGTGTTGGTTTATCATCAGGATCAAAGTAGATCGCAGCCATTGATAGAATGACCGAATTGCTGCGTTTACCTAATGTCTCAACATCAAATATAAAAATTTCATTTCCCCTTAGGTATTACAATCTTGCGTTTGAGGCATAAAGTTCCTGTATCAGCAAACACATGAACTATTTCAGCCAATTGCAGACATTCTTCTTTGGTTGCCATTGGATATGACTGCTGAATAACACCTTCAGCATTCATTGTCATCAGAATCCAAACCCATATGACCATTATTGATTCTTCAAGTACTCATAGTAATCTTCATTGGTTTTGAAGGTGTACTCTGTGCCATCCTGTAATATAAGGTGTGGTCCATCACTGGCAGTTTCTTGATGGTATTCATAAAGAAACCAAAACACATCTTCTGCCATATCACCAAACAATGATTCGACCATCATATCAATTTGTTTTTCTAGTTCATTCACATATTCATTATCAAATAATGTATAGAAATCTGTAGGCAATTTCTTAACATAATTATCACGAGCAAGGCAAGAATCTTTTAGTTTGCGTACAATATCAATTAGTTCTGGTTTCATTATTTGGTCACAAACCATACAAAAGGCAACAACGACAAAATCACACCTACTGTAAACAGCACGGCCATCAATATATTAAATTTCATTTAATAACCTTCTACAATTATTTACCGTTAGTCTGTACGGTTGGTGTAACCACGCCGTTGATAACTAAAGTTTGACCTTTGAAGTTAGCAATAGCACCTGGCAAATTACGCATGGCATCTGCTTGTGCTTCTGCCATCAACAAAGGAATTGCCATTGGGTTTGCTTGCATTGATTCGTTACGTTTGCGAGCAGTAGCCACTTTAACTTCTTCTGTCTTGAACTCGTTCTTGGCCTTAACCAATTCATTGGCACTAGCTACAACACTATCTGCTGGTACAATGTTACGAATCAACACTTGACCAATCACAATAGTACCATCCAACTTTTCTTCTGCTAGTGTACGTGTGATCTGTTCTTTGATTTCTGTTTCCATTGCTTGGCGGCTATCAGCCATATCCAATGCTTCGTACTTGCGAGCAGACTTGTAGATAGCGTTACGTGCAGCATTGAAGATGTAGTTGTACATCAAGTAAACATCACCATCATGGTTAGCGTGGAAACTACGATTCTTGCTATTGTAGATTTCAGCAACCTGTGATTGATTAATGTTGTATGTAATCAAGGCATCAAAGTCTTTCATCGTGCTATTGTCTTTGGCTAGAGGAGTCATATTCTCGGCCAAAACACTGATCTCTTTGACTGGGAACGTGAGTACATTGCCAATAATAACTTGATTAAACGAACCTGGAAGCAATTCACCTACACTGATCTGTCTATCAAACCCCACACGGAGACCAACTTCACCAGTTTCAATACGGGTACAACCTGTTGCCAGTACAGCAACGGCAAGGACGGAAAGAGTTAAAATACGTTTCATTATATCACCTTAAAAAAGAATTACGATTACAGTCATTACTAGAACAGCCAGTAATGAGACAATTATACTATACGTTACGGATTTTGTCAAGCTCCAACGTTCTTTACCATTCATGTTTCTCCAGGCAGTAACGCCAAAGTGAATGGCAATGGCAAAGATAGCAAATACTAACCAAAGTCTAATCATTCTGATTCTCCACACATTGTCAAGAAATCTTTACGATATAATTCTTGAATCTTTTCCACAAATTGTTTATTAGCAAACTCATGTGTGAAAACAGGATGACCTAATCGTTTTTCTACATCACCATGAAAGTCACCAAACTGGCATGCCGTCACTCCAGTAAAGCCTGTGATTACAATTGATTGTTCTTTAGTAAATTTATTCATTCTCCAACTCCGAAATGTTTTAAAATATCAGATTCATACCATTCACCATGATAATCACCGCATCGACCTCTTGACTGTATATGGATTTGTTCCAAACATTCCTGCACAATCAACTTGGCAAACTTTTCTTTATCAAACACTTCAAAGGTAAGTGGATTGTAAGGAGTGGGGCCTTGAATAGATGTAGCCTGTTCAGCAAGTTCTTGAATTCGTTCGTTCATTTCAAATATCCCAATCCACTCAACACAAGATAACAAAATACAATGCCAACAACAAAGTGCAGCCAGTCACGAGGAGTATTTTTCATGATTCAACTCCAAAGTATTCTTCAATATATGATGCTGCCTGGAGTTGTCCTGCGTAAAATGCATCATTCATACCACGATTATAGCATTGATCTAGGCATTTCTGAACAATCAACTCGGCAAACGTTTCCATCCAAGCCATACTGCCAACTGGAAATGCTTCTTTAGATGCCTGTTCGGCAAGTTGTCTAATTCGTTCGTTCATTCTTCATTTGCCTTAATAAGAACCATTAGAAATTTCAATTCCGATAATTGCACTGGAATCTCTGATCCCATTTCCATCCCTGTAATAAGAGATTGTAGATATTCAATTGGGGTCATCGTTTAACTCCAAATTGTCGTGAAATTCGATATGCCACATTGCCTACTGCATTTGATTCATCAAGGAGGCCGGCACTTTCAAACTCATCTTCTCTGTTTTTAGCAATAGTAAGACATTCTTTCACAATCAACTCGGCGAACTTTTTGAGTTCTTGTTCACAATCATCACCGGATTCTGAAAACCAAGAATCCATAAATCCAGCATGCTCGGCAAGTTCTCTAATTCGTTCGTTCATAATTCTTTACCCATTCTACCCAATGTTTCAGGCGCATGGTCCAAATAATGTTCACCATCTTCGTGATAAAAGAAAGCATCTGCATCCGTGATTGTCATACAAATATCACTATGTTTCAAATCATAGTCCACAAAGGTATGATCTGCAGCATACACTCTGAACACAAGGATATCATAGTCAACTCTCAATAACACACCATTAACTCCGTTTGCGGATACTGGTGTCAAGTTTAGTTTACTCATGATTAAACAATACGTCCAGTTACATTGTAAATTAAATCATTCAAAACGTTTTGATAGTCTTTACCATTACGCCGTAACATCCAAATTTGTTGTACCAATTGACTAGAATCATATGGGCCAGCCATTGACGGTAATTCACCACGAGATTCCAATTCTTCAATTAGATCATCGGTTTCAAAATCACACAGGTCAACATCAACTTCAACTTCTCTGTAAAACGTTTTACGATTATTCATTTTTTAATCCTTACCTTCTTAATCTTCTCAGGCTTTTGCTTGCGTTCGAATTCTAATTTCAACTCTAATGCTATGGCTGCAGCCTTAACCGATTCTTCGTGGTCAGCCATCAACTTATTGTATTCTTCTTCTGTGACCACATCACTATTCCATTTGAATGTTGCTTCAGTCATTTTATTTCAGATAAATCTTTTGATAATCTACGGTGAAAAGTATCTTCACCATCATCACCAGAAACCAACCAATCAATTCGCTGAGCATAGGCGTGTGCCTTACGCAATGTAATCAATGCTTGTTTGAATTCTTCGATTGTATTTGGTGTGAAATGACAACCTTTTGTTGATCCATAGTCATCCAATTCATCAGAATCATTGTCTATAATCAGCTGTTCAACATCATCAGCAATTGAACCTATCTGATATTGTTTGTATTGAAAATGTCCACCACTCATGTTTAATCTCCAATTTGGCCAATTTCTGTCCATGTCCTGTGTGTTTCAGCAACCCATTCCATGCCATCATGTTCTTCAATATACCAATCAACATCATCAGGCACGTTTGCAATTGCCAAAAGGGCGCAATAAGCATTAGATTTTACACCTAATTCCTCAACTACTGCCACCAAATCGGCATCACTTCTGTCACTAACAAATTCACGATCATATAAAAAGTATTTACTATCACCAAGATGGCCTGCTTCATAATAATGTTTATAACCATTACGATCCTGAGTCTCAAAAAGAATACGTTTACGATTCAATAGTTTTTCAAAGCCCATATCTGAAAGGCCAAATCCACCATAACAACGATTAATTACAATTTTCATTCTCTGTCCACCCTTGCATCTTCATTCATAATAAAACCATACCCAAACACCAACAACAGTCCACATTAAAAACCAAGCCGATAGTGTGTACATATTAACCACAGACTGTGTACTCCGCCAAATCTTTCCAGTTCTTACCTGCGCTCTTACGGATTTTAGTTACCTGAATTAGTGTACGCAACGACAATTCTTTTACAGTATCTTTAACGGACTCAATCAAATCCATGGCATCTTGCTTCTCTGACTTGTCAAACTCAGGCATAAACTCACCTGTGTTCAATAGGTGACGCATACGCTCAATCTTTTGCATCTTGGTCATTGATAGGTCAACTGCCATTGAACGGGTAATGATTGCTTGGTCAATCTGTGATGATGCCAAATTGGAGATAAACACAATACGACCTTTGAATTCAAAGGTTGTAGGCAAATCTTCATCACGGATATCCGCACGCCATGAAATGATACGCTTAGAATAAGAATCTAATGCGCCTTTCAATAGGTTCAATGATACTGGATCCTTTAGTACTGAATCACAATCATCAAATACAATCACGCCATCTTTGTTCTCATACAATGTACGGTACAAACCTTTAGGTGTAGAGTAACCTTTGATAACACGGAAAGATTTTGGACCATTGACCTTGGTGCCAACGGCCAATTCTTCTACTGTGGATACATCGGTGAAACCATTGGCGGACAGCGTTTGGTTGACGGTAAACGACTTACCAAGACCACCAGGACCAGTCACCACGACCGATGCCTGAGCACCTTGAGCAAGCATAGTCACCATGTCGGACACGAAACCGAAGCGCTCGTTGATAGTGAACCGTGATTCTGTTGGTACGGATGCAATAGAGGACTCAATACCAGCCTTGCGGATGACGTAATCCATATGCTCTTTTTTAGACCGCTTGATGGTCTTACCATTGATAACCGCAACATACTTACCACCAACAAACTTTACATCAACCATTGAATTCGTCCTTTAATCAATCAATAGAGTCCATTATACAGGTACCAGCGCAAAAGGCAAGCGTTTTCTTAGTAGTCCACCGTGGTGGTGGACTATTTGTTGTTTTTACACAACACTTTTTTGAGTGTTTTCATTCATAAATGATACTTGCATTTAATGAAAGTTTCTGACATTTTCAATAAATCCTAAGCAAAGAACTTTTGGCCAAAGAATGTTTCGTCCATTTTCTTAACTTCTAACTCTTTTGGTGTATATTCCATTTGTACCCATACTCCATCCACCTTGGCAGCAGTGATATTGAAAGAATATACAGAACCAATCTCGGTTTGGTACCCTTCAACTTCAGCCAAACGCCTAGTACCACGCATATTGTCTTTCATCGTACCGTACCATCCACTGTTTAATAGGATACGCATACCTTTTTTGATTTCTGCTGTTTTCATATTACCACCAAGAATCATAGTAAACGGCATCACCAGCAGCAATGGCTTCTCGTGCCTTAACAATAAACTTCAAATCGTTTCGCATTGAACCATCATCAGGTGGATTTTCACCAAAAAAGAAACCAGTGGTTTGTGGCAACTCACACATGACCACGGCTTTCTCTAGTGCATCCAAATCTTCTGTGTACAACCGCATTGCCGCACAATTGAATTCACTTTTAGGTCCACCTTTGGTCTTATACAGTTTGGCCATCCATCCGTGCAGGTCATGGTGTTTGCGCCAGTAGTGCAATTCATCATATTCTTTATCATCAGAACTAGGTTTCACCATGTTGAAATCATCAATCACCTCGGATTGCTTGCAACGCCATGCATACATATCTAAACCCATTATTTCACTCCAAACATTAAAGCACCAGCAGCGGTAGGAAACTTGTTGCCATACTCGGCAATTTCCTTTTCATCGATTGATTGGTCATGACCAACACCGACACCGATGTAATACTTATCACCAAACAACTCATCCTCAACACGGACAATACCAACTGAACCATTACCAGAGGTAAACCAAACAGAATCAATAATTTTCATAATCAATACCTATAACAACATTAAAACGGAACACCGACAGTATAACATACAATCGAAACCATGGCAAGCCTAATCTTCTCGCAATTCGGCATAAACATTGGCCAATAAGTCCAATGCTTCTTGAATGTTCATCATCAAAGGTGAACCTGGATCTTCATTACTCTTTTTTAACCACCGTTGTACTTCCATGATAGAATCTTCGGCGTGACTAATGGTGGACGCTTTGTTATTTGATTTCATCATTCAACTCCGAAATGTTCATACAAATCTTGAGGGGTAGCATGACCTGAACGGGAATAAACAACTTCAGCACATTCCCGCACAATCAACTCGGCGAACTTTTCCATAGTTTGAGCATGAAACTCATCATTATCATCCATTGCGTCTGGATAATTCTTACAGACCCATTCTTCAGCCTGTTCGGCCAGTTTTCGAATTCGTTTATTCATTCTTCAACTCCTAAATGTTCCTTTGATTTCACTCCAACAGGCAAGTGCAGAGTTATCTTTTTTCATAACATATTCACAGATTTTCATACATTCCCATACAATCAGGTCGGCGAACTTTTCTGCGTCAAACCCAATCTCTAGTAACTCACCATTTACACCGTAAGTTTCAATTTGGCACTGTTCTAAAAGTTTTTCAATTCGTTCGTTCATTCTGCTTCTCCTACAAATTCACGTACCCATTCAAATCCTGTTATTTGTTAGCTAGCCGTTTTATAATAGCAATAAACCAATGCTGGGCAAGAATTTCTTGGAATCTCAGCTCTGGGTTGTACCATTCACCAGTTTTGCGATCTTGTACCATCATAATCAGCTCCTTGTTGTAGTGTTATTTCAACACAATACCTTCAATATCATATTTCTTCTTTAAGAATGCCACACACGCTTCTGCTGTTGGTCGTGCCGCTTCTTGTTTGCCGTTCATCATTGCTACCCATTTCTGACGGTCTGCACGATAGAACACTGTACCATCGGGGTGCAAGGTCTTAGAACCTGTAACAATAGAACCAACTCGAACCTTACCTACTGTGGTGATAACCAACTTAGGTTTAACTGTATCTGATCGTTGGCGTGCCATTTTCTTGGATTTTGTTACCTTAACTTTGGTCTCATCGCTTACCTCGTACACCGGTGCCTCAGGTACAAACTTTGGACCTGTGATTGGACCTACCCAAGGGAAGAAACCAACAGCTGAAGGACGATCTTTGTTGTTCAATGCATCATTCATATCAGAGCCACATGAGCCCCAGAATTCAATATCTGCATTGTAGTAGCGGTAATACTTACCTTGCATACCACGGTCGACCAAATACAACGCCGATTTTGTTGGCGCTTCAGTGTTAAATGTCATCTCGCTCATAATACTTCCTTTTCCAATACAGAATTCAAATCAATCATAACCAAATCACCTGCGCCATTGTAGGTCCATTCTACAACGTGCCACACGCCAAGGCGCATCAAATACAATACCTCGCAACCCATGTCATCATAGTGCCTTGCAAATTCACGCAAGGACGTAAAAGTTTGAAAATCTTGGTCGGTTTCACCACGGTCACGGGAGTAAAAATTGCACGTTTCTACTTTTTGGTCAAAATCATGCTTTACGCCGATATCAGGTGCCAAGGATGATAGGTTTCCAATGCTAATCAACTCATTGGCTTTTGCTGAATCATAGTATTCTGACAAAATGCGGCCATTGTGTGCCAGATAACCATCCCAATGGCAATAAATTGCTTTGATTTTCGAACCGTGCATAACGCCGATTGCTGACCGTGTACTCATTTTACTACTCTCTTGCTTTAAAGATACCATTATACCACAATACGACACTCCTGGCAACCAGTACTTGACCGGACTGCTGGAGTATTATCAGATTGCAGCGAACCGTTCGGTGCTCATAGGCGTGTACAAGCGGGTGGTCAATAATAGGTGTTGTTTGGTTGCAATAACTTCGCCACAACCAATCTCCGCCAGTTTTTGCAGTCCGATATTGGTGAATTCCTCACCAGCAAGAATATCCAACATATAAATCCAGTTTATTTCATTTATTTTATTCATAGTATTATTTTCCATATTGTTCCATCCATGCCAAAGCAATACTTCTTGCTTCGTATTTACTCAATTCAAACTCTTCCTGTAGATACGGTCCGCAACCGTACATATTGGTCACACCAGATTCACGCAAAGCGTCCAGAAACTCGAAACACTCTTTCAAGAGCTCCTCATCATGCACCATATTACTCATTTCCATTTACTCCGTTCCATACATTAACAAAAAAGAATCGATAAACTCACGACCAACATCAAAAGACACATAATAGTCCCCTTGCATCCCTTGCTCCGAATAGGATATCTCAGTAGAAATACCACGCACCGATAACTCGTGCTTCAATTCATCCAAGAATAAACTGTCCGTGTATATTAGTCCATTCTCATTAACGTCCCAATCTTGGCCATCAAAATACACGCACAACTCACCAAAGGTATTATCCTCGTTAGTATCAACCAACCGAATATCCGTAATAGTAACTGGTTTAATCTTATTAGACCAAAGACTATCACCACACGTATTCAAAACAAAATCAACTTTCATTTCCATAATCCCTTAAAGATAGAAGCAAAGATAATACCACCACCCAAGACCAACCAACCATCGATCTGTTCCCAACGAAAACCAATGGCCATAGAAACAATAAACAAACCAATAAAATACATTATAGAAGGCCTCAATTGAAATAAAAACTGTGAATATCAGTTTCCGTATTATATTTTACCGTTAGATCACCAACTGTAAACTCATCACCGTGCTGTTCAACCATATTGGCAAAATTATTCACATCACCAAAAATATAATCCACCACATTATCCTCTGTACAGTTACCTTGATAATACTGCATATTAACAGTCCGCATCATAACTCATCCACTCATCGTATTCCGTTGGTTGACCGTCATCATCATAAAAATCTGATTCTATCTTGATACCACGATTATCCAGTTCCGATTGTAATTCCTCATCCGTGAAATTATCGTAACCTTTGAAACCAGTCCGTAGATAAGAATTTAATAGTTCCGCAGAATCCATATGGATGATACTATCCCAATCAATATCCACTAGAGTATCAATAACTGCTGACCTGTATTCTTCCGAATAACTAATAACTTTACCTGACATAAAACACCTTATAATAAGAAGAAATGAAATAAAAATTCATCATGCGTATATTGTCGCAAACCTTGTCGCAACCTCGATAGTACCTGAATCTAAATGAGAATCAATCGCAATAAGGCTTACCTGAACCATCGCAATTGGTCGCACCTTTGAGTAACCAATGAGTCTTAGTCTGTGGTTCCCACCGGTTTTTACCTGAAAAGTGGCCGAAATTCATGGAACCTCAGTCTGCCTCAGAGCAATTAAAACACTTTACCTCGAAAGTGTGTATAATACCATACACTTCATCCGAGAAACCAAGGGCACACAATCGCTTTTGTTCGGACGTGACTAACTCATTAGCGAGACCATGCTTCCACACGAGCTCTGCAAAGTCTAGAAGGTCCATCGCAACTTGCTTCATTTTTCCCATAGTGTGTCCTTGTTATCAATCATGCCATTATACAGGTTTCGGTCTAAATGGCAAGCCATACTTGACCGGACTGCTGGACTATTGGCCATAAGTGTTGTTTTTTTGCATCATAAGGTGGTATTGTACAGGTTCTGGCCGGAATGGCAAGCATTGATTTTATACTTGACCGGAATGCTATGGCAAGCGGGGTGTTGTTTTTCTGCAACACGGATGGCGTCACGCAGGCGCCACGTCCACCCCCTTGCTGTTCGAATGGTCCCATTATACACGAACCGACCGAAAAGGCAAGCCCCCCCTCCAATACCCAGCACTCCGGTCAAGAATGGTTGCCTTTTCCCCTGGTTGTGGTATAATACACTCATGCAAAACGAAAAGACAATTCTAATCACCGCCTCTGGTAAGGTTATGGTTTTCTCCGTTCGCTCCTGCGCTGTACTGTACCAGCAGGCATTCGGTGGTATCTTGACCGATTTGGTCAAGTATCCAGAAAACGCTTGCCAAAACCAATCGGTTCTGGTATAATACACTCATATTTAAACGAAAAGGACTTTTTATGATAGTTTACACTCCCTCCGCCGCTGCTAAGGCAGTATCATTGGCCGCTGAATTGAAAGCAGAGCGTGCTGTGCTTGCTACTAGTAAGCTCTTGGTTGCTGCTCTTGCTCGTGAATTGAAAACCCAAAAGCAATTGGCTAAGGACGAAAAGCAGCATGCTCTTGTCCACCGCCGTAACGTGGCTATCGGCAAAGCTCAAGATAAGCTTCAGAAGCTTTTGGATAAACAAAATCTGGTTGGTGCGAAAGCTAACAAAGCGAACCGTAAACCTTCCAAGGCCGTGAGCGTTACAGTATGAGCGATATCCATGCAAAGGCCAGCGTGGCCATTTGGGTGACCTTGGCAATTGCTGTCGTGGTCTTAGGTATGGACTTATTCTTTTGGAGACCACTATGAGCATAGCTCTTCCTTTTAAGTGTATGATATTGGACAGTGAGCCAGTATTGGTGAAAAACCGATTCTCCGGTGAAGGCATTATGCTTACGCCAGAAGCGGTTGCGGTGTATGATTCTATTATGGGCGCCGAAATGATTGGTTCGTATGATATCGTCCGCAAGGGTATCGATTGGTTTAGGGCACACTTCCCGGAAGCTTACATGGTTTTGCTAGATTAGGCAAGCCCCAGCTAGTACTTGACCGGAGTGGTGGAGTACTGGTTGCCAAAAGCACTGCTTTCTGGTATAATACCATCATACAGTAACAAAACGGAACGAAAAGGATTCGGAATGATAAAGCTCTCAAAAACAAGCAAGCTAGACGGTGTAAAATCATGGTCACTCCAGGCTATTGAGACCTGCCCCGGTTCAATGGGTACCGATGGCCAATTGGTTGCTGCTTGTTCTGGTTGCTATGCCACCACCGGTATGTACAATTTTCCAGGCGTGAAGGCACCCCGTGCTTTCAATAAAGAGGACTGGAAGCGTGCTGATTTTGTTGCTGATTTTATCGTAGCGCTTAAAAAAGAAAAGTACTTCCGCTGGTTCGATTCTGGCGATATGTACTCCCTGGACTTGGCGGAGAAAATGTACGCCATCATGGTTGCTACGCCTACAGTGAAGCACTGGTTGCCTACACGTATGGCTAAATTCTTAAAATTCCAGGCCATACTTGCTAAAATGCAAGCACTGCCTAACGTGATGGTCCGATTCAGCTCCGATGCTATCGATGGTACCTATACATCAAAGCATGGTAGCACAATCTTACCTGCTACTGCTACTGTACCTGCCGGCGTGACCTTGTGCCGTGCTTATGAGCGTGGTGGTAAATGCGAATCATGCCGTGCTTGCTATGACAAATCCGTGGCAGTCATTGGTTATCCCGCTCACGGTAAGAAAATGGGCAAGGTTATTCGGTTGGCAATAGCGGCATAATTTGGTTATAATCCCCCTGAGGCTCGGCCGGATAGGGGATTGGGACTGCTCTGCAATGGGGCAGTCCCTTTTTTTGCTCTGAGGTTTGCTGGTGGTGGCTGGTTGGTGAGCGCTGTGGTGGCATCATTAGCAATAAAAAGCCCCACCTGGTCAAACTCTTTATTCGCATTTTTTATTTTCTGGTACCTCCCAATGGATTTTCGAAAATATTAATTTTTTTCTCCTGCGGATTTTTCGAGGTACCTCTATTTTGAGGAACCTCTATCTCATTCCCACTCAATTGGTATTTCACCTAATACATTCATACCACTTTCTCTACCAGCCTCAAAGGCAGCCTTCATCCATTTCATTGTGAACGCATACTTACCAAGGTCATCGGAGTTTTTCAACGCATCGAATTCTTCGTAAAATCGTTCCGACCTCATACAAAAGGATTCAGTCTCACAGAACCAATCTTCGAATATCATACAGTTTTACTTTTAATATTTTCGATGACGCTTTTTATAAGATTGATATCAGCTCGTTGTTCATACGATCCAATAAAGAATCCTTGAATTTTATTCAGTCCTCTCAGTTTATCTACATGAGACACATTGATATAAAAGTAAGGTGATACCAGTGTGCCTGCGTCTGCGTACGGATCACCTCTCATGAATTCATAGTGTTTACGATCTACATACTCAGTGTACTCTTTGAAGTTACCTGCAACTATGTACACATACAGGTCTGGATTAGGTGAGTTTGTTGCGCTAGCACCACCAGAACCCACAGTGTTTAATGTGTGTTTGCCGATAGCAGTACCGGTACCTATAGACCATTGTGCGGGAGGATTAGATGAAACACTTTGGGTTGTGTTGACACTTCGAACACCAAGTAGACTAGCCACTTTGTTAGCCTCATCGATATAATCCTGCCACGGGGTCTTACCACTTGGCCTTAGCATCGGATCAGGTTGCTTTGAAACGTTTTCGAAAACTTGGTTTGGTATGTGTGTTTTTATTGCCATAATATGTCCGGAAGCGCCCCTCTCGGAAGCGCTGGAAAAGTCAGAAGGTCATTGAGTTGGTTCAAAGTAATACTTGAATAGTTTTACGTAATAGGCGAATCTGATTGGTTCTTGTTCGGGGTCAGGTAGTTTGTTACCAAAAATTTCTACCATTCTATTGTATTTTTCTTGTAGTTCGGTTTCTGTCATTACGAATAATACTTGTCGTATAGTCTTTGTAGAGTGGTCATAACATCTGTTTCAGACATTATGTTTGCATCTTTTAATGAATCGGACAACGGTGCGATAGACCAACGGCCAGTTTCAACGTTTCTCCAAGTCTCAATTAAAATCTCATTGTCACGATGTTGTATGATTCTCTGTGAGTTGATTTCTTTCAGATCATGTTCAGGGAATTGGAAGTTTCGTTTCACTGAATCCTTGTGTACAAATAGTACATAGTTTTCTAAATTCTTGTCCTCAACATATTCTCCAGATTCGTTTTGACTGACTCCGTAGTTTTCGAAAATAATTTTTACTTCTGATAAGGACGAAATGTTTTCTCCGTTATCAAACTTCTCTGCATCGATTAATCGGTTATCTAGAATTTTAGTAACTAACATTACATATTGTTGAATATCGTATTCCATTTTTTTTATTCCTCGTTGTAAATACTGGACCAAAGTTTAAGTTTTTCTTTCTTCGCAATTTTAGCTGCGTTGACGTTCGTATCTGAGATTATACACTTTTCTATCATAATGTCAACCATTGCGAGAAGGTCACCAATCTCATCTTCCAAGTGTTGTTTATTGTTAACATTGGTAACAGGATGGCAACTTGCCATACCGAACCGGAAGACTTTTGAGATTGCTTGAGAAACCTCTGCACATTCTTCTTGTGTGATGCAGAGGATTTCCTTGACCGTATTATCCATTGTTTTCATTCAATAGAGTTGCACCAAAACCAGGTCCAATAAAATTCTCAGCTATAAAAATGGCCTCGCCTTCGGTGGATGCCAAAGTTTTGGTAAAGATCATCTCACCAATGTACAAGGTTACTTCCCATTTTTGAAACCTCGCATCCCAATGATGTGGTGATTCTTTACTGATTACCGCCTTCCTATCTCCACTGGCAAATTCTGAATATACGTTCATATCAATTTCCTTTTTTTTATGCAATTAGTTTAATGAACCGATTAAGAATCACTCGATTGTTAACACGGCTGTTGGTGTACTTAGAGAATTCAGAAACCAATTTTCTGGTGGTTGAATTCTCGTTCACATCCATTTCATTGGTATCTTCGGTGTCCATACCATTTGACCTCAACATATAGTACTCATCAAAGCCAGTCGTATCAATGACTCCGAATTTATTCTTTTTGAATGATTCTTTGAAGTTTTCTCTCCATGTCATGGAAGTTTCTGGACAAATAACATTCAGTGCTGAGGTCAAATCTTTAGTAGTAGCAACATAGAATCCAACAACGTGTGAGTTTGTACGCTTTCTCAACAAACGAATTAGTCCGTTGGTTTGGTCAAATCTACCACCATAAGTTGTTTCGTACTTTTCTTGATTCTTTGTTTTTGGATCACGCATCACTACATGCGAAACTCTCCTACTAGAGGAATTCGTATTGATGGCAGAATAACCACGGGAATCGTTATCATCACGAATCATGGAAAGTTGTCGACCTTCACCATCAGTTAAGAAAACTGTATTCACAATTTGTAATTTGTTCTTTTTTTGAAATGCAGGAACAATCTCCATGGCACATATGATTGCTTCATTGAGAGGAGTTCCCGTCATACGCAACCACCAAGGTCCTGCTTGATAATTACGACTTGTACCTAAACCAGCCATGTGGAACAGAGCACCACCAGCAGTTAACATTTCAGAAGCCGACATTTTACTGGACAATAAGTTAACGAGACCAAATGAATGTAATACTATGTCACCGTTTTTCACTCCAGATACGGCACTGTTATACATTTTTTCTGGTTCAGTTTCTTCCACAAAAGCATAAACTTCAAAAGGAATATTAACCTTCTTACAGAACATAACCAGATTGAATAATTGTTTTACTGTATTGCCAATGTGTGATGACATAGAACCAGACCAATCTAGAAATAATACTAGGCCGTGCGATTTGCCACCAGGAACAACCATGGTCTTCTTGAAGATATCTTCGTTGAACTGATAAGAGAAAATCTTATTCATGTCCAGGTCACCAGTTTTTGCAGTAGAAGAACGTTTCATTTGGTCAGCGTTTTTACGCATCTCAAATTCTTTAACAAGATAAGAAACTACTTTATTGGATTCTTGCCGAAACTTGTTAAATTCTTTGCGATTAACGGTGTGTTCTTCCTCAACATATCTCTTCCAAACATCCTTATATTCAAAAATGACTTGGCTTACATCAACTTTTGGAATATTGACATAATTGTATTCTGTTTTTCCTGTATCGAAAAGTCTACTTTCATTCTCACGATATGCATCATCGGTGAAAGAACGAATTTCTTCTTCTTCGGCTTTTCCTGTCAATCTTGTTTTTTCTTCTTTTTCATCATCAGAATTACTTTCGACAGAACCAGTTTCAATATCAACTTCTTCGTATTCACCGGTACCTTGTTCATCACCTTCCTCAAAGCCTTCGAATTTTAATTTATTTTCTTTGATTTCTTCATTCTTCATTTTCATGTATTCAACGATGCGGTCAGCAACTTCGATAACATCATCATATGTTTCGGTTGTTTCTACATCATTTAACAGATCACGTTCAAAATCAGTGAATTGAATACCTAAGGTAACACCACCTTTGCAATAAAGGTTCAATCGGTCAATAAAATTAAGTTCATTAACATCCTTATCTATTACACCAAAGAAATCTTTGTCTAACAATTCTTGATATGCTTTGATAAATGAGTTTCTTAGGCCTGGATATTTGTATTTGATTTTTCGTTCAATGCGGGAATCTTCAACCACATTCAAAACGGACATATTCTTTTTCAGTTCGATAGCCTTTGACATTCCTTCGAATGGTGTGTACAAAGCATGGCCGACTTCGTGACCCATAAACAGGTCATATAGTTGAGGTGATATATCATTATCTAAAACCGGAACCGTCAAGATACGATTACGTACATCGAATGATGCTGTTGGAACTTTGCGTTGTTCTACGGTAAGGTTTTCTGTGGCCATCAATTTGGCCAATAACGATTTGTAATCAATCAAACTCATAATTATTTCTTTTTCAGTGTTATTTTACCATCTTCAGCGGTAACAATTAATACATCATCTTCTTTCCATCCAAGTTCTTCGCAGATTTCAGGTGGAATAGTCAACATAATATTTTCTTCATCACCTGGAATGACCTGGAAGATTTCTTCCTGCGTATAACTCTTACTCATAATTTTCTTTCATCTCTTTATACCAATTTTGGTCTTTTTCCCACTGCGACATGACGATCCACTTACGTACAACATCATCTAAAGGTTGCCACGTTTCCTGTTCTTCTTGTTTTTCGTTGGTTTCTGACATTTTATTTTCCTAAAGAGTTGATTTGTGACAAAATGACTTTTTTATCACTCTTACGGTTGTATTTTACTACATTATTGTGCTTTTGTACAGGCTTAATTGGTGTACGACACACAGGACGTTGCAATTTTACAACAAAACTTGTTTTTTTCTTCATTTTAGCGCCTCATCTTTGAAATTTCCACAGCTTCTTCACTGTTAAAGACAGGAACAGCGTTTGATTTGTGCATTGTGGCAATTCCTAACACTTTTGTGCCTGTATAGACCTTCGGTGCAGCCAATGCTGCGTTTCCAGGTCCAGTATCTAGGGAAGGAGCGTGTTTTGTGATGCGGCCAACAGGAACCGACAAGGATTTACTATAATCCTTCAACCAGTCAGTCTTTACCGCTTTGATGGGCTTCGCATTTTGATGGGATTTAAGCCATTGGTCGTATTGCTCACGCACGGCACGAGGTTTCAACTTGGGCTTAGTTTTTTTAACTTGTGTGTAAATCATCATATAGTACATCCGAAAGAATTATAGTTATTATACTACAATTCTGATGGAATGTCAAACACACTGTTGTTTTTTTACAACAAACTAGTAACTAAAATTCTTGGATTTCCGTTTACTTTGTCTATTGTCTTGGTAAACATCCTCGTAGTCATAATTCATTACCCGCTTATTTGGGTTGTGACTACTACTACGTGGTTTTTTTCTCTTTTCGAAACTGAAATCATCGTTGTAGTCTCGGTTTTTACGAAACTTCGCAACATCTTTTGGCACTTTATTATCTCCTATTTAATAACTTCAAAATTTATACCTCTAATTTTAGTTTCGGGTGTGTTGTGCATATCATACTCCGAAATATAAGTAATGTCTGCTAGAGGATAACAGTACTTTACAAGCTTTAATAGATTACATACGGTTCCATCACCATCATTAAATTGAAAAACCTCATCTACACATTTGAGATTGGAAATTAATTCCATTCGGTTATATAAAGTTTCATCAACAAAACCGTTTTTCAAACTCAATAACATATCGGAGTGTAAACCTACTGCCAGCCAGTTGCCTTTAGATTTACACTTCTGTAAAAAATTTAATTCTCGTAACGTAATTGGATCAAAATCACCGGACGTTACAATTATCTTTTCTTTTATCATGGAATTAGATTTGGGAAAGCCTCTTTAACAAATTTATAATCAAGACCCTTTACTCCCAAATCTTTTTGGAAGATACCCAATATAACTTCAGCTTCACGAGGTTCTATTGATTCAAGAATTTGTAACAACAATGTGTTGCTTCTTTCGTCAGTTAATTTTTCGGCTGTTGGATCACCTTTACGGAACATATACAATCTACGCAATTGTGAATTGAGATTGTCGTAAGTAATTCCAGGTAACATATCGGTTGGAATCTTATAATTTTCCGGCAACTCTTTAACATTCCACTCAATTTGTGGATGGAAGGTTAATTCAAGAATCTTTACTAGAGTACTTGATAAGTTTTTGGATATTACATCCATTCTTTCTTTTTTATTCTTAGCCAATTCAAAATCGTCAAAAACTTCATAAATATTTTTCATTAAAATTCCCCAATAACGTCTATAAGACCTTTTAGTTTATGTGATATAAAGTAATCCAAAATTCTGCCTTTTGGTGCAGGTTTGGTTTCTTCATAAGTATTTATAATTTTAGACTGTATATCACCAGGAATTAGCCTGAGGTCAATAAGTACTTGATTACGTGTGAATCCAGTTTTAGCAATATCTTCATACTCAGTGTATTCTTCTGCCATGAATTTTGTCAATTTTGCTTCCGTCATGGTTTTCTGACGAATATCTCTAACAAACGTATCACTAGGAGATAAGATGTTTGGAATGCCATCACCTTTATCACCGGTAATGATTTTTTGTTTCAAGTCTTGGATTGGATTCTGCGAAACAATAAATTTCTTCTGAGCAGGATTGTATTGTTTAACGGTGTACTTGCTACGACCATTGTATTGTTGCAATTGTAAGAAGTCTCCGTCACTGGAGATAATTACAATATCTTCGTGCATGATGTGACGAGGTACAAGAGTACCAATGATATCATCAGCTTCTGCACCATCAACATCAATGACCTTGTATGGAAAAGATTCACGTAGTTCATTACGGAATTTAGCCAACATATCAAAGATTAGATGCCAATCAAGGTCAGACTTCTCTCTTGTTTTTTTGCGGCCAGCTTTATAGAAGGGAAAGTATTCCTTGCGCCAATAGTTTCGGTTGTCCGAACATAAGACAACTTCACCATAGTCTTTGCGGAAGGTTCTTAGGTGCGTCCGAATGATGTTTAGGATCATATGGCGAATCAAACCTTCTTCGAGTTTAACACCCTTTTGTCCGGCAATTTGGGCCATAAGACCAGATAGTAGTACCTGGTTAAGGTCAACGAGAATCATAATAAACTTTCAGTTATAGTACGTGTATTCTACACCATACTACTAAATTTGGCAAGCGCATCATTGATAAATGTGTGCGATGTTGTGGTTTTTCGTGAAACTATACCATACCAACCTTGCATAATCATACTGGAGATATACTCTCGTGGATCCGAGAAAACGGCATCAAATGTGTCTAAGTTTTCCACATCTCCTTTTTCTTCGTTGCATTTAAACAACAAAACATGCCATGATGGACCTACAATACCACTTTCTATAGGTACACCTGGATTTTTATACATGTTAGTTTGTATGTGTATATCTTCATCATTTTCTAGTGGCAAAAATAGTAGAGTATCATACTCACCTAAATCTTCCAAGTAATCTAACATTGCAATCCTTTTATGTGAGATTTTCTCACCCTAACCATGATCCAACTGTTGTAGAAATTGTCACTCTCTAAAACAGCATTGACAAATTGTTCCTTGGCTTCAAGATAACCACATTCACCTTTGGTCTTGCACAGGTGAATAATTTCTCTGGTGAAATTTTCTTCTCCATGCATTATAACATCTTTTTTTAAAATGTCATTAGAACCGTAGTAAGTTTGCCAATCCGATGGAACCTTAAAACGTTTCTTCTTTAGTTTGACCTGTTTAGTCTTGGATGAATAGAAGAACTTTTTACCAATGTATTGTTTACCGTCTACCTTGTTGGTAATACGATAAACAAAACCATAATATTCACCAATTAAATCTTCGGTAAAATCTTTGTCCTTGTGTATCCAGTTTATTGCCATTTATCATCTTCGTCATCGTATTCCGCATCGTCTGTGGTTTCTTCTGTTATCTTTTCGATATGTTCTCCACAAAATGGACAAAATTCTGGTAAATCTTCTGATGTTAATTCTTCCATGTAAAATACCTCAAAACTTGATTCGCAGCTATCACATTCTGCTGTTATTGTTCTAGTTGTCATTATTTTCCTCTTGTTTTGTTGTTATCTATGCTGCCCACACATCACTCCAATCTCCACCCAAAGCACCCTTTGCATAATCAGTTGCCCGATTTTCAAAGAAGTTTGTATGAGTAGGTGCGTTAATCATTTCCTCAACCCATGGTAGAGGATTCTTTTTCACTTTAAAAATACCTTTGAGACCTAATGAGATAAGGCGTCTATCAGCAATATAACGAATATACTTCTTAACTTCTTCGGATGTTAATCCTTCCATTAGGTTTGCACCAAAAGACAAGTCAATAAACTTATCTTCTAACTCAACCATTCGTTCTGCGATAGAGTAAATTTTACCCTTCAAATCATCATTCCAAATTTCTTTATTTTCTTCTATGTAGGTGCGGAATAATTTAATCATTGATTCAGCGTGCATTGTCTCATCAACAATAGACCATGTCACAATCTGTCCCATACCTTTCATTTTACCGTGGCGTGGGAAATTCAACAACATAATGAATGAACTGAACAATTGCATTCCTTCTGTGAATGCTGAAAAGACTGCAATATGTGTTGCTGTACTTGCCTTGTCACCGTTCTTTGATGAGATGTCCATCACATAGTCGTGCTTATCCTTCATTTCTTGATATGCAAGAAATTCATTGTACATCGTTTCAGGCAAACCAAGAGTTTCGATTAGGTGTGAATAAGCAGCAATATGAAGTGCTTCTCGTGCTGCGAATCCCATCAACATCATACGAACTTCTGGCTGAGGGAAGTGTGGTAAATAATTATTTACATAACCACCAGCAACGTCAATGTCACCTTGCGTGAAGAATCTAAAGATGTTTGTTAAGAAATGTTTTTCTGGTTTGGAGAGTTTCTTCTTCCAATCTTTTACGTCCTCTGACATTGGAACTTCTGTGTGTAACCAATGTGATTGCTCGTGTTTTAACCAAGCATCATATGCCCAAGGATAGTTAAACGGTTTAAATGAGTCTCTTGTATCCGTTAATCTTGTTTCTTTTATTTTTTTAATCATTTGGCCCACTCTTTTATTTCTGATACGGTTTTATTGCCGACAAATCTTTTTACTTCTATATTTCCGTCCATCATTACCAATGTAGGCACAGAACGAATGCCGTAATCAACTGCAACCTCAGAATGTGCATCAATGTCGATCACCTCAATTGGTATTTTCAAATCTGCTCGTTCTAAATTCTCTGAAAGTTGCTTACATGGATTACACCATGAAGCAGTAAATCTTAACAATCTCATTTCTTTTCTTTCTTTCTAAAATCTTCGATGGCCGCTTTGACTGCATCTTCGGCCAATATTGAACAATGTATTTTAACTGGTGGTAAAGCTAATTCTTCTGCGATATCAGAATTCTTAATAGTAGAAGCTTCATCCAAAGTTTTACCTTTGACCCACTCCGTAACCAAGGATGAACTTGCGATTGCTGAACCGCATCCATATGTCTTGAAACAAGCATCTCTAATAATACCATCTTCAACCTTTATTTGTAATTTCATAACGTCACCACACGCTGGCGCACCCACCATACCTGTACCGACAGTATCATCTATATCGAATCTACCCACATTTCGTGGGTTTTCATAGTGGTCAATTACTTTATCTGAGTAAGCCATTTTTATCTACGCCGCAAATGAAGAACCGCAACCACATTTACTGGTTGCATTTGGATTTTCGATAACAAAATTGGAACCCATCAATTCTGTTTTGTATTTGATTACTGCACCTTGTAAGTATTGCATACTGGCTGCATCAACTAACACTTGCAAGTTTTCAACAATAGGAAATTCATAATCATCTTCATTTTTTTCTGTTTCCCATGTAAATCCATAAGAGAATCCTGAGCATCCACCACCTTGCACGAAAACTCTTAATCCTTTAATCTTATCATCTTTTTCATCTATGTACATGTCCGCAATTTTTTCTTTTGCTGATTCGTCCAATACTATCATTTTATTCTTTCGTTAATTTGTTTATGAAACCCAATAACAAATAATCAACCTTCACAAGCAATACAATCATTACCTTGTGCTACCTGGATCATGTCCAGTTCTTTAATAACTTGACGTTCAATCTTCTTAGATACCTTATCTGCCTTACCAATCTTTTCTGAACGGCAGTAGTAAAGAGTCTTTAATCCTTTTTTCCACGCCATGAAATGTATTGCGTGAATATACTTAATGTGTGCATCTGGACGGAAGAATAAATTCAACGATTGTGCTTGGTCGATATACACTTGTCTATCAGCTGCAAGTTCAATCACCCAACGCTGGTCAATTTCCATTGAAGTTTTAAATACAGCTTTCTCATTCTCATTTAAAATATCCAAATGTTGAACGGAACCATCATTAGCAATAATACTGGACCAAACATCATTATACTCATCAGTAGATATTGTTCCACTCTCACTTGATAATTTACTTTCAATGAGTCTATTCAACCATTTATTCTTAGTTAACGATGACCCCGATAAAGTGTCCTGCCTATAAGCATTAGCACGATAAGGTTCGACACTAGGAGAAGTATTTCCCATAATGATAGACGAAGAAGCATTTGGAGCGATAGCCATGAGATGACTGAAACGTTGACCAGTACCACGAGCATCAGGAGCTTCCCCACGTTCTCTTCCCAAAATTTGATTAGCTTCATCTAATCCCTCTCTTATCGTTTTAAAGATTTTGTTGTTTGCGACTTTCGCCATAACACCCTCGAAAGCAATACCATTGCGCTGAAGGTAAGCATGAAACCCGAGAGCGCCAATACCAATGCTTCGCTCAAGTGCTGCTGAGTATCTGGCCCGCTGAATAACATCAGGAGCGTTATCAATAAAATGCTGTAATACGTTGTCGAGCATTTCAGCAACGTCTTTAAGGAATAATTTGTTGTCTTTCCATTCATCATAAGTCTCCAAATTCAAAGATGAGAGACAACACACTGCGGTGCGTTCCTCATTCGTTGGTAATATAATCTCAGAACATAAATTAGATTGATGTATTTTAAGGCCTTTGTCTTTTAAGAACTGTGGCAAAAATCTATTACTAGTATCAATGAAGTGTATATATGGTTCACCTGTATGCATACGCAATTCAAGTATTTGTTGCCATAAGTGTTTTGCTGAAACAACTTCACGTACTTCACCAGAATGTGGATCTTTTAATTCCCAATCATCATTAGCTTCAGGATCAATCATGCAGTTTTCAATAATTTGCATGAAGTCATCGGTGATGTTGATACCGTGGTGCATGTTCATACAACGCACATTTGGATCACCTGTTGGTTTTCTCATTTCTAAAAATGCAATAAGGTCCGGATGGGAAATATCAAGATAAGCAGCATAACTGCCTCTACGAGTCCGGCCTTGTCTGTAAGCAAGAGAAGATGCATCATAGATTTTAAGGTGTGGCATAACTCCGGTAGATTTGTCATCTGCACTACGAATGCCGAAACCGATACCAACACCGCCACCAAACATGCTAAGCCAATTAGTTTCCGACAGGTTGTTAACCAATCCTTCAGCTGTATCTTCTACGTAATTAAGAAAACAAGAGATTGGTAATCCACGTTTGGAACGACCATAAGATAAAATTGGTGTAGAATATGACAACCAATGATTAGATGAATAATCATATAAACGTTGAGCGTGTTCCTTATTGGTGCCAAAAGCCGATGAAACATATGCAAATCGTTGTTGCGGAGATTCCTCATCTTCACGCATATATGATTCTTTGAGTCGTTTTAATCCCAACTCATCAAACATCTTATCTTTTTCTAAATCTATCTTTATACCTAGATATTCTTCCATTTTTTACCTTATAATTATTTTAAAATTGATTTAATATTGGGTGGTGTCCAACCTTCAGGTTTTAACACTTTGCCATCTTCACGCTTTAGGACTTTACCATTGGTACTAATTTTTGCCAAGTTGCTGCGAGCAACTTCATTCCAAATTTCTTGTTGTGGAAGATTCAATGTAATTTCCAAACCTTCAATTACCCATTTCAAATCTGCACAAGCATCTGCTATTTCTACTCTATCTCTGTTACCATAAGCTGTAACCAATTCTCTAAATTCCTCCACAATTAAATCAACATACAACTCAGATTGCGGACCAAAATCTCTTTTTGTTTGGTCACAAGCATTCATGAAAGTTAAAACGTCATTATTGCTATTCATTGATATATTCCTTAATCATTGGGAAAATAGGATAAATTGCCGCAGCGCAAGCTAAAGCAACTTCTTGGTGTTCTTTTTGTGTACCATTTGCGCTACGGAGTTGTATATAGTGTACCCAACTACGCAACGTTCCATGCATATACAAACGTGAACCTGTCATACCTTCAGGCAATACTGCTCTCGCCTGTTCTTTAGCAATACCATTATCTAAAGCCCACTGATACGTATCTAAAATTTCATCCATGACCTGATTTTGCCGTTGGCGCCAAGTTTCGGATAATTTTTCATCATCAGTCTCAATACTATTCTGTCTATTCTTTGTATCCTGTAAACGACATTCACGAACTTCAAAACCAAGTTGTGATGCATCAGCATAACGCTGACTAAATTCCTGAAATGAAAAGGAACGGTGACGCAAAATTTGTCTTGCAATATCTCTTGTTGTTTCTATCTCCAGACAGACGCCGACCATTTCTAGTGGTGACCAATGCTGGTTTTTGATAAGATACCGAACCAACTTTTCGGAAGTCTCGGTATTATTTTGATTGGTAGGATTTGAGACTCTGGCTGCATATGCAACCTGATCCAACAAATTCTTTCCGTCTGCGCCTTGTGTGTACGATATCAATTTTACTTGCATAACAAAATCTCCAGTTTATGTCTTTTTCCAGTTAATAAATTCCATCTTAGCTCTGAGATTTACAAAGGTATTCTTACTTATGATATCTTGAATTTCATCTGGTGAGAAACCATTTAGTACCATCTCATTAACATCTTTCTCAACAATCATTTCAGGCCAAATTACCACATTGTAGTGATCTTCAATAGCCTTCTCCATCTGCTTATGTAGTTCTTTATTCCGTGGTTCATTATCATACACCAATACAATTTTGGTCTTGTCATAATGCTTTGCTGCTGATACTAAATTTGCATCCGCAGTAGCCACGGCGTTGATTAGAAACATGGAGTCAATAGGACCTTCCACGACATAAATCATTTCGTCCAGGTCGATCCTATCAACGCCAAATAACTTCTGATTGTCATCGTTTGTCTTTAGTGTAATGTATCTAAGTTTAGATTCACCCAATGCACGACCTTGGAAGGCCACAAGATTCTTTTCTTCATCATAGAAAGGAATTACCAGTCGTGGATCATCTTCTCTAAGACCATCATTTTCTATACCCAATGCATCTACAAACTTTTTGAAATCTGCGGCATAATACAAGTCACTATGAAAATCTTTTGGTATATTTCGTGATTGAACATAAACCTTGGCGTAATGTTCTTCTGGTAATGATTCAATAGAAGGAATTTCCAATTTCTTTTTGAATTTGGGTGTTTCCGTTTTAAATTCTTCCATTGTGGGTTTGGCATAATTACTTTTACCATCATCACCATTTTTATACCGTTCTAGTGCATATTCTTTGACTAGATTGGGATCCACTTTTTCTAGGAAATTGTAAAACGATGTTGATGCACCACAGTTGTGACACATATAGAAGTAATCGTTCTTTTTGCGGAAAACATAACCACGGCATTTGGTTTTGTTTTTGGTTGAGTCGCCACAGAGAGGACACCTGAAGTTGAACAGGTCCGTCTTTTTCTGTGTGAATCTTTGGAGCTTGGGAGACACCCTCAATAAGAAGGTGCGGTCAATGAATACGGACATAACAAAATAGAAAGGGTTTTACATTAGTTTAGACAGTATATCAAAATTAACGTGAGAAAGCAACCATGCAAGCACAAGAATGCCACCAGCTGCTGTCCATTTCCATTCCAGGATTTTTTGGAGTTCCGAATCTTCTTTTTTATTGTGTTCAGAAATATCATTACGCAATGATTTTATTTCTTGCATAATACGGCGTTCGGTTAATTCAATTTTATCCGATAGATTACGATCTGTTGTCGTTATTCGGGAATGTAAATCCTTAATATCGGTTATGGTATCTTGTTTTCTCTTGTCCATGTCGTTATAAATTTGATTAACTAATTGATCTTGACTTGTCATCAATCTATCTATGACATTATCCATCTTATTACACAATTGTGTAATTGTCTGAACTTGGGTTTTCAAAACGCCAACGTCCACCTTCATATCGATAATGTCATCAGTAGCCATTTTATTTCTTTACAGGAACTGCTGTGCCTTCAAGTTTTTTATGTACTTTAATTTTTTTACATTCTTGTACAACTTTACCAGCTTTCATAACCGGTTTACCGGCCTTATCAACTTTATCTTTACATACTTCTTTTACTTCAGCAGCAAAAACATTATTATTGAATGCTGGAAATGTGAAACCGGCAATCAGACAAATAGCGTAGAATAAATTTTTCATTCGATAACTCCATTAAATTTCAGGTTGTGGTGCAGGTGGTGGCATAGTTTTACCACCGTAACCGGTTAATACTTGAGTAGGTGGTGCAGCTAACACAACTGGCGCAGAAACCACGGATGGAGTAGCAACAGGAGTTACGGATGCAATAGGTGTATTTATTGTTGTGGGAACTACAGTGCCTTTGTCAGCACCAGCAATCTTTTCTTGTGTACGACCAAACGCAGCAATACCAAGTACAGCACCCATGGCCAAATGGAACAAACCTGCACCTTGTAGTGTCAAAGGATTCCATTGAGTGATGGGTTGTTTAGTTAATACTTGTAACACACTCCACAATACGGGAAATATGGCCATGTCCAACATACAAACAATCATGTACATCCAACCCATAGCTGGGCGCCACTTTTTTTGCATCCAATCTTCGTCTTTTTTAACTTCTTCAGCCATATTAAACTCCTAAAACATGTAATGCGTGTTCATAATGTTTAATACGGTCTTCGAGTCCGATTGTTCCACCATTGATTCTTTTCGTCAATGTAAGTATATCACCTTTATCAGCCCACTGATTCAAATTATTTACTTCCCAAAACCAACAAGCAGATTGTGCAGCACCTTCAAAGGTTGCTAAGTATTCTGATGCTTCTTCTACGGAAATTTCTAACGATTCAGCAAAACGTGAATAGTTGTCTTTACCAGTCAACTGAATGAGTCCACGGCCGCAATACTTATAACCATCTCCAGATTGTTCATCGCCGTTGCCCATACGATTAGCATACACACGATTAGCAATCGCTGCTTGTTTATTAGGCATAGAACAATATGCACTTGCGAGTTCATCTGTTGGAAAATACTTTCCAAACAATTTACGTAGTGTTGCTGGCTTGTAGTTTAAGTTTTCTTTTAGTGCCGTGAATCCACCAGACTCATGTGAACATTGTGCTATGAAAGCTGCAATGCGTTCGGCAGTGTTTATCTCATAATCCGGCAACAATTGAGACAATGCATGATGCCAGTGTTCAACGTATGGATTTTTTGGAAGTAATTCTTTTAATTGTTCTAATGTCAATTCCATTATTTCACACCCTCGAATATTATTTTTTGTATTTGATACCATTCAATAAATGCATCATTCTTCACAGCACAATCATAATATGTGGAGTAGTTAACCGTTACAGTTTTTGCAACATCACTCAACTTAGCTTCATCTCCCAACTTAGTCAGTTGTGGACATTTAACAAGTAGATGTGGTGGAACTTCTGGGAATTTGACCTTAACAGGTACTACTGTTGAACAACCAGAAAGTAGTAGTGCAATCAGTATTGTATATTTCATTTAGCAATTCCATTTTCTCAAAGCGAGAGCTTTACGTGATGGTTCACCGTTTGGTTTCTTCATAGGTCCGTCCATGCCGCCCATTCTAGCACAAAATGATTTTCTACGTTTTGCTGCTTTGGAATCTGGATCAAGTTTTGATGGTTTGGTTGTAACAGCCATTGATAACTTTGATCCAGGATTTGCTGCACGATATGAGGCAATTCCTTTACGGTTTAAACCGCCTTCAGGATTCTTACCTTCCTTGCGTGTCCATGCAGCAGTCTCATCTATCTCAACTTCTTCATTTTTACTAGACATGTAACCAGCAGAGGTTTCAATATAATCGGCAGCTAATGTTACTTTGGATTGAACCCAAGCAGGAACCTGCATTTTTGGATCTTTAACTACTTCACGCATCATATCAATAGAACGTTGCATTTGATTCAGTTGATTCATAATCATACTGCCTTCATCATCCATTTCTTTACCCATGGCAATAGCAATATGATTTTCACCTAATTCAACTTCTTCCGGTACACAATTAGGTACAGTATTACCATTCTTCTTTTTTGTTCCAACAGGTTTGTAACCAACCCAGCACGGATTGTCTGTTCTTAATGATTCTGAAAATTCTTTAAACTTCTTCATTTTGGTTGCTCCGCTGCTTTGTTGTGTGCAATGACAAATTCTTTTGGTATTACACAAGTTGTATCATATTTAACAACTTCTCTATCAACATATGTTACAATGTCTGCACCACGTTCTCTAATCAACTGTTGTTTGACAATGACCTTCTGTGTAATTTTGGCTGACTGTTCTACAGATTCTTTTTCAGCCTTTGCAACTTTTGCTTCCATCTCAGCAACACGTTCACGCCAAACTTGTTCGTTTGAAATACCACCAACCATGTACACACCAAACAGAAGGAGAGCCACTAAGGCCAATCTAACAATTGTTCTGTACATATCTGGAACGAATTTACTTATAACTAGTCCAAAACCACTCCAAAGAACTAGTGCGTAGAATATCCAGTCAGGAAGAAACTTCAATAACCACATGTTACATCTTTGGTTGTTTGCGTTTCAGAAATGACATTACTGGAGTTCTTTTCTTAGAAACACCAGGTTCTCCGCCTGTACCACCTGATCCGGCAATTGCACCAGAACCAACAACATTTGTTGGTGCAGCTGACATGGCTTCTTCATTTGTTTTTTTTCTAGTCTGAACATTGATGGATTCATCTTGATTTGTGTATTCGATAAATTTCTTCATATTCTTCTTAATATTTCTAAAACGTTTATATCTAAAGGTATCTCCGAGGATAATATAGTTTTACCATTTATACCATAAACAAAATCTGGCATAATATCCAAATAACTCAAAAATGTTTTCAGTATATCATAATCACGTTCATCTGTTTTATAAAATAATATTCTTGCGGTAGCTTCTGTTCCAAAAACATTATTCAATAAAATAATGTGATTTATTATCAAACGTTCTTTAAGAGATTTCGTTATTTTATATCTACGAAACAATCTTTTCAGGTACTTCGTTCTTTTGATATCTCCATCAAATTCAGACATAATACAATGCGGTGATGTGTAGCACTTCATTGCGTACAACATAAAATTATCTTCATTCAAATTTTGAAACATATTGAAAAGGGGGTAGTTAACCCCCTTGTTAATTAAGCGTCAGGTAAAGTAATATCGTCTGAACCGTCACCAATTGGATTAGCCAAGGCAACAAGAGTTTCAAACTGAACACGTCCTGCACGGCCGCCGGATCCAACTGTTTTTATGTTCCAACCAATATGTGTTGCGTGTTCTGCACCACCTTGTGATTGACTCAATCCACGGCTTGCAATAGCAGTAGCACGTACACCATCAACGATTGTCAAGTATTGACCAGTTTCGCCGGTTGAAGTCAAATCGATTGTACTGTTATTTGCAGCATTCGCAGCAGAAGTTGACAATTTAAATCTATTTGCATCAACTGGAGCAACAAAATAAGTTGTACCATTTAACAAACCAGTGATGTTTGCAGAACCACCCCAATTAAACACAACCGCAGCAGCATTTGCTTGACCATGGCCAGTGTACATAATTGTATCGTTAGCTGCAATGACTGCCGCTGTAGGAACAGTGATAACAGGTACTTGAAGTGTAACTGCTGGAGTAGATGTGTAACCAACACCAGTATTTGCAACCACAATGTTACTGATTTTTCCACCAGCGATTTGGGCAGTTGCACTGGCACTATATGCACCAGCGCTTGAAGCAATAGTAACACTAGGTGCTTCAACATATCCAGCACCTTGATTTGACAATGAGATATCTACTACATTGTCACCACCAGCAGTGGTTTCTGTGGAATCTACCATAAACAATCCAACAGTCATACCTTGTGTATATGCCTGAAATTGTGTGTTACCATACAACAATGCAACGTTTGCTGCTGTTGGTGCGGATGCGGCTGGTGCATTTGTTGAAACTACTGTCTCAACAGCCCAATATGGTGCGTTAGCTGCGTTATCGTTATTTCCCCAAGATGACATTTTATTCTCCTTTTAACCGAGGGTTATGTTACTATTTATACTTCTGTTGATTCTGGTCTGGTCTACGCATTTTCAGCATAGGGTCGATTTCTATCGTATCTCTTGCTTGTCCAGATAATGTTGTTCCACCTGTCATAATTGCTGCGGCCTGAGGGTCTTCCTTGGTAGAATTTTCCTTAGGTTCTTGCAACTTCGGTTTCTTTCCATAAGTCGCAACAGATTTATCTTCTTTTTCGTGGTCGTAAATTTCTTCCTTCATGCCTTTACGTTTGTAGATATCTTTAATGATACGTGCAGACTTGGACATTTGAATTAATTTCTTGTTCTTATCAGTAGGCACAACATCATCAGGACTATTTGCACCGTCACCAGGTTGAGCGCAAGCCGCCATTGCATCCATGTTTTCCTTGACTTCTTTATGCTCTGGAAGTTGTCCTTTTGGTCCAGCCATCTTGCTTCTTGGACTGCGCTTGATTTTGTATTCACGGTTGGGACTAGTTCGCTTCATATTACCCATGATCTCTCGGGCTTGGGCCACACTGTGATATGTTCCTTCTTTTTCACCGTCTCTGTGAATACTATAAACATGTTTAGGGTCGGGGGTGTGACCTAGTGTATAGTTAACAGATCCATCTGCGGCCGTGCCTTCCGCCATGCCTTGCTTGACTGGTTTGTCGTTTTTAGGAACAACCTTATAACGGCCGCCTTTGCCATAAGTGTCTGCAACCCATACAGTTTTCATTGGTCCTTGTTTGGCCTTTTCACCAACACGTTTGACCATATCCTGATAATCTGCACCATATTCTGCTTCTTTAGCTTCGTACATATGGTCTTTTTTCCATTTCAGAAATTCTCCTGATTTGGAATGTGAAACCTTTTGATTTTTGGATGCAAATTCTGGATTGAGGCCTCTAGATTTGAGAAAGGTATTCAATACAGCATCTTCTGCAATGTTGGCCTTTGCGGACCACGGATCATTAGGATCAGTACCAAATGAAGGTTTTTCACCTGGACCTTTCTTGATGACCGATTTTAAAGTTTGTGCCTTACTCATTTTTTGTCCTATTTTGAACCAGTTGTTTTGCCTGCCATATCAGTTCTTATTTTCTTCAAAGATATTCTAGCCGTTTCTTTTGCATTATCCAGTGGGACATTCATATCAGTTACAAAAGGTACTGAATCTCCCTCTGGATGCTTACCTTCACTTACTTTTTTTTTTCGTTTTTTTCTGCTTCTTGGTCAGGTGTAGATTTTTGTTTTCCACCACCATAACGTGAACCTTGTTTAATACCCGAACCACCATTAGGTTGTGGTTCTGAACGTTTCTTAACGTCAGCCAACATTTCTTTAAAACCTTCTCTAAATTGATTGAGTGTTTTCATTTTTTTCTCTCCAGTTTCTTCTTTAGCTAAACGGTCAACAGCCTTATTAACACCAGACTGTCTTTTCATTGCTTTTTCATCATCTTTCAATCTTTCTGGATCTTTTGAGGATCTTGTTCCAGCAGAAAAAGAATGATACGTTGCATCGTCTGTTGCTTTTTTTGCATAAGAAGCCAAAGTTGATTTTTTTAATTCATCAATCTGTTCAACTTCTTCTTTTTTAACAGGTCCAAAACCATTTAAGCGATTATCAGCCTTAACTGCACCACGGGCCCGGTTTGCTATTTTAGGATCTGTAGGTAAATGGTCACTGTTAGGTTGTGCTCCAGGACTTGCTCTCACTTGGTTACGAGCCTTGTTTACATAAGAATTCAATGTTCCTGTGGACAATTCATCAATCTGTTCAACTTCTTCTTTGTTGTGTTTCTTTTTTAAATATTTGTCGACCTTACGAGCATATTCGTCTTTCACTTCTTCTTTTTTAACTTCATCTTTTTTAGCACGAAGCTTCTTGAAGTCATCAGCAGTCAATTCATCTTTTTCTGGCTCATGCACATCCAACTTCTGTTGATTTGGATGAAGTTTACCTTCAAGGACTTCTTGTACTGCATCAGCAACATTGTCGTGTTTCTTTAGATTAATCATTTCTTAGCTCCGTTTTTAATTTTTTTGTATACAAAACCCATTTTATCTTTTGGATTTTCCATCGGCTCTTTATTAGTTGCACCACCCAATGTTCCACCAACTCCCATTTCTGAGTCTGATGGATCATTATAAGATTCTCTGTATGTCACATCGCCTAATCCAGACATTGGGTATACTGTTCCCTGTTGGCGTGTATCAAATTCTGGACCGACTCCAGACACGTTCCTCATTCTCTGACTAACGGTCTGTAAATCGGTAAATCTATTTTTCTTAGATTTTATTTTTTCTTTGTCTTGGCTGAAGTTGTTTTCTTTGGGCTGAGGGAAGACTTGGATGTGCGGGCTGCCGGTTTTTTCTTCACTATAGGTTCGGAAGATGTAACTGCCTCGTTGCTTTGGAGCGTCCCACTTGATGTTGTCGGCGTTGGAGTCTCCTGCACGATTGTCTGGGGTAATGTCTCCTGTTCCATCGGCTTTTGGTCCACCTGCGGCAGAGAGTTTTGGATCTCTGGAACTTGTTGAACTGGTGCGTTTGGCTTTGTAATTTTCAAAAAACCTAGAATTTTTCTTAACATTTTCATCTTCCTTAAATAATGATTTAACAGAGTCGCCAATGGCAATTTTACCACGACTTTCCAACCAAGAGAACGCAATTTCATTGTAATTTCTGCTCTCAATGAATGTATTTATTTCTTTGTAGGTCTCAGTAATATCTTCTTCAATTTCTTCAAAAGATGTACTGTTATCAAAGTTTATAAAATTTTCGAAATTCTGACGATAAGGTTCTTTAGAAGCTTGAGCCAATTTCCATTTGTCATTTCTTACAGACTCGGAAATCATTTTAGTCAAACGTTCATTTCTCTGTTTACTGGCTTCATTGGTTGTGTCAACAAATATCATTGTTGTGTCGTAACCAAGTTCTTCCAGTTCTTCTTTAATTGTGATGATTCTAGTGTGGTCATCCGCAGGACCATTGATAATTAGTGTGCTTCTATTACGAATTGCTTCACGGCGGAAATCATTAGTTTTCTCAGACAGTTTTTGTTTGTCCATTAAGTAGTCGAAAGCTTGTACTGAGTTAATTTCCACGGCACCGTCATGTGGAATAGACTCACGTATAACTACATCTTTGCCTGAACCTGGTCCACCAGTTACAAAGATTGCTTTGAATAGACCATAGTGTGTAGATTCGTGTAGTCCCATACCTTTGCGTGTATCATGCATCAATTCTTTTGTATGACTATCTGAAACATGAGATGGAACGCCTTGTTTGAACTTTCCTATGTCTTTATTCTTGGCATGTTCACGCATCTTAGTGCCTGACATACCTGTTGTACCTTCTGCATCCGGATCACGGTGTCCAGCAGAATGTACATTAATCTTTTTGAAATTGTACAATGAAGTTTTGTGTGTACCATTATAGGCGTGCAACTTCTTCTTCATTTCATCAGTACGGTCAGAACCAACTACCATGTGCAGGTGAGTTACACCTTTCTTGTGTAGTTCTGCTGCGTGATGTAAGAATGTTGGATGATCTTTGGATGAAGCATGGAAGTTTGTTCCTGGAGAGTATCTTTTCAGATGCTTAACCTTCTGTACAGCTGATAAAGGATTCTTCTTGCTGTCTTGTGAATGTGATGTAACAACAGAATGAGTTGCATTGTGTTTCTTTGCAATCTCTTTTACTTTATCAATCAACTTCAAGTGACCTGTTGTAGGCGGATTCATCCGGCCAAACGTCATCACATGATGGTGTTCACTTTGTTTCTGTTCTTCAACTAACTCTAAAAATGATTTCATTTACGTACTTTTAACAAATTCTGTTTAGCAAATTCTGCACGGTTAACCAATTTTGTTGGTTGATTATCGTGGTGTACAACGAAACCTTCTGGTTTAGATTTCTTACCTTCAATGTGGTGTTGGTAACGTCCTTCGTGTGTTTCCAAAGAATTTACCAAAGCATTTTTGGCTTGATGTAAGTGGTGGTGCATACTAAACAAATTACCATAATGTGCTTTGTGTTTATCCACATGAGCAATTTGTGACTTACCTTCACCAGTCTTTTCAGCCTTTGACTTTTCAGTTTTCACTTTAGCTGCTTGCTTTTCATGTTCATTACTCAAGTGATCTTTGAAACCTTTAACAGAAGGCACTTCATCATGTCTAACTGTTTTGTTAATGTATGTAGATAGATGACCAGTTTCTCCACCGTGTTTGTGGTGAACTGCATCATACATTTTGTGGCCATGTGTATCGTGGATATCTTTGGCTGCAGCCATGTGTTTTTGGAAAGTGTGTTCATTCTCAGGTGAATGTTTAACTTTGCTGGTGTCATGTTCCGCACCGTGCAGGTGAACATCAGAATGTTGTTTGAAATTGTGGTGGTCAACATGAGGTGAAGCACTTTTCATGTCATCACTGTATTTTTGATGAACCACAATACCAACTTTTGACTTTTTAACCTTATCGGCATCTTCTTTACTCTTAGGAGTATAAGTGATTGTGTTTGGTGTAAAAGACACTTTACTGTCTTTGGCTTCAACAATAAATTCTTCATGTAGGTTTTTAGTGTCTGCATGGTGCATCAAGTCACCTTGGTAAACACCATGTTTTGGTGATACTTTCGGTAGATGTTTGAGTGCATGTTTAAGTGTTTTTGCAAGACCAGGTGCGTGTCCGTGGTTCTTGTCAATGTCTGCTTCCGTGTGATTAATCTTAGGATTCTTGTTGAATGCCGACTTAGTTGCAACAAAGAACTTACCATTTTTTGGATGATGGCCAAAGACTAAAGATGGAGAACCATCATACTTCATTGTTAGGTCACTGGTATTTGCACCGGCTTTCATGTGACCATGAGCCTTCATTAGTGCTGCATGAGCGTGTTCGAAACCAGCGTGGCCGTGCATCAAAGGACGATCCTCTGCATGATGAATATGCTTGAGTTCGGCGCCTTCGGCTTCTTCCTTTAGAAAGGATTGGAATGTTAACATGTATTATACCTCTTGAAATGCAACACACTTTGGTTGCCTGTAGGTTTATTTATAACGGATTATATCACAGACCAACAAAATTGTCAATTGTTCGGTCCAATATATAGTACTCAATAATGTTCGATTTCACCGTTTCCGGCCAGCCAACCCCAACATTTTATGGTATCAAACTCGGTCAGATACTCTTTTGGTATGTTTTTGAAGTGAGCATGTTCAGTATCCAAACCAGTATCACAATCCGCCAGATTCTTGTGGATTACTCCCAAGTATGTATCAATTAATGACGGACAGAAGGAAAACATTCTAGTAATTAATAAATCAGTAGCATCATCCCTAATTGGTGTCATCCAGGTTGGGATTCTTTTCTTAAATACAAATTTACCAAAAAGATTATCATATTCAGTAATATCAAAAGAATCTTCAAGTTCAGACCTTGCAGAAAACTTGAATATACGTTTCACATCACTTAACATCTTGGTGATTCGTGGTTCGTATTTCATGGCTGATAATGTATTGAATAGTAATAGATTTTCTGCATGACTTTTCATACCATTTTCTGAACACCGTTTTACATTTGGTTCACCACTCATATCAATATACAAATTGACCATGCCAGTAATTGTTTCTCGTTCCAATTCACTAATTGGTCTAACAGAAACGTCAGAGAATATAATCATCACATTGGGTACTTTTTGTCTGATTGATTTTAAGCTTGCAATTGTTTGTGCAAACCTATCATCATCAGTGAAAGCACCAATTGCAGGTTTAAGTGCAGAAGTAACAATAAAAAGGTTTGTATTTGGTATCATAAGTATCGGTCCAAGGTATCGTCATCACGGAAAATATTAATTGCTTCAGCTCTAGGATAAGGGTTTGCATTATTAAAATCATTAATCAATATGCGTCTAGAGTTCTGTAATCCAGAAATTAATTCAAAACTCTTGAATCCTAAACCATATAATATGTCTCTTGTTTTAGAATTATATCCATTCTCTCTGGATGTTGTGAATACAAATTGAGCACCTTTGTCTTGTAATGCCAACAATTTTGCCACATTCTTTTTGAGTGGTACTGGTTCTTTATCGTAAGATTTAACTCCAACTCGGCTTTGTGCTTCAATAATTGTACCATCAATATCACAAAAAACGACTGGTTTATCATTGTACTCAAACCAATCTTGTGCAGTACCCACATCAATATAATCTATAACTTGTTTCTCGTTGAAAATTTGTAAGTCACTTATACACATTCCAATTATATCAGATACAAACACTTCACGTTTACTTGTAATACGTTTAAATGCTGATTTATACATCAGTGCAGAAGAAAACTTATAACCACCAACGCAGAATGTATCAGATACAACTTCTTTCTCAACTATGTCGGTTATAATACCTTGATTGTTAGAAACTGTAAAACTTTTGGAAGATAACTTCTTCAATACTTCATGTTGAGATATCTTTGATACACATACGTAGTTACCAGATTCAATTTCATGTTCAAAGAAACTATCACAGTCTTTGATAAAGATTTCTTCACTGAATAGGCCAAGTTTTTCGATTATCTGATATACGGTGTCAGCGGGACCTTTAGTTGGTTCATCCAACACCACAACATTAACTGAATCACCAAATTCATGTTTCAGAAATTCTATTGCATTGTATTTCTCATCATGCTCTTTGAGAATACCAATAGTAATGGGTAGATTCAACCTCAAAAAAGGTTTGATGGCATTGGCCAGCATGAGTTCATGTTTATAATCATACAACAGGTATTTCGGTTTCATATCCGGAAACCTTGTTGATAATCCTGCTGCAGGTACAATTACGTGCATTTTAACCATAGTCTGTTAATCTCTTTCATAATGAAATTATAATTTGCATCACCCTTAGTAGTATGTAGATACACTCTTAATAACATTAATATTAAAAGTGAATCATCAAATGCATTTGGGTATAATTCTTTTAAATTGTCCTGGATGTTTTGTAGTTTGGTGTCTAAGCGAACACCTTCATTGCGTAAGAACCACTTGCATTCCAAGTCCTGGCGCATCTTGGATATATCAAAAACGTATGAATCATATTCAACAGTCACAGGATCAATCATATTGAATCCGGTATCGGTATAAAGTATATTCTCCAAAGTCATATCACCATGATACATCGAACATGGTAAAATCTTAGGCAATCTATCAATCAGTTCTTCTTTAGTGAATGGTAAACCACTGTCAGGTTCCAGCCAACTCAATTTACGTAAATATATATCCGTGTAATCTTTATCCTTAGAATGTTTATAGAAGGATGTGATTGTCTTGTTTATAAAATCGACAAGTGAATGTATTCCATTATGAATCAGATAAGTTTTCATATCCAGTCCATGAATATATTCCATGTCTAAACAATTATCTTGCCAATTATATATTTTTGGAACAGGATAACCAGCAGCATAAAGTGCAGTTAATCTTTCAACATTTCTTTCAACGTTGTTAACTTTCCTTACAAACAATCCACGTTTATCTTCCAATAAATGGATTGTGCTGCCGGAATGTCCAGTAAGTTCCTTTACGACTTTGACCATTTTTCATAATCATCACGAATCAATGAATGCCATGTTCCATTGTGAGCACCTGGTGGAAATGGATTATTCATATTAACGTACACCAAGTTTTCACCGTGTAGGTTGTGTTCGTGTAAATTGGCTCTCATTAAATCTTCACCAATGAATTGATTTCCTGCATCATAGTATTTGTCTATATTCTCATATGTGGACATATACTTATTCATTGTTTCCTGTGAACCAAAAGCAAACTGGTCATTGCCAAAGTCACGTTCAGGCACCATACGACAATTGGGTATATACAACTTTGTGTTATCTAATGTTTCGAATGGTATAAACCTGTTCAAAGCATAATCTGTGCGAGTTCTAATCACCCAATCATAATCACTAAAAATAAGTTTGTTGCATTGATACATCGAATAGAACATTCTATACGTGAACCTTGGTGGATACTTTTCCGCATTTGGTGTATTGGTGTAATGTTTATCGAAATCACCCAATGGTGGAACTTCAAAAGCATAGCCAACAGGTTTGTATAACTCAAGAAGTTTGCGTTCTTCTTCGTATTTCCAGCTGTGAATATACACATCTACGTCATAGTGATCTAGTAGATTACGTTTGTAGTATTCAAAACCTTCAGCAAATGACCTACATTGGCCAGAAAAACATAATGCAATTTTCATCTGTGTATACTCACTGGAATGTCATCAATCGAAAACGCAACCTTGTTCATTACCAAATTTCTTAGTAACATCATGTGTGGACAGTATCTTTGTTCCATATGAATCTTTATATCACCTTCTGGATATTTCTTTTCGTTTCTCAACCACTCAACAAATTCAGGTTCAAATTGTGTTGAATGTAATTTCTCGTAATTGTCATAAATGAAATAGTGTTTTGCATCTTTATGTGGCATGATTGCAAAGATATCAGATACAAGATTATAAGATTCGTTGAATGGTGTAACCAAATGAGGTACATCCATACAACCAAAGGTTTCAATATCTAAATCGTAACGACAGTAAACTATCGTGTCATAATCTTCATCAATCAAATCAAATGCCCGTTTACGGCTATAATTCATTGCTGCGTTCTGTGCAATCTTATCAATAGATAAAGGTTTACGATTTGCAAACAGAATACGTTTTTCTAAAGGAAGAAATTGTGTGATATTTTGTTTCTGTTGAATTATCTTTACAGGACTGAGTTTATCACTTATTGAAAAGTATTGTCGTTCAGTTTCCTTTTCACTAACATCTTCCCATAGGTGGCAATAAACATCTAATTGATTGTAGTCAATAAAAGATTTAATTTTCTCCCAAGTCTTATCAAAGGACCTGTATTGACCAGATAATACTATTGCGCCCCTCATTTGATCCAGTACCAAACATCAGATTCGGTTGTAAGAATTTCCTTACCGACAGATAAAGCAAATTCTTTGGCTGCACGGTTCACACCCTCAATAGCAGTAAAATCGTGGCCCGCAAATATACCACCTGGTTTAACTAGATGATAAAAGTTTGCACAATCTTTAGTCAATTGTTCGTAAGTGTGCAATCCATCAATGAACACTACATCAAAATCTGGAAGTGCTGATGTGACTGCTGCGTCATCGGAATATTTACGAATCAAATTAAATCTATTTGAATAACCTTTAAGTCGATTCATAAATCTTTCATAAACGGCTTCACGTTCATTTAGATTGTTGCCATTCCAGTCAACATAATTCTCATAAGGATCAACACCAATCAGATAACATTCAGGATTACTGTCCAATAAAAATTGTGTAGTATCTCCAATGTCACAACCAATTTCTAAAACTGAAGGTTTGGTGATTTGTGCAATCATGGCACCAAGGCCATAACCAGAACATTTAAAGTTTGGTGTTGGTCTTGTATAAAGTTGTGTTTCAGTATTGAATGTAATAGTATCGTTCATTATGCAGTCCTGTAAGTAAAAAATGAATTTGGATCCTCTTGGCCAAATTTCTCAATAACCAATTCTTTCCATTTTGGTACTCTATCGTATTGGTGAACAATGCAGTGTGGAACATGGTTCCAATTTGTTATCAAACCAGTTTCGTAATTAAGTAGTGGTTGTGCTTCTGTTAAGAGTGGTCCGAAATGTTCCATTTTGTATGGATCACCAGTAGTACCAAGTTGTACAGCCCAGCCATCATTTTGTGTTGTGAACAGGAATGCATCTTTATATGGTTGTGTATTAATTAACACATTATAGACCGCCTGGTCAACGATAGGAATTGGCCGGTTCGTTGCATTAGTGAAGATATTGAAACACATATCTCTAACGTAGTCGGATTGACCACCGAACGTTCCAACGTTGTATATTAGATTGTCTTTGAATCGATTATAAACATCTGGTCCATAAGTCTGCATCAGATTTTGATTGCCCCACGGTTCATCTTTGTAATACATAGACTCCGAACCAGCAACCAGTTTCTTATCACCCAAGGTCACAGCAATCCAATGGCATGGGTCTTTTTGGAAATAAACATCTTTTACATCCGTAGTCACAACAATATCATAGTCTTGCCAGTTGTGAAATAGGAAGTCATAGATAGCCCAAAATCTTGCTACGTGAATTGGTGCATTGATTTTTGGCATGTCGTATAGTTTAAAACCACACTTAATCAATTCTTCTCGTGTTTCGGTGCTTGCATCACCAACAACCATCACCTTGTCACCTTTGAATCCACAACTATCTATGGAAAGTACCCAAGGTTTTAATTGATTGAAATTGTATCCAGTAAACGCACCTATAATTAAATTTTTCGCCATGGGAATTCTCCATTATATTTTTCATTCATAATCTTGTTACCGTTAATAAAAAACTCTGCATTGACGGAACCAGGATTGCCGTCAACACGATATTGTACTGTGTAATTACCTGTGCAATCAAACTTTGGAAAGTGTTGGGCAATCGTTGATAGAAATACTCTATCTTGACCCCAGCCACCATGCCATACAGATGCTAATTTTATCGCAATTTCAGTTTTAATGCAATAGTTATTTGTATCAATATGATTAATGCCATGATAAGATTGCCATTTGCCTAAAGATTCACAATCATCTTTACACACGAATTCACCATCTTTGTTCGTAATGTTCCGTAAGGAATAAGACCAATCTAGATTTTTTTCTTCTATGGTTTTGGTACAGTACTCTACGTGGTGCGGATCAAACCAACAATCTTGGTCGAGATATAGAATATACTCTGTGTTGATTAGATGTGTAAATGCAGCATAGATTCTATGGCCATAAAATCCATTGGCACCAACGTTGATGGGTATTGTGCAAAATTTAAACTTTGGATTGTCCATCCATTTGTTTGAGACTGCCATTGCAGCAATCTTATCATAATGTTCTGTGCCATCACATACAACATAACATTGTGTATCAATTGTCTGATTCAATACAGACTCAATAGCATTCCGTACCTCAGGCGCACCCGTGGTCGGTATAATCACCGTAGCTTTCATAATTAACCTCTTGTCAATTTCAATATTTGTTCAATTTGTTTTTCAATTGCTGGTTTACGATTAGGCCAGAAGATATATTCTTTATCACCTGTACTATGTAGTTTCTTTAGGAAAGGAATAATCAGTTTCTCAACTTCAGCCAGTCGAGTTTCAGTTTCAGTCAGTGTAGTTTTATAAGTTTCAACTGTCTGTACACTTTCTCGAATAGCGGAATTGTATTCATGTTCTGAGACTGCTGAAAATCCAAAATCATTTTCTGAATCTTCATAATCTTTTAAAATTTTATCAAAGTCTTTTAGTGCCATTTTATTTGTAAGAGAAGTCACACATTATACGAGTTGGATAACCATCACCACCTTGCGTATCACGAATGTTTAGTTTTAGAATATATTTCTTTGTTTCAATTTCCATATCTATGCGTTTACCTGAACCACTTTTTCCGCCGTAGTAAACCATACATGATGATGGTGTGGCTGCATCTTCCATATAATTTTTATCTATCTCTGTGGATTTAATCTCACTACTTAATTTATGTACAACATGATAACCGTGGCCGATGCCAGATATCAGAAACTTTTTCAGTGAATTTCTTTGTTTAGAATTCATTGTTTTCCAAACATCTTCAACCAATGGTTTTTTTAGATTGCCATTGTATATGTCACAAAATAATGCGGGAGTTATATTAAACATCTTTAATAGTTTTAATCCATCCGCATTTTTAATCACACCACTTTTTATTTCTGTTGGTGACAGAACAGTTTTAATACCCACATTAAAAAATGTGACGGTTGTACCCAATTTCAAACTCAAATAAACAATATTCTTTTTACCATCAGTTAACGTAAGGTCTGTAACAATCGGCCCTAAATTGTTATCACTAACTGGAATCTGTGATGAAATCAAAACGTCAGGAGAAAAAACTAAAGGCCGTCTATTGTTTAATTCTCCGACTTCTTTAATATCCAAACTTTTCCATTTTCTGAGTTTGTAAGTTTCTGATATATCTTCTATGGCCTTACGAGATTTTTCATCAGTAACAGGTTCACCGTTCCACCATTGACGTATATCATTTGCAAAAATGCCTTCAAAAGCATTACCTTTGTTGGCAACACCACGGCCACCTGATGAACCATTGCCAAACTTCATTGACACTTTTGTTGCTTTGGCTTTGGTTTTGATATCTTTAAGTTCTATATCTCCTTGGAGACTTCGACTTATGTTTATGCCTGCTAATTTTGCAGGATCAATATTGATTGGACTATCAACTTTAGGAAATTTAGATTTGACATAGGCAAAAATAGCAATAATCTCATCAACCTTACTTTTGTCACCAGTTTTTAAGGTGGTCTTTATTTCTACGGCTGATGTTGGAAAAAATGTATATGCCATTTGTAGTGTTCAAATAGAAGTATTTATCTAATAATTTGAATCTCTTTTCCAGAAGTCCAAATCTCCAATTCGTCACGCAATCGACCTTCATTGTGGAGTGTAACATATCGGTTGACGGCTTTGTTTCTCCACCATTCAATCAAGTTTACCAGTTTGTGTTTTTCATAGTTTTCACCAGGAATAAGCACGTCCGTCTTACAAGTCACATAATCAACCATGTTTTTAAAACCATAGTCACTGATATAATATCTCTTTTGTTCTGTCAACCCTTTTGCCTTGAGAATCGTTGCTGAGAATGTGTCCCCTTCAGGAGTACCTTTAAGTGCAAGCTTGGTTAATGAAATAATCTTCATAGAGATTTTAAGTTTCTTACTAGAAGCATCATCCTCAACCAAAGGTCCAACTCTATCTTGCACATAATCACGTAAATCCGAATATGGTTTACCGTGCATCATAGGCAAAAAGTCACTGTCTGTCAAGCCTTTGTAACGAATATATGGTTTCATTCCGTCATATTGTGATACGGTCTTTGAACTGCCATACAAAGATGTTGTTTCAAAGAGACAAAGATTCATGCCATATTTCTTATTAACAATCTCACGTACCTCATGTGAGGTACAAATTGCAGCCAGTAGTTTGCCGCCGAGATAATTGTATCCAAATGGTTGTGCAGGAACAATAACAAAACCCATCATTGCGGAATCATTGAATCGTTTACCCCATGCAGGTTGTTGTGTGAATACTTGGCCAAGTGTATCATTACGTGGTTTACAATTAATCACTGGTGAACCCAAACGTATGAAACCAACAAACTTTCCAGTAGTAGTTTCTTTGACAGCCAAACGAATTTGGCGGCCAACAGGTGCAATATTAACGTGTGAACTGGTAATGTTCAACAAGTTGTTCCATGTTTCACCATCAATCTCACACACCTCAAAGTTCATGTCTTTTGGATGCATTGTGAAGTTACTGAATAAATCTTCTTCCAGTGGAAACAAGGGATTACTCGGTAATTCTGAAAGTGAATTCAATTTCTGGTCACGCATGTATTCATCAATGCGGTCAAAGTTACCAAAGTAATCTTCAAAAGCATTGGCACAATGTACTGCGTCTTTAAATTCTAATTTCATACTTTAAAGTCATTAAAAGATTTCTTTTGTGGTCGTTCACGTTCACCAAATGTATTCAGTGGTTTGTTTTGGCCAGCATCAACAATATCATTTTGTGCTGATTGTTCAACATCATATAATCTCATCTTTGCACGGTCAACACCAAGTGTGAATCTTTTATATAGTGTTGGATCATTATATCGATTCTTCAATTGCTTAACCATAATTTGACCAAGTTCTTCCAGTTCTTCGGAAGAAATCAAAGCAAACATCAAATCTGCTGTCGCTGGCAAACCAAAAGACTCACTGGTATCTTCGAGTCCTGGGTCAGAACTTGAAAAACCGGATCTTGTGGTTTGAGTTGCAGATACAATTGGTACTCCGAATTCAACTGCAAGGCCACGCAATTCTTCAGCAATGGCCTTGACGTAGGTGTAACTGTTAACATTGGCACCGGCTTTGATTCTGGACGAACAGCAAATATTAAGATAATCAATAAAGATAATATCAGGTACGAAAGACTTTTTAAGATTAAGTTCATTCAATAATGTCCTAAAGTGTGTGGCCGAAGCTGATGCAGTAGGATACTCTTTGATAATTAATTTGCCTACGGTTTTCTCACGTAGTTTTGCAATTTTCTTATCGTACATATCTTTAGGTAAGTTGACCAGGTCATCAATCGTTACGTTCAAGAGGTTTGCATCAATACGTTCAGCAATTCTTTCTTCCGCCATTTCCATGGTGATATAGAGTACGTTCTTGCCTTGTACCATACAACCGGCAGCAACGTGACACATGAACAATGATTTACCAACACCGGTACCTGCAAGAGCAATGTTAAGTGTCTTTGCAGGTAAACCACCTTTGGTAATCTTGTTGAAGAAATCTAAATCAAAAGGAATACGTTCTTCTTTTCTGTGGTAGAATTCATATCGTTCCTCAGCATTTTCCAAATAGTCATGGCCAACAGAACTGTCAAAACTAATTGATAGTGCATCAGATAAGATTTTAGGTATTGAACCTTTGTCATTTACTTTATCTTTTCCATCAAGAATTGAGATAGAACCCAACACAGCATTATAGATTGCCTTTTCTTGGCAAAACTTTTCTGTCTTATCTACCAGCCATTCAATCTTGGAATGTTCATCTTTGGCTTTGACAATTTCTTTAATGCAAATGTCACAGCGTTCTAGTTCATCTTCTGTAAGATTACGTTTGTCTCTGACAGCCAATTCAATTGCTTCAATTGTTGGTGTCGAGTTATAAGTTTCAGTAAACGATGATATTTCGTTAAAAATTACTTTGTCGGTTCTGTCCGTGAAATACTCATCTTTAATGAAAGGTAGTACTTTACGTAAATATTCTTCATTGTAAATCAGATTCTTGAGAATCGTTTGTTCCAGCCTCATCAATAATATCCTGTTCTATGTTACCCGACATAATTTCAACCAATAAATCACCCAAATAATCTTTGAAGTCTATGTCCTTCTCCAACTTGGATGGTTTCTTAACTGTTGATTCTAACACATCATAAGCAAAAAGTAAATGCATTAACTCATCTTCTTCCTTAAATTTAACTTTACCATATTTGAAAATGGTATCTTTATAAGGACCTTCTAATAGTTTAATGTGTACCGTAGTCTTATCATCCTTGGGATAGATGAAACAGTAATCTAAACCTTCAATCATTTAAACACCATTCATAGTTGCAACGTCAAAAGTTTGGTCAATATCGGTTTCCATAATATTGCCTGCGGAGATGCAGTACTTTTCTTCGATGAAATCCCTAAAGGATTTTTGTTTTAGAATTGGCATCCAGAATTCTTTAGTATCAGTTTCTTTGATACGATATTTTTTTTCTTGAACTTCACCAGTATCTACGTTACATTGAGAGTACCAACCATTTGTTGGTTTAACCACATGCTTGGATTCCAATGCAATGTCAAGTAAGCCAGACCAAGTGCTAATACCGCCATCATAAGATACAGTAACAGGTATTTTAGATTTTTCTTTAACATAACGGGATTTTTCTACGTTGATAATAAAATTATAACCAACGACTTCTGTACCTTCTTTTTCTTGTTGACGGCCAATAATGAAAATATTATCGGCAGAATAATAACTTCCTGTACCACCACCAACGATGGCTTTCGGGAACATACCAATTTCCATATAAGTGTGATTCACCACAATCATTGGAATATCTTTCAGATTCAAGTGTGGTGTTACCATACGGAACAAAGATTTAACTTGTTTAGCACGAGACATATCAGCCACAGATTTTTCTGCTAAGGCATCTTCAACTTCTTTTTTGGATGCCAGATTACCAATCGAATCGATAATGATAATCAACTTATCACCACGTTCTAGGTTGGTCAATTGTGACATTACATCGAACTTCAATTGTTCAATGTCAGTAAGAGGAGTATGAAGAACACGATTAGTGTCAATGCCGAAGGAATCGAAATAAGATTGAGGAGTGCCAAACTCAGAGTCATAAAACAAAAGTGCAGCTTCTGGATATTTGTCCAAGTAAGATTTTGCCATCAATAAAGAGAACGCTGTCTTAAAGTGTTTTGATGGACCTGCCCACATGGTAAGACCAGGAGTTAAGCCACCGTCTAACTTGCCTGAAAGTGCCACGTTGATAATTGGCACTGCTGTTGGAATCATGTCTTTGGCATTGAAGAACTTTGATTTAGATAAAATAGCAGAGTCTTTGATACTACTATTCTTTTTGATTTTTTCCAATATACTCATATTCATCCTTTAAAATTTACCACCATCCATATCACGTTTTTCTCTAAACGAATATGATGCATCATAGTCATACTTAGGTTCCAGTTTTTTGTGTTGTTCATTACTTTTACCTATTGGTGGTATAGACTCACCACTCATACCATCGATAACAATATTGTCTATGTTTTCTTTATCAATTTCTACTGTATCTTTCTTAATAACAACTTCTTCCTTCACTTCCTTTTTTTCTGGAACAGGTTCAACTGGTTTATCAATTGGCCAAATTTGTTCTTTGGAAATAAACACTTTCTTCGGTGAATTCATCAATGACATATTAGCAGCAATCAATAACAAAATTGCCAACGGATCAAACACAACAATGATTAACAAAATAACCAATCGCACCGCTCTATCTACAAATTCCGAATCTGACTTTTCATCATAGACCAATGCTGCAATGTATTTTATTGGTCCAATATCAGCCTCTACCTTTTTGAACTCATTAGATATAGGTGAACGTTCTTCGGAGTACTTAGCAAGAACTTCCTGTGACTGTTTAATTTCTTGCAATATTCTAATACGGTCTTTCTGTTGGGAACGGCGAATTGCTTGCGCTTTATCGGTACCCTTTTCATCCGTTGTTCGACCCATCGTTTGGTCCACAACTTCATCATACTGTTTAATTGCCTTACGATTAACATCAATGTTCTCCTTCTCGGTCTTTATTCTTTCATCCAATACTGCAAGTCTTTCAACTAACGGTGCATTATCAACAGAATGTTCCAAGTGTGCCTTGGACAAGTAACCAAATATACCCATCGAGGTAATCAACATCAAAATTATTGTTGCTATGGACAAATAAGATTTCATAAAGAATGGTGATGTTGTCCAGTTACGATACAACCAAGACACGGTCACCAGTTTTGCTAAACCTAAAGTTCCACCCATCAACACCACTGGCCAAAATGCACCAGGGAAAATTGTTGCCAGTCCAACCACAGAGTAATATTCAGCAACTACTGATAATGCAATTGCAGTAAAGAAGGTTAAAAATATCATCCAAAAAAGTCCTCAAGAGAATTAGTCTTTTCGATTTTCCATTTCATACAGTTTAGAATTACACGAATTGGTTCTACGAAAGATTTATCGAATTGTACATCATAATCTATGTAGTTGTCAAGCCCAAACTCTTTAGGAATCCTAGAAGGGAAAGAAATAACGGTATCTTTGAAGTGATTTGGCATCTTCAAATAGGCAAACTTAATCTTTTCACCTTCTTGGATTATCTGGTACTTCTTTTCAAGTCCCATTGCTTTTAAGTGGTGATTATAAAGTATGGCACCTTTCACATGAATTGGTGTACCTTTTTTGTACATCATTACCGAATCTGAATATGTGCTAAGCCCATTCAATCCACGAGGGAAAGAAATTTCTTCTGGTGGTAACTTCTTAAATTCTTCTCTGAAATCACTAATAAACTTCTGTACATCATTCTCGGTACCAGTCATCATCAACTTAATAACCTGTTTCATCTTCTCACGAATAGCAGAAGGTGTGGATGATTTAATCATTTCCAAACCCATGACTTTCATGTGAGGTTCAGCATACTGAACACCTTCGTTATTATACACATTTAGAATGTATCGTTTCTTGGCAGTCCACACACCTTTGTCCGAAAGACCTTCACGTTTCATTTGCATCTTTTGGTCATATGCATGTACATATTCGGCAAGTTCTTCATAAGACTTATCGATGTATGGTTGAATCTTATCTTCACACACACGGTCCATAAACTCAATAATCTTTTGTTTAGGCATACCGATTTGGCCATCAACACCATAAACTTTATCAACCAGTTCACCAAGGCGCAAATAGATAGAATCGGTATCTGATGCAATAACATAATCAGCTTCAGTGCCGAGAAGTTTATTCATGTAAGCATTAATCTTCGCCTCAATCCATCGAATGGATAACTGACCAGCAGAAGTAACACCCAATGCCATACGTAGGTCATAGAATCTAAAATACTGAGAACCAAGAGCACCATAAGCAGAGTTAAGTGAAACCTTCTTCGCCAATTGCAAGTTATTAAATCGAGCTACTCGTTTTTCAATCTCATATTTTTTAGAATCATCTTTTTCATCTTCGTATTCCTGTTGTGCTTTCAACATCAACTTCTTAAACTTTTTACGATCTTCGTACATTTCAACCATCATGTTTGGAAGAAAGCCTTGAATGTCTGTGCGAAAGAATTGACCGTTCGGTGTTAGTGTAACGTTTTCTAGTTTGGATGTATCAACAGATTTTGATAACATCTTATCAACAGAAACACCAGAAGAAATGATTTCACGCATTTCAGGTGTATAGTTTTGAGGTTCAATTAGTGTCTCAGGTGAAACATTATATTGCATCATCAAATGTGGATATAGACTGTTCAAGTCGAAACTGGCAACCCAATGATGTAAACCTGTTTGCACCTCTTTAACATATGCGCCTTCGAATGCTGCGTCTTTGTCCTGTACGTCACGAGGTGGTACAATAATGTTCTTGTTCAATAAATGGTTATATGTCAGTGCATCCCACATACGTGTTTGTGCAAATACATCTTCGTAATTACATTTGGTATCGTATGCAAGAGTTAAAGCCAATTCAATCAACTTCAACTTATCTTCCAGCTTCAGAATCAACTTAACGTCTTTAATGTTGTATTCAATAAACTTCTGATAGTTTAAACGATACAAGGCATGAAGGTTATCATATTCATCATATGAAATCTTACCTTCACCAAGTTCAACTTGAGCAATATTATCCAAACGATAGGATTCTTGTGACTTACCACCTGGTGCATACCATTTGTATAATTCAATATAGTCAAGTGATTCAACACCAACAAGTGAGTATGCAATTAACATACGACCATTGATATTGGTTTTGCGTTCTGAGATATATTTCCACGGAGATAAATTTCTAGCTTCATCTTCACCTAGAATCTTACGAAAACGATTCACCAAATATGGAATATCAAAGAACTTAGTATTCCAACCGGTAATCACATCAGGACATTTTGCCATCCAGAGTTGTAAGAACTTTTTACATAAAGACCATTCATCTTTACATTTGACATACATCTCATCACCTTGCGTCACATAGTCACCACAACCAAACACATAAGTTTGGCCATTGGTGTATGTTATAGCAATTGCAGTGATAGGTTCATTTGCAAGATAAGGATCAGGGAAACCATTTTCTGAACCAACCTCAATATCGACAATGCCAATTAAAATCTTTTCTTGGTCCCAGTCAACCATCTTTTTGTGTTGATCGGCAATGAATGCATATTCATATCTGGTGTTGCCATAGATTTTAACTCCACCTTGTACATTCGCAAACTGCTTAACGTAATCTCTTGCCTCGTGAATACCATCGAATGTCTTTTTGTCGAGGTACTGGCCATTCAAAGTTTTGTAATTGGTTTCACGCTTTGATGGAATGTATAAAGACGGATCATAATCAATCCGTTGTTTAATTCTTTTACCATCCATCACACCACGGTAAAGAATCTTACCGCCGATACTCTGAACGTTTGTGTAGAAATTTGCCATTAACCTGTGATAATTTGTGTTGAAGGTAATACGATACCTGAACCGAAAATTTGTTTGTAGTTACTAATAAAATCTTCAGCGGGAACATAGGAGTATACAACATGTTTCTTAGCAATTACAAGCTCTTGATCCGTTTTTTGTTCAGCGTGTAGTGGGAATGGTGCAAAACCTACGTTAGGTTGTCCGTCTTTGCCACGTACCACAGCAATACCAACAGTGTTCATTAAAATTAAAGATGTTTCATCCTCACCAACTTTTTCGGCAAGAACATCTTCACCAGTAATTAATTTAATTGCAATAATATCCATTTTTTTTATCTCCTAATGTTTACAGAATACATAAATACATATATGGTCGAAATTTTGACACCAAGTTCATCGACCATCAACGTTACACCGTTATTATACATCATGCAGTAATAAAAGGCAACAAGCTAATTAGGCAAATTTAAAAGGAATAAAAATGTTCAAAAAGTTACCAGTGTTGGTTCTTTTTGTTATGGTTTCATCATCAGTGGTCGCACAATCCGACCCTATCGTAACTGATTCGACTTCTAAAAGTTCAGTAACCTCCACTAGTGAGACTACTGTAAAATCACCACCACCTTCAGCAATTGCTCCAGGTATCACTGTAATCAACAACGATGTTTGTGCTGTGGCTGCTTCTGGCGCTGTACAAACACAAATCCTAGGCATCTCCGTAGGCGGAACTGCAAGAGATTACAATTGTGAACGTATTAAGTTATCCAAAAACCTGTATGATATGGGTATGAAGGTTGCTGCGGTTGCTTCACTTTGCCAAGACCGTAGGGTTTTTGATGCAATGATGAATGCTGGCACACCTTGTCCTGTTGATGGCAAGATTGGTTCTGAAGCCAAAGTGGTTTGGGAATCCGACCCATCACGTATACCTAAACCCGTTAAAGAATGAAAACAACACTAGCCTTTGTGCTGGTGATGTTTTCTTTATTATGTAACGCACAAAATGTAACAGGAAATCTGGTAACGGATCCTAACTTTACCAACACAACTGGTTGGACTGTCACGGGCCATGGATCCAATACTAGTCATCCTGTTGTGGGACCAGGTCAATATTCATTTGGAACACAAGGCTCTATTGCTCAATCTATTGCTATCAATAACGCATTGTCTGGTAGTGGAATTTCTGTAACGGGTATTCAGTACGGTTGGAGATTTGCTTTATACTGTAACAATCCTGTGGGTGGTAACTCTAACACATGCCAATCAGGCACCGGTGCATCAGATACATTGACCGCAAACGTAAATGTTACCAATAGTAGTGGTGGAACTATATTTGATAGAACACATAACTATAACACAAGATTGTGGGCGTGGGTTAATGAAGCACAAGATGTAAACTTCACCTCAACTCCTTTGGCGTCAATGGGTCATATCAACATGACATTTACTGGTACTGATGGTGGTGCGTCAACAGGTGATCCATACATGGGACCATCAATAAGTTCAGTGTATGCTAGACTGAAGTATGGTGTAGAAACAGTTGATCCTTGTATAACAGATGCTTTGAGTTCTCCATCATGTCCCGGTTATCAACAAGCATACACCAACCAACAGTGCGCTTCAAATCCTCTTTATTCAACATCTTGTTCCGGTTATGCAATAGCATATAAGACACAACAATGTTCAGTAAACCCACTATACGCAACTGATTGTCCTGGTTATGCAACAGCCTACAAGTCACAACAATGTTCTATAAGTCCTTTATATGCCACTGATTGTCCAGGATATGCAGAATCATATAAGACACAGCAGTGTTATGTGAGTGCTTTGTATGCAACAGATTGTCCTGGTTATGCAATTGCATATCACGACCAACAATGTTCTATAAACGCTTTGTATGCAACTGATTGTCCTGGTTATGCTGATGCTTATCTGAAATCACAATGTATCAAAGATTCGTTGTATAGTACTCAGTGTGAAGGATACAAGACTGCATATGCTATTAAGTATCTGGTCAATTTAAGTCCGGCTGTAACGAGTGCTGTTAACCAACAATTAACCACGACTGTTGAGATACAGAAAGCTGATCCAACTAACGTTGTATCAGCAACAGGTGATTCAACCGTTGATTCTGTTGTATCAGCACCTTCAACGACCTCTGTAACATCAACAACATCCCCAACGAGTGTAACTGCTCCAAAGGAAAATTCAGCAGCCAACTCAACAACTAATCCACCAGCACTTCCACCACCAGCAGCTAACAAACAGGATGACAAACAAGAGAAGAAAACAGATTCTCAAATGGCTTCTATGGAAAAGAAATCTGGTGGCAACAAAGAAAATGCTAAGAAGGAAGCTGGCGAAAAGGGTAAACAACTTGCCAATGAGATTGCATCAGCCACAAGTATTGAACAACAACAAGCGATTCAAGGTTCTCTGGTTGGTGTAATGAATTTTGTTCCAGGTTTTTCATCGTATAGTACTGCGTTGATACCTGATATAAACGGTTTAAAAATGGCCAAACAATATAATAAGCCTGTGATTGATAATTTATCAGCTCAGAGAAGAATGAGTGGTGCTAGTGATTCAAAATGGCAAGAAATGGTAGATTCACAATTCAACTTAGGAAAATAAAATGTCAGAAGAAATCAAAGATGTTAATGCTAAAATTGACGAAGCAGAAGCAGCAGTTAAGAAATATGCAAGTAAAGATACAGTCATCAGTATTGGTGGTTATGAATTTACACCAGCCAAATTGATGGTTGCGTTTACTCTTGCATCTTCATTGTTAGGTGGTTTATATGGTGCGTTTGAGGTCTATAAAGACTATCAAGGCATGAAGAAACGTATTGCTGAATATGTGGCACCAGACTTAACGGTGTTTGATAAACGTTTGGCTGTCATTGAAGAAAACTCAGGTAAGACTGCCGATTACACCCGTGATATCAAGAATGATTTAAAAAGTGATATTCGTAGAGTTGAGGGTGTGGTTGAAGGTGTTGAACGTGGTTCAAAACAAGCTCAACGTGAAAATGAAAATGAAATCAAGTCATTGCGTGTTGATGTTCGTACAAACCTAGACAAGAGCCGTGATGAGATGGACAAAACCAAACAAGTTATAGATGGTAAGATGGATAAGTTGTCTCGTGAGATGGATAGCAAGATTAAGCAAGCGTTAGATAACCCACTATCAAAGTGACATGACTATGCATAAGAAAATAGTAATCACCTGTGTACTGCTATTTTCTTCTATTATGTACACCGAGAACGCTTTCTGTTTACAACCAGAATATCTTCCGGTGTTACCTGTTCGGAATTACAAACACTGGCAAAAATTGGAAAAGGTTTGTGAAACGGGTAGACAAACTTATGGTGCAAATGAGTTTTTGGAAAACGGCAAAATCTGTCGTTGGATGTTGGTATCTTATTGGCCAGAGAATAAGAAATAATGGATCCGTTCACCGCATTTGCCATGGCTCAAGGTGCTGTTAAAGGCATCAAAGCTGCTATGCAGTTGGGTAAAGACGTAAAGGAACTGTACGGACAATTCAGTCAATTCTATTTGTCTGCGGATCAAGTTCATGTGGCCAGCACACAGATGCGTATTGCGGCTGTCGGTAAAACTGATGCACAAATAAATTCAGATTCATTAAAGATTGCCATGGCATCCAAGGCACTGAGAGATAATGAGAAGGAATTAAAAGACATATTGTTTTGGTCAGGAAATGCTGATGTATGGAATGAAATGATGGCAGAACGTACTAGAATGTCAAAAGAACGCCGTGCTTTAGAGAAGGCAGCTGAAGATAAGAAGCAACGTGATAGAGAAATGATGTATAATACTTTGATGAACGCACTGTTGGCAATTGGAATAATGAGTACAACAATTCCTCTAATAGCACTTATATGGCACCTTATCACGAAATAAACACACATATATATTATATTAAACAATTTATTCATTAAAAGGAATATAACATGGCAGAAGAAAAGAAACCATTGTCTCGTTCAGAACGTGAAGCACTAATTAAAGACAAAGCTGGATGGGTTATTACTGTATTGGCTGCACTACTAGCACTCACCACATATTTTGGTGGAAGTAATAGTTCTAAAGTATTGACGAATACAATCGAGGCCAATAATACATGGGCTTTCTATCAAGCAAAAAGCATTAAAGGTACGTTGGCTGAAATGGCATTAGATGATGCTGTACGTGTTAAAGACACCAAGAAGATTGAACAATTAACTGCAAAGATTGACCGTTACGAGAATGAACCAAAAGAAGGTAAGAAAGCTCTAATGGAAAAAGCACGTGGACTGGAAGCAGAACGTTCGGTAGCCAAAGCACGTAGTCCATGGTACACCTTTGCAGGTTCACTATTTCAAATTGCAATCGTACTATTAACAGCGTCAATACTGGCAGTTAATAATAAGTTATATGATGCAAGTCTTGTTGTTGGTGCTGTTGCAGCAATTCTATTGTCCCAAGCTATTTGGTTGTGGTTGCCGTTTGTAATTTAATATATGCGTAAACTTTTAATTATGGCCGCTTTCATGGCGGCATCTACATCATGGTCATCACCTATTACTGCACACAGTTGGTTAGTAACTGACGATAAAGGTAAAATAATACAAGGTGAGAACACAAAAGAAGTGCGTCCAATTGCATCTATAACAAAATTGATGACTGTTATGGTTGTACTGGATGCCAAACAAAATCTTAGTGAGAGACTAGGTAAATTTACTAGAAAAGAATTGATCCAGATGGCTCTGGTTCGTTCCAATAACGAAGCTGCAAGTAAGTTGTGTAAACATTATCCAGGTGGAACTTCCTCTTGTGTTCGAGCAATGAACTCCAGAGTATATTTTATGGGATTGTCTCAAACCAAATATGTGGATCCAACTGGTTTGAATGTTATGAATGTAAGTACTGCTGAAGAATTGGTGGACATTGTGCAAGAAGCAAGTAAATATCCATTGATTGTACAGTCTAGTAAACTATCAGAAGTTAAAATTAAGAAACGCAAAAAGTGGTTAGTGTTCAGAAACACGAATCCAATTATTGGTAAAAGGTATGACTTTGTTGTAAGTAAGACTGGTTACATCACCGCTTCAGGTGGATGCATCGTAATGATGTTAGACACCGATGTTGGTACGAGAACAGTTGTGGTACTAGGAAGCAAAAACACGCATACAAGAATACCTGAAGCGGAATTTGTTTTCAATACTTATAATTAACTGAATCGTTATTTTCTCGGTAGACTGAAGCACCATTTTTCAGGTGAAATCTACGAGCTAGTTCCGTCTTTGGACTGTAGGTAACATAATCAACAATATTTGGTTTGTCGGATTTCATGTACTTAACAGATTCGACAATCAATTCACGTCCAGCACCTGCAGCATAACTCCAAATGGTGTAGAACACCGCAACGGTTGGTGACACTACTGCATCCAATAATTCATCTATGGTAGATGGTATTGAATCGTGGTACATCACACAAACTATAGCTGACACCACATCATCGGTTTTTAAAACCAGAACTTCTGAATTTTTAGATACTCTTACGTTGCGTGGAATATCTGGACGAACTGGATCATCCTTTAAATATTCCAATAATGGATTTTCTAATGAATTTATTTTTATTAGAGTTTTCATTTTTTATCATTATTGGTTGCGGGCCTCGGAGTCGAACCGGAACTGAGGATTATGAGCCCACTGTGATACCATTTCACCAGCCCGCTATATTATTCTTTTACAACTTGTCTATTCATTATCTCATTAAAGGCTTCATCTTCAGCCTCGTCATCATCAATTTCTACTGGTGTTTTTCTTCTAAAGATTTCATCAAAGTTTTTACCATATGTTTCTTGTGAAACACTATATGGTCTTGCATTTGAACCTTTACCACCATCAGACATTTTATTCTCCGTAGATGTATGCAATATCTTCTACTTTTACAATAAAGTAATCCTTTACTGCTGCTGCTTTACCCCAATCAGGTTGTACAACATCACCAACCGATAATTCACTTGCATCAGGACCAACAGCAATAACTCTAGCCTTATCAGGTTCTTCGGAATGTTTTAAAATAATTCCTGAAGATGTTTGTTTGATGTTCTCAATGCGCTCAATCAAAACTTTATCGTGTAACGGCTTAATAATCATAATGTCCTAAAAAATGGAGCGGGTACCTAGATTCCCACTAGGATTATGGATGGACCCACAAATGTTGGAAACACCCGCATAAACTGGAGCGGAATATCAGAATCGAACTGATGACTGGAGATTGGAAATCTCTAATTTTGCCATTAAACTAATTCCGCATGTATGTATTATATATGAAAAAACTTGTAGAGTCAATACTTTTTTTTAAAGTGTACCATTTGGTGCCCCATGACAGAATCGAACTGCCGTAACCTGATTACAAAACAGGTGTAATACCATTATACTAATAGGGCGAAAGAGTTGGAGCGGGCAGCGGGAATCGAACCCGCAACTAAACCTTGGCAAGGTCTTGTGTTACCACTAGCACCATGCCCGCTTATGTTATTATTATATAGTGGTGCGAGGAGCGGGACTCGAACCCGCACGCCATAAAGACAAGAGATTTTAAGTCTCTCACGGCTACCATTACGTCATCCTCGCATTGCTCTGGTCCGGCGTGAGAGAATCGAACTCCCATCAGAAGGGTAGAAGCCTACTGTACTATCCATTGTACTAACGCCAGAGATTTGGTGCTCTTAACAAGAATTGAACTTGTATCTCATCCTTACCAAGGACGTGTACTACCACTGTACTATAAGAGCTTAATTTGGTGCCCCAGGTCGGACTCGAACCGACACGCCACAAGGACATGAGTTTCTAAGACTCACACGGCTACCATTACGTCACCGGGGCATTATTTGGTGCAACCTGTAGGAATCGAACCTACTTCAATGCCGCTTCAAGACACCGCTATGACCACATCAGCTAAAGTTGCATATTTGGTACCTCGTTGGAGAATCGAACTCCCGTATGCACCGTGTAAGGATGCCGTTCTACCATTAAACTACCGAGGCAAATTTACTTTGGGGTGACCTATGGGAGTTGAACCCATACTAAGAGATTCACAATCTCGGGTGCTGCCGCTACACTAAGGCCACACCAAAGTAAACTTTGGGATAATTTTTGGTTTATCATCACCGTTTAAGATTCTAACAATTCCTGTTCTGCCAAGATTCTTTTCAATCTGTCAGCGCAGAAAGATGCTGCTGGAGCGTCAGGTTTAACCATTGGAGTCATGTTACATGTACCTTTGATATAACCGATAGCTTGTTGCACAACGCATGAGGATCCGTGCAGGTCTGATTTGTTCAAGTCCAAGTGAACTTCAACATGATAATCTTCCAACACTTCTGATAGATTTTGAAATAATTCAGAAACTTTGTAAACTTCGGTCATCAGTCTCATTGCAGGTTTACTTTTCTTGTGGTCGTAATCTAATTCACGATCCACATAACCAAAGATTTTACAACCATGACGGCCATCAATATGAACAACTACAGCAAGTGCATAATCGGCATACCAAACACCATTGATTCTAATTCTTTCAGAATCAGCACCAAGATAAACTTTAGTGTCTGGTCCTTGTTTTGCTAAATATTCTTTAACATCTTGTATGTCGAACTTACTCATATCATTCACCTTTCTTTAAATTTGGCACCCCGGGAAGGACTCGAACCTTCACAAACAGTTTTGGAGACTGTCGTGCTGCCATTACACTACCGAGATATAATTCTGGTACCCTGTAGAGGTAACGATCCTCTGTCTATCGGTTATCAGCCGATTGCTCTACCTTTAAGCTAACGGGGTATATATGGAGGGTCATAGAGGACTCAAACCCCTAACTCAAACTTCGTAGGATTGTGTGATATTCAGTTTCACCAACGACCCAAATAATTTTCCAGCGTGATGTTTTCTGTGACAATTTGAACATAAACACGCACACTTATTAACTTCATCAAGAATTTGTTTTTTACTAGCTTCCGATTTATTGGAAATATCAAATTCTTTTTCTGCACTGTCTATGTGATGAAAGTCTAAACAAACCGGTTCAGATTCTCCACACACACAACAGCTTAAGGTTTCTTTCAATTTCAAAAACCATTCTTTATTTTCTTTTTTATATTTTTTTATTCTATTCAAATTTGTTGAATGGTGTTTATAATAAGACTGTTTACTTTTTATTTTACGACACTCATCACAAAAAGTGATTCTTGTTCCCTTTGATTTGTTTTTGAAGGCAAATTTCTCAATTGGGAATATTTCGCCGCAACAATTACATTTTTTTGTTTCCATATATTTTTCCTAGATACGAACTTATTTATAAAGTTTGTATCTTTTATATGGTAGTAACGGTGAGACTCGAACTCACGATAAACACCGTATGAAGGTGGTGCATTAGCCACTATGCTACGTTACCATAGAAAAACACACTCGGCTCTCCTTACAACCTTGTTCCTGTCAATTCAGGATGAAACTGGATGAACCCAGTGGCTCCCCTTGGTTGTTTTTATCTGTCAATTCAGATTGAAAGTGTGTTTATCTATAGCTACCATATAGAAACACTCTGATAAGTGCTTGAATCTTGTGGTGACCCTACTTCACGGTAGATTATTGCAATGGTCGACATATGCAATATGCTGTTTTTCCGCTGTAGTCACACAGAATGTTTTTATATGGTGGACCGCCGGGGAGTCGAACCCCGTACTCCTACGTGCAAGGCAGGTGTGTTCCCAAGTATACCAGCAGCCCATAATTGACAATTTATCCTATTATACGCCGTCAATAAAGGCGATTATTTTTGGTCTCGGTAGAAGGAATCGAACCTTCGCCACATGGCCCCAAACCACGCATGATACCATTTCACCACACCGAGAAATATTGGCTCCAGAGGCAGGGATCGAACCTACGACCAATTGATTAACAGTCAACTGCACTACCGCTGTGCTACTCTGGAATATTGAATTTGTAAGCCTACGCCGCATTTATCGTAGATTTATTCAGGACTTACCGGCCGGTATAGCCTGACCTCGTCAAGATTATCTCTCGAACGATGGATATCACTTGGGATTCGTCCAGTACAGTCCCCATTACGGACCTCCGCAGTTGCCCGAGGGTGGGAGTTGAACCCATTAACCTTTTACTGCTTTGGTCCTTCGAAGAAACCTAGACAGCGTGACTTCACTTGCTGACACTTACAAAACTAAAATGTAGTAGGCAGAGACAAAACTCTATTAGTTTGCGCTTCGATATTTAACGCCACCTTCGTGGATCCGCAACGCCATTTACTCTAGTACCAGACTAGAACTACAAAACTAAATCTGTGGCAGGTGAGGTATCTAGTTAGTCGTTCTAAAAGCAACCAACTTGCCCATTCTCCTTTTACTTTCCTTACCACAAAACTGGCGACTCGTGGGAGAATCGAACTCCCATCTACGGATAGACAATCCGCGATAATGACCATTATATGAACGAGCCTAAAAATTTAACGTGGAGCCTTTCACTTACCACGATTAGTACACTAAAGTACTTGAAGGTTACACCCAACCTTTAAGAGTGATTTGGTGGAGCAACTTGGAGTCGAACCAAGATTGTTTACCCAAAGGGATCAGATTTACAGTCTGAGGATGCACACGCCATAGCATCAATTGCTCCAAATTCTAACATATGTAAACACACTAGAGTTTTACGATAAACTACGCTCTCAAGGTTCTGCTCAAGACCCCATAGGTTTGCCTATGTTTCTAATGTGTTTGCATATGGTAGGGGCACAGAGAATCGAACTCTGATAGACCGGTTAAAAGCCGGATATTCTAGCCGTTGAATTATACCCCCATTATCTTACCACTCTTGTCACTTTCCATGACAGTCTCCTTTTTAAAAAAAAATATTACCATATTAAAATACATTAGGGTGTGATTGTCGTTCCAGAACTACATCTGGATTCTCACGGCTTCGTCTGCCGATAAGACAATCTCCACATTACTTGCCAATTTATTCTAGCGCCATCGGAAGGCTTCATGTAATCTTAGTGAGAATGATGCGGCCATCAAGTGCTCCTAAGTCACCTACTAGAATTGGTAACCTAATATATTTTAATATGGTACTCCGTACGAGAGTCGAACTCGTCTTATTGGGTTGAAAACCCAGTGTCCTAACCGATAGACGAACGGAGTATATTAACTCTACAAATTTTTAAAGAACAGTGTGTATTATATACCAAATACACACTCTTGTCAATACCAGTGTTGCATAATAACAACATCTGTTTTTACATTGATTTCTCAACGCAAGAATGTATTATAACAGAACTGGCCACTTTGTCAACCAGTGTGTTGTTTTTTTACAACATTTGTTATTCGCAAATAAAGAATGGAGTGGGTGACAGGACTCGAACCTGCATTATCCGGACTTGCAAACCGGCACCTAGCCTTTCAGAACACACCCACATTATTTTTTCTTACGTGATATCCAACCATCATAGTTTGGATCAGTCACTTCATCAACACCAAACTTACCTACAAATTCCATTTCACCATTGGTGATAGTCACGAATGTACCGTAACCTATTGCAAACTTCATTGCATCAAGCAATGATTCAAACTCTTGCAACGGTAATTTGTTTTCACTTATAATTTTCCACATATCATATCATCCTTAATTTGGTACCTCTACTCTGATTCGAACAGAGAAACTCCTCCTTTTGAGAGAGGTGACTTTACCAATTTGTCCATAGAGGCATTGGTACCAGCGTAGGGATTCGAACCCTATCAAGAACGCTAATCTGGCGCTAAAAGGCTTATAAGACCTCTCTGACTACCCAGTCTCGCTGGCATATTTGGCGGAGAGTGTGGGAATCGAACCCACTCACCATATCACTACGGCGACAGATTAGCAATCTGCTGCATTACCATCCTGCCCACTCTCCAATTGTTCAATTCTATTTGCTGCTTCTTCTAATAAATCAGCAATTCTATCTGGTGCATTTTCTTGCACCGATTTTCTTGTAGTAATTTGCCTACGAATTTCAGCACGTTTTCTTAATCGATAAATTAAATCTTCTTTCATAAGAATTCCTTTTAATGGCGGAAGACGGAGGAGTCGAACCCCATCCAATTTCTCAGAACCTGGTTTTCAAGGCCAGTCGCAGGACCAACCCCGCTGCATCATCTTCCATATAGAAACACACTAGCATGAACCTGTTGTCAATTATCCCTGCGGGGAACTAATATGTTTTTATATGGCACCCGGAGTAAGAATCGAACTTACAATAGCAGAGTCAAAGTCTGTTGTGTTGCCACTACACTATCCGGGAGTATTTTACTCTACAAATTTTTAAAGAACAGTGTGTATTATATACCAAATTCGATGACTTGGCAATACGTGTGTTGTTTTTATGCAACACCAAACAAAAAACCCTTAGAGGTTGAATTCTAAGGGTCTTGTGTTTGGAATCTTTTCTAAGAACTTTTTATCTTTAGTCCTCATTCTCTACACAAAACCCGGTCGGCCATGACGCATCGGCACAATTAATACTTGTGCGATACTCCGATTGGGACGTAAAGGGTTTATGGGATATGAGGGACACTTTTTTTCTTTCGAGTTATATTTAACGATGTTTGTATTATATAGTAAACTTTATACCTTGGCAAGCGGTTTCACAAAAAATATTTTAATTTATTTTTTTCCACTTGATAGGTTTTGGTACCAAAGGTGCGGTCGGATTTTGAAATTCACTGAAAACTTCCCATAGATGTTCTGCTGTTACATACTTTGTAAGCAATCCAATCTCACGGCCGTAAGCATCTATTTCCCATGGATGTGACCAGTATTCAACCTCATCGGAGTTTATTTTTTTACCACGCCATGTCGATAGTTGTTCATTGGTTTCACCCTCGATATACTGTTTGATGTGAACCATCTCATGTGCTAACGTGGCCAAGATACCTCTGGCACCTAGACCTGGATGAACCTCAATTAAGAATTCTCTTGGTTGTTTTCTGGAGTTGTAATCTTCTATGCTACAAAATCCATATTCGTTTATCTTACTGTCGAAACGTACAGTAGTGAAACAATTGTTACGTATTCTTGTATTGGTAATCAATTCTTTGGCGTAGAACTGGATAGACCTCTCAACGAAAGGCTTGAATGATTCCTCGGGACAGTTTAGAATCTTCAAATTCATGCGAACTCCAGTTTATTTTTTAACCGATAATACTCACTCCTTAGCTATTTATGGACTTACATCTTTTCCACTTTGATACCAGATTTCTCAAGGAAGTTTAATCCTGCCATGTCCCTATAACTATTCCGATAGTATACAGAAGATATACCGCTTTGGTATATAAGTTTGGCACAGTCAAGACAAGGAGCGTGAGTAATAAATATATTAGCATCAAGACCGCTTTCGCTTGATTTGGCCAGCTTCGCAATTGCATTAGTTTCAGCATGAAGAACCTCAGGTTTAGTTTTCAACGTTACGGTATCATCGCTGTGTTGAATAGTATCTTCACAGTTATTATCCCATCCAGACGGCATTCCGTTATATCCAATTGATATAATTCTGTCATCCTTAACAACAATTGCACCAACGTGTAACCTTTTGGCAGAGGACAATTCAGCAAAGGTTTCTGCAACCTTCATAAAAGTATCAAGAAATTTCTGTTTCATTTTGTTTTATAAATGGTGGGCCGACTTGGAATTGAACCAAGACTCCGCCGATTATGAGTCGGAAGCTTTACCATTAAGCTATCGGCCCCCTTGTTTATTTAATGTATTCTAAACCGTCTTTACGCATCCAGTGTAACTGTTGTGTCAATTCATTGGATGGAAAAAACTTAGACACACCAATGAACTCCACACCTTCAATTTCTTTTGAAGGCCAGTGTTTGAATGTATAGTAAACGTCCAGTGTAGATTTTACCCGCACTTTTATTGGACTTGGTGTTTTGATGTTTCGGTTTTCCAATTTCATAATGATCCTATTATAGTCGAAAAAAAGGGCTCTGTCAAGAGCCCCTTTAAATTATTACCGAAACTTGTCCGGATAATTTAATCGTTCCCATTCATCATCGGATACTGGCCACCAGTTCATGTTGGCCATCCATGTAAACGTTGTAGGTTTATTTGTTCAAACCTGCGTTGAAGATAGTCAATGTCTTCCACAGTCTTAGGATTGTTAGAAACAATGTATGCTTCTAACGCTGATCCGTAAGTCTGTGGTTTACCAAAGTTCCGTAAGAACTTGGATAAGAATTTCATTTCTCATCCTTTTCTTTCACAACGATTTTCTTGATTGCATCTTGGCCTTTGACCATGTTTGCTAACCAAATCTTTAACATTCCATTGGTCATTTCAGCATTTTCAATTTCAATTTTGTCATTGAGTTTGAATTCACGGCTGAAATTACGATTGGCGATACCTTTGAAGATAAAGTTTTTATCGTCTAGTTCTTCATCTTGAGTATTACCTTTCACAACCAATTTGTTACCTTCTAGTGTAACTTCAATATCAGATTTGCCGAAGCCAGCAACAGCGATTTCGATAACGAACTTGTTATCTTTGATCTGCTTGATATTGTATGGAGGGTAAGAAACGGTCTTGGCGACTGTCTTTGCCATGTCTTGTAGGTCTTTGAACATATCTTCATAACCTACTGCGAATGGATCAAACTTGTGGAAGTCGAATAAACCAGGTAGTTGTAGCTTTGTCATAATTGCTCCTTAATAAGCGAGTTTTTAAAATTGCAACCCCGAAGGCATTGCATAAAATCCAGGTTACCTTATCTGGTCCGAACTTTCGTGCCGGAGGTGTAATTACACGGACGCCTTTTACCGTAGCATCTAACGGCCCTAAGGTGGGCCTATTATATCTTTATTTATATTGGGTGTCAACCGTTTTGTGGTTTTTTACCAATATTATATTTTGGTACCAATTGCCAGTCTGATTTTTCTTTATGTGAAATGATCTTCACTTGAGATAGAAAGATTGGTACTGGAACTTCAGTTTGTTTTTTGTCAACAATCTTAACTAAGCCCCAATCTTCCAACAGATTTACAATAGCATTTCTGCGTGATAGGTCATTCTCAGTTAAATCAGTTTCTTTACCATCAAGAGCAAATAACTCTTTGAAGTGAACTATGTAATATTTACCACGTTTGTGTAGAATATGGCAAGATTGATACAGTGTATTGTCCTTCTTGGAAGCAACACCGATACGTGTTAACGTTTCACGTACCTTCAAAAAATCATCACTTTCTTCTAATAATACCTCAACTAGATCCTTAATTTCAATCATTTCATTCCGCCTTTAATTGTTTTTATTTTTATTTCAGCGATTTGTTCATCTGTAAGAATACGTAGAGCATCTTTTGCTTTTTGGTTTGAATAACCAAAATAAGTCTTTACAGATTCAATATCAACATCTCTATTAGACTTCTGCCACGGTTGGTACGTCCGTTTCATAGGTCTGATATTATTTAGAAGATACTGGTATTGCATGTCAGGATCAAGTCCTGGCCACATATTCATTTCATTTGAATACAATACACAATCTACATGATAGGATAAAGAACGATTAATGAGGAATGGTTTATATTCTTTGAAGTTTAATTCATCAACGGGTTTCTTTTTGTGTAGTAATAAATCTACAAATTCGAATGGTGTCATTTGAATTCACATTCCACCATGATTTCTGTAAGACAGGCAATGAGATTAATCTCGTGGTCTGCTACGAATGCTGCTTGGTATTGATACTTAGCAAGAATTAGAACCAATTGTGGAACTGAATTAGGTTTAAGAATCTCATACAATGCATCATAGATGTTTCTAAAGATACGTGTTTGGTCATTATCCAAGTTCATTGTAACCCATTTACGGCAGGCTGCAAAGTCTTTACCTTTTAAGGATTTAGTGAGTTCTTCCATTCGAATATCAGAAACAGATGCAAGGATGCCATGGTCAATACTTCCAGAGATTCCATAACGTTGCAATTCATTTAGAATACGGCGATTGTCAGGAAAGTGTTTAGTGATAACCGCAGCAACAACATCTTTACTGTACGTGATGTTCTCTTGTGTTAGAATATATTCCACACGTTTGAAGAAAGCGGATGCCATCTTGGCTTTGCTGCCATTGGCCTTGAAATCAATTACTGTACAACGTGAATGAATCGGATCAATAATACGATTTTTAAAGTTACAAGTAAAAATGAAAGAACAATTCTCTGCATATTCTTCAATACCTGCACGTAAGATTGCCTGAGCGTTTGGTGTTAGATAGTCTGCCTCATCCAAGATGATGACCTTACGACCACCGGTGAGTGACATTGACGAAGCATAGTTCTTGATTTTGATACGAATTGTATCTACACCATTTTCATCCGAGCCATTGATGATAATGTAATCACAACCAACCTGTTCACAAAGAGCTCGTGCAACAGTGGTCTTACCCACACCTGCGGAACCTGCAAACAATAGATTGGGAATCTTATTTTGGTTTACAAATTCCTGGAAGGTATTTTTAAGACCTTCTGGTAGAATACAATCCTCAATAGTTTTAGGACGGTACTTCTCTACCCATAACATATGTTCTGACATTCAAATTCTCCATAATATAATAAAATCAAACCGGTAGTGCGAAACCGGCGGTTCGTTATTTAATGTCGTTCATACTCTCAAACAAGGCTTCAAACTCTTTGGATTCTGCAACCTCAGTCTGGAATGAATTCTTAAACTGAGTCTTTGCCATACGTTTGATAATCTTTTTAGGAATTTTTAATTCTTCATTTGATACTTCAATAATGTCCTTGATAGCCTGATTGTTGGAATCATTGCGTTGCATATGCAATACAACTTCTTCAATATAACCTTTAAGTTGTTTTAATTGTACATCATCAAAAGAACCGAACAATGTATTAACTTTGGTCATATTATACTCCGCTGAAAGAAAGGTCTGAATCTTTAGATTCGATTGCGATCCAATATTGAATATCTTCTTTTGTATTTTTGAAAGATGATAAACCTTTGCTGCACAATTGAACACTGTAAGAACCTGGAAGCATCTTAAAGTTTTCAGTTAAGAATACTGCTTTGAATTTCTTACCATTGCCATCAGAAATTTCTGTGGAGTTTGTGTGTGAAGAATTGTCTTTAGGATCAAAAGATGTGATTGAAATCTTTTCACCATCAGATTCAATTGCAATGTTAGGTGATTGTAAAACACTTGCACTCTTTAGAATGGAACTCAAGTCATCCTCGGTCAAGGTAAACTCAACATCAACTGATGGTAGAGTCAACTCTTTTTCTGGAGGTGTAACAATCATGTTCTTGGCTGTCTTACGATATTTAATCTTGCTGTGTTTATTTTTAAAAATAACATTCAAGGAATCGAATTCTAACTCAACATCCTTATTCAAGGAATGTACTGAAAGGAATTGGTTCAAATCATAGATACAGAAATCATCTGTAAACTCATCTTTAACGGACGCTTTTGCAAGAACCGTTTTAGTTGAAGAAATGGTTGTAAGGCTTTTACCTTTTTTAAACTCAATACCTGGATTGATGTTCGCAAAGTTTTTCAAGACCGCAAGGGTCTCATTAGTTAGTTTCATGATATACTCCGTTTAATTCACTCATTATACTCGAACCATAAGATTTGGCAAGGCATTTAATGAGGTTTGTTTTCAAGTCTTCCAGTGTTCCTACGTTATCAATCTGGTGGTCAATAGTACCACCAAGCCAACGCCATTCAGATTCATGTACACCGGATTTTTGCAGCATAAACTGCTCAGCTTTATTATCACCGTTGTTAGCATAACCAGCAATATCGTACCAGTGAGGTGTAATACCACGTTGTACTTCAATTAAGATGCCATTGTTATTAGTAACAAAATCCATTTCATTTCTGAAACGAACATCTGTGATTACAAAGTTTTCATTAGGATTAGATGCAATGTATTTTTTGAGTTTTATAACCCAAAATTGTTTGTGGAATACATCACGTCCAACTTCTGTGCCCATTAGTTGTAAGGCCAACCTTGGAGTAAACTCTTTACCAAATTCTTTAGACCAGAATTCGTCAGGTTTTTCTCGCCACTGTCTTGATTGTTCCGTATCACCTTCTAACAGATGACGAGGCCAATCAAACATTTCAGCGGCAACATCCTTAACACCTTTAGCAAAACTCAACGGAGTAAAGCCAAGTGTTTTAAGAATGTCGCCGGCTGTGCCTTTACCTGAACCAATGAATCCAAGTAAACCAACAATCATTACATTTCTCCGACAAAATTTGCCACTGCTGGCATATCACCCTTGAAGTGGTATGTACCGATGTGGTCTGTACGCATCCAAGGACACAACCAAATTGATCCACCCATTTTACGCCACAATTGACAGAACATATAATCTTCTGATAAGTAACGGTCAGAACCACCACCTGTTGCAGAATCAACAGTGTCAATCAATGTATCAAAGTATGCATGAATGTAACGAGAACCATCGAAGTGTGCTTGTCCTACGTGGTCTGGTTTGTAACGTAACTGCGGATATGCAGCTGCGAATTTTGGAAACACATCACGGTTAACCAACATCAAACCTGTACCAATTTCTAGAACTTCTAGTGGTTCGGACACGCTGAATTTATCTGTGCCTTTAACTGGATTAAAAACATAATCACCAGTAACAGTTTCAAGTAAACCAACATCAATGTCAGGATTCTTTTCAATGGCCTTTTTCACTGAACGCCATTTGATGGCTTTCTTAGGATAAGGTGCACCGATAACATCTTTGTCCATGGCAAGAAGTGCAATAATGTCTTGTGGATTAAAGTGAATGTCTGCATCGATAAACAAAAGATGTGTACATTCAGAACGGTTAATGAACTCATCAACCAGATAGTTTCTAGCACGAGTAATTAAAGACTCGTTGAAAAGAAATGAGAATTTCACTTGTACACCATATTGCATACACAATGCTTGCAAATCAAGACATGCCTTAGCATATAGTCCGTGATTCATTCCACCATACATTGGTGTTGCAACGAAAATACTTTTCTTTTGAAGTTCCTCTTTTTTAATTGAAATTTCCATTATCTCTCCAAAAATAAAAAAAAGGGGAGAACCACCGATGGTGGTCTCCCCAGCAATTACCGATTAAGCAGTGAAGCTGTAACCAGTTTTAAGTGCAGCACGAACCATAGCTTTGGTTGGTGTACCCATACGATAAACGGAAACTTTAGTACCATCACCACGAGTTTTGGTGTTAGTATAGATAACGTTACCTTCTTGACGCAATTCATCAATACGTGCAGACACGTTGGTGATGCCGAAGCGAGCACGAGCTTGTGCCACAGAAAGAGTGTTGTAACCCTCAGACTTGGTCAAGTAGTTAAGGATTTTGGCTTTAGCGGATAGTTTTGTGTTCATATGAACTCCTAATAATAAATTAAAACAATGTCTTGCAATCAGCAAGTACTCACATCATATCATTATATAGTGTGTGTGTCAAGCATATTTACGGTATACTTGTTTATGTACCAAATTTAAAGACTTTGGTAACATTCACCCCAACAGGATTACCATTTTTATCAACGATAGTTTCCTCATTGGGATTTCCTCCTTTAGATGGATCCGGATTTAATAAGCACGGTAACCATCCTTTATTCTTAAATGGAATTTTTTCAATAATTTCTTCCACAGATTTTTTTAAACCAAATTGTTGCATAATGGTTTGAATCCATTCCGCCTCATCATATACAGCAGATTTAAATTCTTCTTCCCATTCTTTGCGTTGGTCGTATAATGCTGGTGCTTGTTTTGGCTTAGAAAGGAAAAAATGAAATTCAATATCTTGAAATCCATACTTCTTGATTAATTTTTTTGCACCGGCAAAAGATGTGATTGGATTGGAATAAGGAGGAATATAACCCAACTTATTTGTTTTTGCATGATTCGCATCACCTTTGTAAGGAATATTAAACTTCTTTGCAGCTTCAGATGTTGAATTTAAGCCTTCGCCACAATGATATGTTAATAAATTTGAATATTGTGATTTGTGGCCACGAATCAAATCGAAGATTGATTTTCTTTCTTTTTTGGATTTATCAGCAGCAACCACATCAATAAACCAAACAATCTCATCATCATCATTACTAATTTCTGATGCATTAATGGCTTTTAATGTTTGCATAACAATATCGTTTTTCGTATGCTGAGTTTTTGGAGTTTTTTGTTGGTTGCCGACACCATTAAACAATGTCTTAGCTAACGGAGAATCAAATTTATATACATCATATATCATATGAGTAACATCTAGTTCTCTTAAAGATTGGTCTCTTGTGTGTCCAATTAAACCATCATATAATTCTTTGTTTTTTGGGTTTTGAACTAAAATAGGAGGATATTCTGTATGAATAAATCCATTCAATTGAAAAGTAATTTTCATTTCTGAAGCATTTCCTTGAACGATTTTAAGTATTCGACTTTGATCCTCAATATAATATGTCACACGATCCAAACCAATAATTTTTCGCTCAACAAAATGACATTGTTTTTGTATTTCTTTTGGCAAATTTGGCAAAGCCAAAAAATATGGATTTTTGCTAGGTGGGCAAAGTTTTAATGATGATTCTATATCTAAATGCAATTTCATTTAATTTTCCTTAATTCAGGTGTTGTAATATCACAGAGATATTACTGTTTGGTTTAAATTATCAAATTATCTGCCAACTTGTGGTAGATATTTTGCTTTAGTTTCCTCCCAGGACAAGTAAATCAAGTCATCATAGAACAAGGAGTCGTAGGAAACCGTGTTCTTCTTCTTCAACATTGATATACGACCTTTGGCATATTTGGTTTTCCAAATCTCCGTTAAGGTCTCCTCACTGGTATCAAATGATTTTACCAGTTCTTTGTCACCAATCTCTTTACGTAGATATTCGTTGGTGTTATCATAGAGGGGAGAAAAGTAGATGCCCCTCTGATGTTCTGTACGTATGAGCTCTTTGGGAATACCCAACTTACCATACGCAAAATTTAGTGTTCGATTTTTGTGGTCACGTTTAAGTGGAAGACCATTTGGTTTTTTGGATTCCCACCACTCGAAATACTTCTCTGTGTAGTTTTCTTTTACCCAATCATATACCATTCTTAGAGTCTGTCTGGATGGTTCGAAAGCAACCGATCCAGATGAGAATCCCATTTTATTCCAATGCTCAAGACCATCATATTGAGACAAACCATTAGACTTGGTATTGCCATATAAAGAGGTTGTAGTGACGCCAGCAAGTGTATCTCCATATCGTACCTTCCAATCGTTTTGTACTGTGTCAGATAAACACAATAATGCCAATAATTTACCACCCATGTAATTATAACCAAGTGGTTGCAAAGGCACAATCGTAGAACCAATTGCAGTATGGTTAATCATGTTGCCTGTAGTCTTTAAGTCTCGTGGCCAACCAATGGCTTTGTCTCGTGGAGTAAGGTCTAAGAAGTCGGATGAAATACAAATGACACCAAGATACTTGTCCGTCTGTCCATCAATCACTGTGTAGAAAAGGTTACGGCCAATGTTGGAGTTGTTTTTCATTGTAGATGAAAATGTACGAACTGTGTTCCAAGTTTCGGCAAGGTCACCATTGGACAACTGCAAAATAGGACGTAGTTTCTGGTAATCATCAGGTGATTCTGGCATCCAAAACTTTGATTTAACCTTTTCAATCAACTTGCTTTGGTTGATATCAATCAATTGAGTTTCATATCCTTCAAGTGTATTCAACTCACGAGTAGGATACTTCTCATGTACTTCACACCATTTCTGATACAATGTGTATTCACGCACATCCATCTTTGAAGCTTTGGACAAATCTGTAATGAGTCTTTGCTTTACTTCATCGGTGTCGATGTGAACGAAACGTTCAGGTTCATTTTCGATTTTCCATAAACGCCATTGTTCTTCAACGGAAGGAAATACTTTTTTTGTTGCCATTTATTTTGCGGATTTTTGTAACTGTTTCATTCGTGCAGGATTAAAAAATTTACGTCTAATCTTTTCCAATTTCTTTAAACCAAATTGCAATGCAAGTGGTTTTACACGTTGAGTATACATTATTCCGTTCATGTGGTCAAGCTCGTGGAGAAAACATCTTGCAGTCATACCATCGAAAGTTTTGGTATGTTTTGTTCCTGTATAATCTTGGTATTCTATCACAACACTTCTTGGTCGTGTCATCTTCAGCATCAATAGGGGGAAAGAAAGGCAACCTTCTTCCATGTGTGCTTCACCTTCACTGGATATAAGTTTTGGATTGAAGTATGCCACATATTCTTCATCTACACCCATAACAAATACACGGTGTGTAAATCCACATTGATTGGCAGAAAGACCAAGGCCATTGTGTTGCTTACAAGTTTCTACCAATGAGGAAGCAAACCCATTAGGATCAACTGGTGGTTTTTCAAAATCAAAATCAGGTAATACTTGATGTAGTACCGGTGAATTTAATTCAACCAAGTCAAAGGTTTTTAATTTTGGTTGTTCTTTTACCGATACATCGGTTACTTCTGTATTAAATGTAATCACTTCACTCATTTTGCAATCCTTGAGAAATTGTTTTTCTTTTCAAATTTAATGACCGAACGGAACTTATCGAACAGTTGGTCGCCTTTATGTGAGATAACAAACACATTGGTGTCTGTACCCATTTCATGTATCAATTTTAAGAATTCTTCTGTACCAACCGTATCAAGGCTAGAATCAAATACTTCATCTAATATCAACAAGTTTGTATTGGTAGAATTCTTCAACTTGGCAATTTGTCGCCATGTAAAGAGTAATGCCAAGTCAATACGCATCTTCTCACCTTCGGAGAAATTGGCATAAGAGAATTCATCACGGTGTCTACTCTTAATTGTTTCTTCAAAGTTTTCATTGATGTTAAAGTTGACAAAGAAGTCCATTGCAGTCAGGTACTTGTTAATCAACTTATTCATAATTGGCAAATACTGTTTGATAATTTTGGTTTTAATGCCAGTATCTTTCAACAATGCGGCCGCATAATCATAATATTGTTTTGCTTCTGAACCCTCTTGTTGTGCCTCAGTGTGCATAATCAAGTCGGTACGTAAATCTCTCAATTTAATATTATCTACTTCCACATCATCATACTTAACAGACAGTTCGGTTATTTCCTTTTGTGTCTTGACAATGTAGTTAGAGATTGCTGCCATAGTGGCATTGTGTTTTGTAATCTCATTGGAATGATCGTTGATGTGTTTGATAACGACAGAAACGTTTTGCATTTCATCGGTAACTTTCTTCAACTCCGTGGAGATTTCTTCCAATCCAGATTGCTGAGTGGCAACCTTAGTCTTACGTTCTTCAACCTGTAATGACTTAAAGTTGGACTCAATAGATTGTTTGCAAGTAGGACAAGAATCATTATGTTCATAGAACTCAATGTCTTTTACATTCTTCTTAATGTTACTTTCAACCTTACCTTGTAGTGTAAAAAGAGATTTGGATTTCTTTTCCAGTTTCTCTTTCTTATCACCCACTTTAGAAGTAAGTACAACAATATGCTTGTTGATAAGCTCGACCTGTTTGAGTATGTTCTTTAACTGTTTCTTTGAAACGTCAACATCTTCTTTCTTTTTGGTAATCTCATCATCGTTATGTTTTTTGTGTTCTTCGATGTTGGTCAATTGCATCGCAATCTTTTCCTCAATCAACTCAATTGCATAACGACCTTTGGTCATGTTTTCTTTGAGTGAACTCATCTTGTCTTTTAAGACAACGTTCATGGAAGAAAAAATCTGAATGTCGAGCAAGTCCTCGATGATTGTTCTTCTATCTGATGATGAAAGTTGCATGAACGGAACAAAGGATGCTGAACCAAGAATTACGACTTGCGTAAAGGACTTATAGTTTAATTTGAGAATGTTCTTCTCTAATATTTCTTGATAGTCTTTTGCAGCTGCATCTTGGTTCAGCAAAACCGAATTGCAGTAAATCTCAAACACATTAGGTTTGATACCACGTACAATCTTGTATTTTTTCTGACCAATATCAAATTCAACCTCAACAAGCGCATCACGGCCATTAATCGAATTTAATAATTGTGGTTTGTTTATTTTACGAAATGGTTTACCAAATAAACCAAAACACAAGGCATCTAGAATGGTAGATTTACCTGCGCCGTTGTGGCCAATAATGAGTGTGTTAGTTGACCTAGTAAAGTCAACTTCGGTAAACGAGGCACCTGTACTTAAAAAGTTGCGCCAACGTATCTTCTGGAATAAAATCATGCTTGTTCGATGTTCAATGCTTCAACATAAAGTTCTTTTAACAATTTTTTTAACTCACCATTATCTATGGAATCTTCATTAATAGAATCAACATATTTGTTTAGAATGGTCAAGGTATCTTCCGCTTGGTCAACCATGTCATCATCAACACCTTCCAAAATGTCGGTGAAATCTTCTGCAATAGTAATGTCAATTGGATTAACATTATACAGGCTATTCATGAATTTGTCAAACAAATACGGATTGGTTTTGTTCATTACAACCACTTTGACATAGGTACCAGTGTATGGTTTGAAATCTATATCTGTAATTTCTTTGATGCTTTTATCTTTATCATCATATACAATTTTGTGGAACATCACATTAGGATTTCTTACAAAATCCAATTTCTTATCATCTAGATCAAAGAGATGGAAACCACGAGGATCATTGTAGTCTTGCCAAGTAAGTTCGTATGGATTTCCAAGATAGTAGATATCATTGGCTGAAGATTTATGGTGATAGTGACCACTGAAAGTGTATTCAAATTTATTGAATATGCCACGGTTAAGACCTTCTTCTGACGGCATGCCACGATACATGGCAAATCCTGCAATCTCAAAATGTCCCATGCAAACAGATGCTTTGGTATTCTCCAACATCTTCATAGATTCATCCACATTTTCAGGACATATCCAAGGCATCATACAAATCAATTCTTCACCAACGCAGATTTCTTTTGGTGAATCGATTACATGTATGTTATCATATTCTTTAAGTAAAAGGTCAACCGAATTTACATCATTGGTGTTCTTGAAGTATGTGTCGTGGTTGCCAGCCAGCATATGAATTTTGATATTCTTTTCACGCAAAGGATCAAAGAACATTTCTTTGGTACGTTTCAATGAATAAAAGTTTACATACTTCCTACGGTCAAAGGTATCACCGAGTATTAATACGGTATCAATCTTCTCCTGTTCTAAAATAGGAAAGAATGTTTCTTTATAAAACTTTTCATAAAAATCCAGGAAATGAATCGAATCATTCCTTGCGCCAAAATGTTGGTCGGTGATTATCGCAATTTTCATTTATAACAAATATTAATCTATCTTAATTCTAATACACGTTGTCGTAACTCAGTGGTACTAAAACTATGCTGCCTACTATTGAAATATACCGAAATTGGTAAATTAAAACCGGTAAATTGTTTGTCCCGGTATTCTTCTCCGATGATTCTAACATCAATTGGGTAAGAAGTCAATAGGTCCATCAACTCTTTTTCTGTGGAATATGGTACAATTTCATCAACGTGCTTGCAGGCCTGTAATTGTATGAATCTTTCCAGAAGGGTTTGTACCGGTTTATTCTTCTCCGGTCGGTCAATGGTAGGATCCGATTGTAATCCTACGATGAGGTAATCACATTGACTCTTTGCTTCCTGTAACATCATTACGTGTCCTGCGTGGAACAAATCAAAACAAGAACAGGTAAATCCCACTCTCATATCACCACCTAATTTATTCTTTCTCATAATTTACTCCATGAATTTTTCTATACCTTTGGGTTTCTTGGCTGCATCCTTTTCCGCTTTCTTGGCATTTCTGGCACTCTCATATGTTCCAATGAATTCGGCAATATTGTCGTACAGTTCGAATTGTTTTGAAGAACCATCTTCTGACTCCAACATCTCAAACTCATCCAGTACACCATACATCTCTGTGGCCTTATACTTGACGTACAGTTGTTTCTTTTCCTTTTGGATTCTACGTAAGAACGCATAGTAGATTACCTGTGTAAAGTATGCAAATGGATTCTTAGATTTGGTAGGATCAAAGTTCTCAAAGTACATGAGACAGTTCTCAATGCCATCGGATACCATTTCATCTCTATAGGTGTAGTTGATAAAGTTTGGTTTGTGGGAAAGACCTTCACCAATCTTCATAAAGCACTCACCAATGTAGTTTGGTATGTTGGGTTTAGTTTTGTTTTCCAATTTTGCCGCAGCGCATTGTTCCTTGTAATCTACCAAGGCCTTTAGGAAATCTTCGTTGTTAATGTAATGTTTAATTTTGCTCATTCAAGTATACCATAGAAAGTTGTTGACAAGGGGCTTGACATGTGATATAGTTCACGGTGTCCCCCAATGATGTTAATGTAATAAGGATTTAGTTAAGTCCTTCTCCTCAAAAGCTAGTAACACCTCATCTGTTAAAGCTACCTCTTTATCTTTAAGATTTTCTTCCTTCATTCTGCGGAGAGATTCCACATAATATTCCGCAAAATCATCGTTTGGATCCATTGTGCAGAGTATATCTTCCTTGTTCACGTAAACAAAATTATCTTTCATTACCGCAACAGGCAACCAATACTGTAACATGAGGTTTACACCTCGGATTTCGAACAACATTGGATCTACAATTTTATATTGGTCATTTGTTGGTGATGATACAGAAGTGCAATCGCAGATTACATCCAAACCATCTTTGAATCTTACAATTTTAATTTCCATTTTTTAATCCTATGTTGTAGATTTTAAAGGGGAACTTCTCCTCATTATATATCTTTACTCTTTCCACAAAATGTTGCAACGTAAAGTTCATATGTTTTTTGTGTCTGAGGTCATCTGCGATATCATAGAGTGTCGCCATTTTCTTTCCTGCCGATTGTCGTAAACCTCGTCCAATAGATTGAAGATTGCGAACTCGTGATTTGGAAGGAGATGCGAATATGATATTATGCAAATTACGAATATTAATTCCAGTACTAAAGGTACCAAAACTAGCCACAACAATAGCGTCATTTTCTGTCTCCATAATTTTACGAATAGCTTCACGATCATCCGTATCTACTTTACCGTGAACAAAGAACACTTTACGTCCATTTGCTTTCTCTTTGATGATTTCAAACAGAATCTTTCCATGTTTTTCCACCATCTGAAATAATACCAATGTATTGGTGTTTAAACTAATTGCAAGATTTCGAATGAATCTATTACGATTCTCATTCAGAATCAAGTATTCTATTTCTTCTTGGTACGTGCAACCTTTCATGCTCTCTGCAATCTCAGGTGAATGTTTCAATACCAAACATTTAATCTCAAAAGGAGATAACTGATTAGTGTCAATCAGTTCTTTTGTAGTTGTGACCTTCTCTACTGCACCGAATAGACCTTCCAAAACCAACTTGTGAGTCTTTGTTCCATCCAAAGTACCAGTAAGTCCAACTCTGTACTTAGTGTTTGTTGCTGAAGTTAGAATCGTAGTAAGAGATTGTGCTTTGAAAAGGTGAGCCTCATCACCAATGATGTATTCAAAATCTTGAAAATATTCTTTAGGTAACTGGTAAAGTGATTGCCAAGTTGAGATTATTAACTTCTTGTCCGATACTTTATCTTTACCTTGATAGATTCTGTGTACGTTTTCCTCCACATCGAAACCATTGTGTGAAGAATAGTCTTGAAAATCGGAGTATAACTGTTCAACCAATGAGGTTGTCGGTACGATAATCAAGCCTTTAAGGTTCTGATACTGCAACAACTGTCTGAATATCAGATATATGATTAGGGACTTACCAGAAGCGGTAGGAGACAACAATAACGCTCTACGCCTTTGCATTGTATGTATGAACGCATTACGTTGGTGGTCACGTACTTTAATTGCGTTACCTTGAGAATGTAGATTCAAAGTATCAAAGAACTTCTCCGCATGGTAAACTGAGTACTCATCTTCCAGTTCTTCTAAGTCATACGTATATCCACGTTCAACGCAGAACTCCTTCAGATACGGAATCAATCCAAGATATATTTGACTAGTCTGTAAATTGAATAGTCTTATCTTTCCATCCCACAATCTATTACGGAAGGCTGGAACAAATTGATAACCAGGTACAAAGAACGTAAAGTACTCTGAGATTTCCATAGTGATGTGTCTCTCGCCAACTATCTTGGCATAGACCTCATCTTTTTTTGTTATGGTTAAATCTTTATTGTCCTGCAACGAATTTCTCCCATGATATAAAGTCACGCAATTGCCATGTGCGTTGTTTCAATTCATTCATAATAGATTCAATTACAGATACGACTTCCTCATGGTATACTTTTTTCTCAAGTAACTTGATGAGGTCTTTGTCTGCTTCGAGATATGTGGTTATGTCAGACTTGAGTGCAAACTGAAATGGTTCCCAACCATATTCAGATAGTTCTTCCTGAGACATTTTACCAGTGAAGTACTCCCATTTGACCTTACGCATACGCAAGTAATCAAAGTGAGCCTTCTTAGAGGCAATACGGTGTTTAGTAAGTATACTTACGTATTTACTATGATACTTGGGAATCTTTAAGAGCTCTTTGCTAGGCTCTGTACGATCTATGTCCGCATCTGATTCCCACATTTTTAATATCTGTTCAAGTGTTTCCATTTATGTTTAATAATATAGTCAAATTAATATGTCCATTATATCATAAAAATATTATGCTGTCAAGTATTTGTATGATTGATACCTAAATGTGGCTCTTGCGGTGATAAGGTTGTCCGCAGATTGGGTAGTGTCAAACTGAATATCTCCGATGGTCAAAGGAAATACATTTAGATATTGTATTCTTATAATAGGATTATTCAGTCCACTTAATATGGTCAGTGTGGCGTCAGAAAAGTGTTTGATAGATTGCAACTCTCTACTACCGTCTCTGGATTCAAATCCATCTGGATCAGCCATAGACAAGAACCAATTATATAAGTTCTTCCATGATTGCAATTCTTCATCAATTAGAAATTCTATTTCCAGTGGAGAATAGGTTAACTTGGTACCTGGAGAATACATGTCCAAAAATGGCGTAGCCCTATTAACTTCACCTAGAGAAACTCCAGGTAAATTAACCGATTGACAAAAATATTGTACAGTTTGAATTCTATTAAACGTCAACAAGAATTTTGTTGGTTGTAGTAAATTAGTATTCTGAGGACTTCTAGTAATTGCAGTCATTTTATCTCCTATATTACTATTTATGAGCCAAAAAAAAGGACCACCGAAGTGGTCCTTTTAAAACTGTCACTCTTAACGGTGACTTTTTTTCAACGATTACATCAAGTTTTTAACTTGGAAAATACGGTAGTAAACATTACTACGAGCATTCAATGCACCGTTACCAGTTGTCAAACCAGTTGCGAATGGGTTTGCAACCATGCCGTAACGAGTTTTGAAACCGATTTTAGGTTGGAATGTATATTGGTCAACCGCACGAACCATTTGTAGAGGAACGTATGGGCAATAGAACAAACCAGCATCATAAGGAGAAGAACCCTTATAACCAACTGTTACCAATTCTTGGTTGGATGTGTATCCACCAAAGTATGGGTCGATGTACACTTTGATACGACCGTGTAACATACCTGCGAAGGTGTTACCAGTGTCATCAACTTGCAAGTCAGCAGACAAAGCAGGAGTGTATTGTAACACACCAGCCATCGCCATTGCGGAAGCAACGTCAGATGATACAATCATCACGTTACCTTTACCACGACGAGTTTGTTTAGCAATAACGTTAGCATCACGTTCGATTTGGAAAATCAAACCTTTGAAACGTTCAACTGACCAACGACCGTTAGAGTCTGTATCCAAGTCGAAAGAACCAGCAGTTGTAGTACCATACTGAGCACCGGCAACAGCGCAAGTATAGATAGTACGGATAACTTCACGGTTAATTTCAGCCAAGATTTCTGTAGACAGAATGTTTGACAATTCTGTTTCAGCATCTAGACCATGGATTGCTTTCAAGTCTTGAGCGAGTTCAAGTGAGTACTCAGCTTTCAACGCACGGGATTGAGCAGTAACAGTAACCTTCTCGATAGAGAAAGCCATTTGACTGAACATACCTGTATCAGTATCAGCACCCAAACCTTCAGCACGACTTGTTGGCATGCCGATACCAGTTGTGTAACTGTTAGCAACCAAATCACCACCAGCATTTGTTACAATGTCAGTTGCGTTGTTACCACGGAAACCGTATGGATTTGCAGCAGAACCAGCACCAGAGAACAATGTGTTTGCTTCATTGAAGAAAGCTTCATTGCTGTTTGATGGACCACCAGATTGTGTGTTGTAACGAGCACGCATCGCAAAGATCAAGCCTGTTGGGCCTGTCATTGGTTGAACGCCAGCAACATCATAAGCAATTAGGTTAGGCAACGCACGGCGAACCAAACTAATCAAGATTGGGTCGTAGTTAGAAATGCCAGCACCTGTTGCATTACCAGGAGTTGCAGAGTAAGTAGTCTCGTTCAATGCTTGTGCATCGGTAGACATAGCTTGTTGTTGGTTTTCCAAAACCAAAGCTGTAACAGCCTTTTTGTATGGATCTTTAATCGCTTCTAATTCTGGGTGTTCCAGAACTGGTTGCCATTTTTTTTGTAGTTCTTCGGTTAGAAACATTAGTTTTCTCCTTGTTAGTTTCTGTTAGTGGTAAAGTTTATTTATTTAGCCACTGTTTTAGATATTGCGGATGCGTATTGTGCCATTGCTGGGTCACCTGAAACAGAAGTTTTAGGTTCATCTTCAATTAACACTTCTTCATTTAGAGCAGAACTGTTTCCAGACTTAACTTTGTTTTGAAAGTATGAATCTACCAAAGTTTCTAGTTTATGTCCAAATTCTTCCTCAGTAGTAAACTCAACGCTCTCTGCGAGTGTTTTCAATTTTTCTACTTGGGTCTGCGTCAGGCCTTCACATACTGCATGTATAGCCTCTGTCTTTTTGTGTTCGTTAAGTTCTCTTTTCATTGCAACAGAAGATTTGATTTGTTCGTTGATTGAAGATTCTAATTGTTCAACCTTAGTTGTCAATTCTTCAACAACATCAACTTTTTCTTCTGGAATGTCGATATAGTGTTCTGTGAATAGGTCACGCATACCACGGATGAAATCTTCAACGATTTCGGAACGTAGACCAGATTCGATAGCCAATTGATTTTCTTTAAAGAATTCTTCAGCCATATAGTCGATGTACTCATCTAACTTGGTAGCCAAATCTTCTTTAACTGTTTCAACAGCAGATTCAAATTCTTCAAACAGAGCTTCTTCAACTTCTTCCACAATAGATTGTGAACGAGCAATAACTGCTGCTTCGAAAATTGTAGTTGCTTTCTCTTTGAATTCTTCGGAAAGACTTTCACCAGAAAGAAGTGCGCCAACGTCTTGGTCCATTTGTTCTTTCATTTTTTGTTTCTTCATCATCTTCTTAATCATGGCCGCATCTTGTGCTGAATCTTCATGACCTTTTTCTTCTTTTTCTTCAGCAACTACTGTCTCATCATTTTCTACTTCTTCTGGAACAGCATGGAAAGTAGCGCCTGGATTAGACTTCATAGTTTGTGTAGCAAGTTTTGCCTTGATACGGTCACGAATTGCTGAGTAGTCAGTCGCAGCAGCTTGTTGAACTGCGTGTTCTGAACCTTCTGAGTCAGCAGGTCCGCTTAGTTTGGAACCTGGTTGCGAACCTACTGGAGGTGTTGCACCTGGAGGTGTTGCGCTTGGTGTACCTTTGGTGTAGTCTGGTTTGCCATCGGCAAGTTTGTCTACAACGTCAGCAACTTGTCCAACATCTTTGGTGCCATAAGCAACCGCAGCGGATAGTTTTGATGCACCGTCTTTGCCACCACGTTTTGATGAAAGGTTAGCTTCAAAGTTTTCTTTAGCACCTTCTGTCAAAATGTTTTTAGCGGCGTCTGTCAGATTAAATTTTCCCATTTTGAGAATCTCCTTGATTTATATTGGATATTTATAATTAAAGTTTTTTAAGGAAGTTTTCGAAGATACTTAAACTTACTGCTTCGATTTCTTTACTTGAGGCCTGACGAATTTCTTGTTTGGCCTCCTCGTACTGTTGTTCCGACCAAACGCCGTTTACCAACATCCACTCTTTACCTTCCATAATTCCTTGTACGAAAGCACCAGGGGCAGAAGGGTCTGCTACAATATCTGCCGCTGTGGCTAGATGAAAGTCTCCTTGAACGACATTGATGCCGTTTTCCATTTTAAGGGAACCCATACCACGAGAAGATACACCTAATTGTGCGCCGCCCTCGATAAGACTCCTTGCAATGTTACCCATAGGGGTTTCAAGAATTTTTGCTTTGCCTATCCAAGCATTTCCCTCTTGTCGTAAACCAACAATTAAATGTGATACACGGTCAAGGTTAATAGATGGGGTGTCTGGATGACCCAGTTCACCAAAGGCACGATTTTTTGAAATGTATTCTTCTGAATAACGATTAACTTCATTACGCATAGTTTCTTCTTTATACATGCGTTTGTTTTTGTTAACCGATTCAGCTACTAGAAACGGACCTTCAATGAAAAGAGTTTTCTTTCCATCTTTTTCTTCCGTTAAATAACTTACTGACTCTGAGAGTTCTCGTATTAGTTTCATTTTAGTCCTTATGGTCTAATGGCGTAACTGCCATAGTTAAATGCAGCAGGATCATTAAATTGACCACGTTGATAGTATTCGTTTTCTTTACGTACTTCTAAGATGATTGTATAAACACTGTTTGCAACCATACCTCTAGTAATAAGTCCAATGTCACCAAGACAATTCGCAGTTGCTTTAGCATCATTCGGTATTGTTGTCCAATTGCCCATACCGTCAAATTCACCATTTCCATTTAGATGGAAAATGTATTTAACTGTGTCAGCATGCCAGAATAAACTTACTTGGCCGGCGCCATCTGCACAATCATACCAAACACGATTGATTGCTAAACCGTAATATGGCAACGGGCCTGTGTTTGCGGTTGAAGAAAGTAAATTTGCTTTTGAACTATCTAATGCACCAGATAATGTGTTTGCTTGAATTCTTCGGTGGTCATTCTCTTGGCCAGTACCATCAAAAAACCCAGTCAATTTAATAACTGCATGTTCTGTTGTGTCTTTAATGACTTGATATCCATATGAATTTGCCATTTGTAATCCCTGTTATTGTTTAGATAATATTTATATAATTATAATGAGATTAAGATTCTTCAGCTTCAGGCTCTGGTTGAACATTGTCACCCATTAAATTCTTTGCAACTTCAGCTTTATGTGCCTCTATGTGAGACATAACTCTATCTGAAATAGCAGAATACAATGCATCACGCATTTCTTTTGCGTTGTCTTGTTCAGCATAGTCTACAATTGTTCGTGCTTGTTCCATGTTTCTCTCCTAATTATAATATACGTTTCAATTTAGTGAACGTGTTTTCCAAAATTAAATCACCTTCTGGTGTATCGTTTTCTTCTTTTTTGGAAGAAGTTTTCTTCATGTCAGCTTGCGCTTTTAAATCTTCTGGATGAGTTGGTTGTGCAGGTATGCTACTCATCATCTGTTGTTGTGCAATGTCATTAGATACACCTACTGGTATACCTAAACCTTCTTCTTTTTCTTTATCTATCTGTTTCTGAATTACTTTAATTTCATCATCATTCATACGCAATACATTTTGTTGTATCCATTGTTGAGAGAAATATCTTCCAGTATAAGGATCAACAGCAGATAACAGTGACAATCTTTGCGTCATTAATTCCGCTTCTTTAAGTTCGGAGAAATTATTGTCTTTAATAAAGTCGTAATGTACGTTTTCTTTAAACAAATCCCATTCTTCATTTGTACAGACACCTTTTAGTACACACTGTACACGCAAAGCCTGGTCAAATACATCCGAGAATTTGCTTCGTAGTCTATCAACAAACTTAGAAAACTTTAATTCATCACGAGTAATTTCTGATGTACGTCCCAATGAGAAACCTTGATTGGGTTCTAAACGAGAGATAGGTACACTCAAAGCACCATATAATTTCTTTTGGAAGTACTTAACGTCTTCCAGTTCACCCAGGTTTTGACCACCAGGCAATGTTGTAATCTCTGTACCTTTACCACCTTCACGGCGAGGTAACCAAAAATCTTCAAGCATAGACATATGTTTACGGTCATCACGTACTTCACCTGTGTTTGAATCATACACAAGTTTGTTTTTGTACTTAACCATAATGTCACGCAGATATTGTTCCGCTTTTAATTTCGGTAAGTTACCTACGTCAATATAAAATATACGGCGTTCTGGTGCTCTCGAAATACGATATATGACCGTTGCATCCTCAATCATACGTAATTGATTGAGTGGTTTAATTGCTTTATGTAGATAACTCAGCACGACCGCACGGCGTGAATCCATAAGGCCAGAAACGACCGAAATGATAGAGTCAGTAGTAATGCGTACACCTGTTGGACCGTAGTTGGAAGAACTTCCTGTCACGACCTTGTCATTGTATATGTAATACTCATTAACCGGTTTCATAATGTCCGCACCAGTGCGTTCATCTTTTTGTTTTTTGATTTCTCGTACCTTACGTAACTTACGTGGGTCGATGTATCTTAACTCTTTAATACCTTCTTGTGGATTATCACGGTCAATAATGATGTGATAATACATTCTACCGTCAACATAGTAACGGCGAAAAATATCTTGAGCCATATTTTGATAGTTAATCAAACGAAGAATATTATTAAATTCTTCCTTAATGGCCTTCTTAATTTTATCATTTTGCTTCAAGTCATCCAAAACAATCTCGGTAATTTTACCGTCATCATCTTGAACAATAGCTTCATTAACTATATCATCTATCGCCGATTCAATTTCAGGTTGCATTGCCATCTCACGGTATCGAGAAATGAGTTCTACCTCATTCTTTGCAGTACCATCAAGGTCAACGTATGTGCCATAGTAAGCGGCAGATGTAATAGTTAATGCACCATCATCCGAACTTGGAGGTGCGAATGACTGTTGCGTAGTCGATTCTTCTTCATCCTTTGCACGGGATATAGTGAAACCGAAAAGTGAAAATTTATTTGTATTTGCCATATATTGTGTGTAATTATAAAATCAAAAAAACATTGGAGGGCACTAGGCCCTCCACTAATATCAAGTTGTTGTGTCTGTTTCCCAGAATTGATAAGCAAACGTTGCAGTATACTCCTCAATTGCGTCATTTGAACCCCAATCTAGGTCGATTGGTGCCAAATCAAGTGGGAACACACCAACAAATTTATACCTCTTCAATTCGTTACCAGTTTTTCCGTATTGTATTACACTAGCGTCAATTGAATATCCGTTGGAACTCAAAGCCGCAGCATTTCTTACATTACCCGAATGACTATTGATAGTATTCATCCAGTTTTCTAAAGAATTTCTGATAACAAAATCTTCATCGTTAATAATTGTCAATGTCCAGTCGGCGAAACTTCTGTTGCCAGCAAATTTCATTTCACGACCGAAGTAGTAAACAGGAACAGTACCTATTGTAGAGCCTGGTAGTTGAGCTGTCTTTGCCATAAATGTTATTTTTTGGCCAGCAGCTGTAGCGTTTTGTACGATTGTTGGGAATATTAGAGAAACCGAAAACAGATTAGGACGGGCACCGTCTCCAATCATGTTCGCTCTAAATTCTGATACATTGAATGCCATTGTTTTCTCCTATTATCGTTTATTTATTAAGCTGCACCAACGATTGTCACGAAGTCAACACCAGTTCCAACTGCAATAAAGTTTAATTGGATGTAGTTAACGGAACGAGCAGGCTTAATGTATATATCACCAACAAATTGGTTGCTATCAATAACCTGTTGTGTATTATTAGTTGAATCGCAAACAACTCTGAAATCAGTAATACCACGGCGACCTTGGATTTCACGCAAGAACGGAGCGACTAAAGCAATAAACTGTGATCTTGTGAATTCATCATTCAACTCAAACATAGAATACTTGGCTGCTTGTGCAATTGACTTTTCAAGTGTGATAAACAATCTACGAACATTGATACGGTCAAACGCAGAAGGTTTTGCCAACAACGTTTTATCACCAAACAACAATGTACCTTGACCTGGCATTGAGATAACAGGATTAACACCTGCTGCATACAATGTATCACGGAAAGATTTTGTTGGGTTCCAAGCTAACTTGATACTGTTTTTAATTGCACCACGATTGAAACCTGCTGGTGAGAACCATGGGTCTCTGTTGTTGTCTGTGAAAACACAAAGACCAGCAATATCACCATTCAAAGGTATCCAACGGTATGAATTGTTATATTTGTCGAATTGATATTTCCAACCAGAATCGGCAACAACGTATGAAGAACTTCTTGATAGTGCGGTTAACCAGTTTAAAATGTTTGAAGTTTCTGAACCAGCTTGATTAACAACGTCAACGTAACGTGGAGAAATGAACGCCACGCAATCTGCACGACCAACAGCAAGTGTGTCGATAACATATTGTTGAACTGTAACTGAGTGTCCGCCTGTTAGAACCAACGCAACATCAATACTTTCCTTATTTGAAAATAAGTCATACGCTAATTGTATGTTACCGTCAGTAGGAACAGCATTCGTACCTGATGTTAAGTTGGTAACAATGTTTGTCAACGGACGGCCGAATGTTCTTCCTGCTGCCGTTCTATCCCAAGTTGAACTTGTTGTTGCATAATCAACAGGACTCATTGAGTAAACGTATTTTGAGTTGTTAGATATAACTTGTTTGTAATAGTTTGTATTGCCATTGATTGTTGCGTCAGACGCAGCTGAGACAAAACCGTAAGTTTCTAATACAGAACCAGCTGAACCTGTTAACAAACCGTCTTGGTCAACTACAACGATGTGCATTTCATCACTTGCACCATTTACTGAACTTGCATATTCAGATGTACCTGGTGCGGATGTAAAGTAGTTTTTGTATGCCCAAGTACCATAAGTTGTAGTATTTGCACAAACATGAACAGTCACGGAGTTACCTAGTGTACCAGGATATCTTGCAACAAAAGCTCCATAAGCATTACTGTTGTCAACGTCAAGGTATGCAGCTTCGTAAACATCTTCATTTTTAATCTGTATGTTACTTCCGTTACCGTCAGTTGCGTTGTTAGCAAGATTGCCAACCGCACGTACTATATTTAAGTTATTACCATAAGATAAGAAACTAGATGCGGTAAAAAATGATACTGCTGAACCCGAATCTGGCTTACCGTAGGTTTTAACAAGTGTAAGCTCACTGTCTATTTGTTTTACTTTCTCTGCTGGACCCCATTGGAATGTCCCAGCAAATGCACCGGCCGTTTGTTGCGTAGAAGGTACAACTGTTGTTGCATCAATTTCCGACACATTTACGCCTGGAGAGATTTGAAATGCCATTTTATTCTCCTTGAATTATTATGTTCTCTTGGCAAAATACCATATAGTATATTTATGAAACGCTGGATTTACAAATTTCACAAGTCTTTTCTAAAGAAGTTTGCGTATGTTTCTCCACCATCAGCGAGTTCCCATATATCATCACCAATTATCTCGAAGTCGTGTTCTAAACCATCTTCAATAATTGGTGCTGGCAAAAGGTCCTCATCCATTTGATTCATATTTTCTAACTGAATCTGTTTACGAATGTCGTGATTTACAATTTCTTTGAAGTATTGCTGAGTTGTTACCCATGCAAATATCACCAAAGACATAACCAAGTCATCATTTGCACCATCTTCCGCACTAAATGAGTTCTTTTGTTGAACAAACGTAGTCAATTCGGAGTAAGTATCAAAATCATTAATAACTAATTTGTCACCTTCAATCAAGGTTTTTAGGTTGGAACAACCAATTGCCTTAACTTGAGGTGACATTTTCAGGCCCATTTGAATACCACGAGCAAATCCTGCTGATAGTTGTTGTGGTTTCTTGTTGCCTGTAAATACTTTCCATAGATTCTCATACTCAAAATCTGCGTGTAGTGAGTCTGCAACCTGTGGATTATTATTTATTTCTATTAAAACATACGCATCATTGTAATACTTGGCTGCATTGTATATGACGGTAGGATATAAAATTGGTGTGATTGACGAACTTTTATACACCGCAACTTGTTTGTATGGTGTTTCTGATATGTCTATAACTTGAAATGCAGAACTGTCCAGATTCTTACCTTCTGAAACGTCAACACAAATTGCATATAGGTGGTCTGTATTACTCTCGTTTACACCTTCTTTGACTGGGTGTTCATATATCTTCAACATATCATGGTTGGCAATTGGATCACTGTATGCCAACTGTTGAAGTTTATAACCAGATATTAGAGTATTGGTAGAACCTAAGAACTCAGTTTCAAACTCTTGCTTGAATTGTCGTTCAGAGGTGTTGCGAATTGTTTCTTCTTTCCATTTCTCATCACGGCCTGGTACCATTGACCAGTGAATCTCAAAGTTTATATAATTATTTTTCTTGTTCAAAGAATCCATCCACAACTTGTAGAACAGATTCATACCGTTAGGTGTTGACACAATAATAATCTTTGTCTTTTTACCAGATGAAATTACAGGATAAACGGAGTTAAAGAATTCTTCTGCAATATTATTAGGAACGAAAGCAAATTCGTCCAAGAATACAATGTTAAAAGAACCACCTCGAATGGCGGAACTAGATGTGGACGCAGCGATAATCTTAGAACCGTTCTCTAGTTCAACGTTACCTTTATTCCAGGTAAGAACACCTTGTTGCAACCACATTGGTAAATTCTCATAAGCCAATTGGTATTTTGAAAGAATGTCTCTTGCAAGAGAACCTTTGTTTGCCAGAACGGCACAGTTTTGTGTGTCAGTAAAGATAGTTGCCCACAACATATAAGCAACAGTGGTTGTTGTTTTTCCAACCTGACGAGGACATTTAGTAATAACGAAACGATTGGATGCAAACAACCGAATCATTTCCTCTTGAAACCCCCACATCGCAAAGTTGATTAGACCTTCATCAACGTTGACAATTTTAATATAGTTTTTGGCAAAGTATACCGGATCACTTGCACATTTAACATATTCATCAATCTGTTCTTTGGTGTACTCTACCTTAACGCCAGCCTTCTTTAATAAGGGATTGTCCCGGTATGCATCACCACTATGCAATTCACTCATTCTTTACCTCTGAGTAACTTATTCAATTCAGCAGTAGAACCTATGAATATAGCTTTATCTATTTTAGTGTCTCCATCTTTTTCGGGACCATTCATAACACGCATCTGTTTCTGTACTGCTAATAGTTCTTTGTTTGCATCTACTACGTTTTTTAATAGTGTGCCATAGACCTCAAAGGCTCGTGGGTGTTGTCCTGCTTTGGCGATATTCAATATTTCATCCATGGCATCTTTGCCTTGGTCAATCAACTCTTGTAAATTATCTTTAGTCTGTTGATATGCATCAGCCAAATCTTCTTTTAGGTCTGGTTCATTTGTATCTGGTGTTACAGTGACTAAACTTTTTTCTTTAGGTTCAATCGGTGTAACATCAAATATTTTTTCCATATTCTTGTCAAATGTATTCATATTATTTTCCATAAAATTACCAGGTATCATTGCTCCACGATACTCGTTTCCATATATCGGCTGCACCTGTTGTGTATGTAGCTGTACAGTAGTAAAAATAAGTAGTATTGGCTGCCACATTTCCTTTAATGTCACCAGAAACACCTCTTGATGTTGCTGGTATACTTCTATTCATTGTGAAAGCTGTTCTTTGAATTGAAGTATCTCTGAACGTTGTATTGCCAGAATTTATTATATCTTTACCACTAAGGTCTAGACCAGTTGGTTCACCAGAAGAAGGTACTATAATTTTTCCATTAGAACTAAATTGCCATTTTTGTTTCAACGGCACAAGTAATTTAATATTCTCAGGACTTGGATTTTGATATGTCTGCACATTCATTGTATATGCGTAATTACTATTATCTGCAATAGTAATAGTAGTATTGCCACTACCTACAGTTGTACTTGTTACGGTTGTTGCTTCTGGTACACCAACATAATAAACATCGTCTGCCCAATTGCTTCCATTTTTACCAAAATATGTTCCCGCTAATGAACCATCAACAGGTAATTGATAAGAAGTGGATATTGATTTTGTTGAATTGTTTGGATAAGAAAATCCTGTACCAAGAAGGAAGACACCAGAAACATCGAGCTGTTTATGTCCAAGTCTAAATGCTTGGTTTGCTTGTGGTACTTCAAGTGCTGTTGCCCAAACTAGTGAACCGTTTGCATCTATCTTATAATTTATAAATGCACGAGAACCATTTGGATCCGTAGTAACACCTGATGCATACAAATAATTATTGTGATGTTTAATTGTACTGATGTTAGGAGATGTTACTCCAGAAATTTGTTTTTCCCAAATTAATTGATTGTTTGCCGCATACTTGTAAATATTATTATTTGTTGCTGCGTACCAATTGTTTGAACTATCATGACTTAAAGATATGATGTTATTACCGTTGGCGTTTACATTGTTTGTCCCGATATAAACACCCTCTGTGCTGAACTTGTGTACTTGACCGTTTGCGGAACCAACCAGAACACCACCTCGACTTGGCAAAGCCACAACAGAAAAAGCATTGCTGGTTGCTACACTGAATTTAGTAAAGTATAATTCACCTGTGATATCTAAACCTGTCAACAAATTGTGTTCACCAACATAATAAGGAAAATCTTCATCATCAACACAAAGGTCCGTTGAACCTATTGAATCGGAAATCAATGTACTGTAAACATTTTGACCAAGATAATTAAACTTGGTAACCAATGTTGCAAATTCATTTGGAATATTTGTCAACAAATAAACGTTGTTGTTTGCATCAGTAACTACCGACTCACCAAAACTTGGTGAATTGTTTATGGCTGGTACTGATTTTCTCCAAAAGATATTACCAAAAGAGTCATATTTTATAACAGTTGATTGTGGTAAACCAGTAACTTGATTCTGTGTTGTCATTGCAACCAATACGTTATTGGCTTTGTCGTATGCAATTCCACTAGAATAAGTATTGTTTGCTTGAGCAACTAATTGACCAAAACCTAAAGCCCAGGATTTACCTAGGTTCTTATCATTACCAATTTCTACTTTGGTACTACTATACAGTAAAGTGTCTTGGAAAAGAACGTCACCCAAGGAAGCCGTATTTGCTTTATTGAAAGCACCTTGTGCTAACGTAAAGTTACTGTCATAATATATGTTTGCAGTATTAGCATTGCTCGCAACGTTAGCATATAACTCAGTAAAGTTGCTATTGGTTTTGATGAAAGATGTTCTTAACGAATCACCTTTGCCGTCATTTGCTCTAATACCAATATTGATAGTTTGTTTAGCCATTTATTTCTCTCATTTATTGTTTACTGGTTTGCGGCCTTATTGATTGTAAGTATCGTATTCAATGTGTTATCAGCCTTGGCATCTTCTTTATCAACCGACATGAAATCGATATCAGAAGTAACTTTACCAACTGCATCAACTTCAACAAATTTCAGTGGGTTCAAGTTATACGATGTGAAATTATAGTTCGCAAGGGTATTTATTCCGTATATAGGTTGACTTGACACAAAGTTTCCTGTTAGTTCTTTTACTCTTAATACGTTGTCGGTAAACTGTACGACTATTCCTGTTGCAGTTGAATCGTCAGAATTGTAACCTTGATATATCTTTTCACCAACCTTATACGTACCGTAACCAGAATTTAAATCCATATAAAATTCAATAACTTCTGCTGTCGTTATTAAATTGTAAACGGAAACAAAAGCACGATTGATAACGTTTGTCTCTGATGGTTTACCAAAAACAAAACCTTTGACAGTAAAGTTTAAGGTCCAAACAATCATTCTTGTGTCGTTCTCTCTAGGTCCTTCATATGTAATTTCATGTGAAGTTGAGTTCAGAATGACAGGTACCTCTTTGATGATTCCCATTTCAGGAATCAAATTCAATTTCATCGTGTAGTCTGGTGTAAAGAACGGTAGAATGTGTTCTATTATTTGTGTACCATCTTCAATGTTTCTAACGTATATGTAAAGACTAAAATCAAAGTTGTAGGGTACAGGATTGTATTGTGAAATTATACCAGTAGCTGTAGATGCAAAATTCTTAACGTTTGTATTTTGTTTTCTATTTGCATCATATTGCATACCAGTCATTTCAAAAGACAATCGTGGTAGAGTTACTTGCACCTTTTTGTCTAGAGCCATATCTTCCTCTAGACGCATGATATAACGTTCTTTAGTTGCATACGCAATAGGAACAATAAATCTTTCAGTCTCATCAAGGTTGCCATCGAACCTGTATAGTGTAATACTATCAAACAGATTGCCAAATCCAACAACCAATTTTCTTATGACACGATTGTATGTTGACATTATATTTTTCCGAACGGATTAGATTCTGTGAAGTCTATGATATTATTTGCCGCATTAAACAAATACGCATTATCATAAGTTTCATTTCGTGTACTGTCTTTTAGTGGATCAAAAGATGACAGGTAATATCGTGCATTGCTTGTTGCACCAATAATAACTTGGCTGCTTTGGAATTCACCTGCAACATTTGTCACCTTCAGAACATCATCAATTGTGTTCCACTCTTGTACAATTGCAACCACTGACGCATTGGCCTGTGTGAAGTCAATTGACTGGAATACAATTTCTCTTGCTTCATATGTTCCAGTACCAACACCAGTATTCAAGTCGATAGTGTAACTTGATTGAATCATTACATCATCAATATCTTCCACACCAGTATCGATAACTTCTTGAGAATACTTGAATTTCTCTAGTTCCAATTCATAGAAATATGGAATCTTTCGGCCTAACATAAAGAAGTCTTTAGTTTGATTTGTGAATTTGATTTCAAATATCTCACCAGTACCATTCAAAAACGGTACATAAATCAGATCACCCTCTCGTGGTCTGGTGAAATGATCTTGTGGAACACGTTGAGAGAAAGACCTCTTAGACAACATAATATTAATGTTGTTCTTAATTTCCAAGCCAAACTTGGAAAAGAATTCTCTTTCACCACCGTACTCCAAAGAACTCGATAGATAAAATTCAATAGGAAATGCTGAACTGAATTTTTTAACCGGATCTTCACCGTACAAAATATCACGGTCAGTTTCATTTTCAATAGGTAGATAATAGGCGTCATGCCCCATAATCTTGATTGATTCAACAATCAAATCTTCAACTACTCGCTGTTCAGCAAGAGAGTTGTAATTGTTAAAATAGACCGAAGTTGCCATATTAGTTCATGAACATTTCAAGAGGTGCGCCGTACTTGTCACCAATTTCGGCATGTAACATATCTATTTCGTTTTTGGCTTCAGTATAAATCCTGTCGCCATTTAATTTAACACCACCTGGTAATTGAATACCTTCAAACTTTTTAAGGTTATTACCCCAAGAACGTTTGATAAGTGCTGTTGCATATTCTTTTAACCAACGGTCATTCCATGCCATTGTATATACATCCGGATCAATCAACGCATAACATTCGGCAATAACTGTCGTACCAATTGGTGCTTCACTGCGTCCCCATGCCCAATCGATATACAACCTTTGCATATGTCTCTGGAATCGAATAGGAACCTCACCAGTGAACATCAATTCCAAAGAACGAAGATGTTGTTGAGTCAGTGTGTAATTGATGTAGGACGCCGAAGTAAAGTCATACAATTCATTTAAACGTAATTGGTATCTCAAGTCAAACATATTGACTGACGATTGTGAATCGGATATCGGAAACACTCTGGTGATACCAGCAATTTGCAGTACGTTATTAGATGAGTCTTTTGCTTCTGTCAGATTCAGGTACTTATTATTGATATCCGTTTGGTCAATTTTTTTGATGTAATATATTTTTTGTAGTCCATCAAAGTGGTAGTCTTGCCAATATTGCAACGCATCATCGATACGATCTTCCACCTGGTCATCATCAACGTTGATTTCGATGACAGGAAACCCTAATCTGCGTAAGCAATATTCTTTGAAAGCTGTTCTGGTTGTAATTGGCTGCGACATTATTTCCCCCTATTAGGGGTATTTATGTTTCTTGGAACAACTAATATTAGTATCGAATGACGATACGACCACCACCAGCCCAAGAAGTGCTGGCGTTTCCGCCTTGGCCAGCAGACCTGTTTGAAGCATTAACTGTACCTGATGCTCTGTCTGCATCAGCAGAATTACCTGGAGTACTAACACCTGTTCCAGCAATAAGTGATGTTGTACCAGTTAGTCCACCAATATAACCTGATCCTCCGCCACCTGCGGAATGTCCCCAGCTGCCGTTTCTACGGCCAGAACCGCCGCCATAATAACCACCACCAGCACCGCCGCCGTATGTAACTGTACCGCCTGTTAATTGTCCGCCGTATGTGGTTTCACCTTCACCTCCTGGTGTACTCGAACCACCGGCACTTTGCGTTCCGCCTTGGCCGCCAGTGCCTACTCCACCTGGGCCATGTCCTGCGGTACCTGTTGTACCACCACCATGACCACCGCCGCCTTGAATTGAACCACCGCCACCGCCGCCAGCAGCAGCAATCACATTTGCAAATGCTGTACCACCACTAAACACATATGAACCACCGCCACCGCCGTGATCTTGACCACCGCCCACACCGCCACCGAAACCACCTGCATCGTTGCCTGTGCCAGTGCCTTCTACAGAACCATAACCGCCACCACCTACTCGTAATGTGAATGTTTCTCCTGGTGTAACAGTTCTAAATCCACTTGCATAACCACCAGACCCACCAAATTCTGTAGTGCCAGCACCACCACCGCCAGCACCCCAAACTTTAAATTGTACCGATGTTACTCCATCTGGAACTGTCCAAGTTTGATCTGCTCCACCGCCGACAGCAGGCATACCAAAAGCAACAACCACCGGTTCTGTTGTGACTGCAATACTAAAATTTCTATCAGTATCTTGGCCTTGACCATCTGTTGCTCGAATCGCAAAGTTGTATGTGGTTGAACCTGATACACCAGGTGCTGTTCCTGATATTACACCTGTGTTGGCACTCAATGTCATTCCAGCAGGCAAAGTGCCAGAGTACAAACTGTATGTTACTGGTGCATCACCTGTTGCAACAACGGTTGTGTTTGCGTTTGCTGTGTTTCGTAAAACCGATAAGATTGAACCTGAAGCTGTTGTCCAAACTGGTGCAGGACTATAAATTATTCCCGGTACAGATAGTGTGGTACCACCATCTGCATTGATGACGTATATGACATATGTACCAGTTGACAAAGCAGGTGTAACAAAGGTAATCAGTGTATCACCAACATAAGTTACAGTCGGTGCAGGAGTTGTTCCCACGACAACAGTAACACCAGCCGCAAAGCCTGTACCGTTCAAGGTGATTGTTTGTCCACCGCCCGTATCAGCAGCAGTATCATTTGATGGATAACCAATACTTGTTACCTTCAAAGCAGAAGTTGCTAACGAGTAAGCAGTATTAGCTTTATTATATACTCCAGGTGATAACACTGAGAAGTCTTGTGTGTTATCTAGTCCACTTGGTTGTATTTTTGTTAATGCCATTTTTATTTTTCCTAATTATTTTGTATAAAGAGCTTGTGCTGGTGGAGTGAATGTGGAGGTGTATCGTGCAACACCTTTGGTGATACGTAGGTCATCAATATAACCAGTAAAATAATTTCCAACATGACTGATGCCTACCTCTAACGATCCGGATGCACTATAATTTCTAGCATCAGCTACGCTGCCGTCTAAAACCCCATTAACCCATAGTTTCACAGTTCCACTTTGTCGTGTAACTGCTATATGATACCATTGATTTGTGGAAAGTGATGTGGTACCAGTTAATAAATTAGCAGGTGTTTGCGGAGTTATAGTTCCCCATTGTAATTTATTTGCAGGTAATATATAAAGTGTCCATCCTACACCATAACCAAACATAATTCCAGAGTCACTACCCAAACTACTCCATTTGATCCAACTTTCAATAGTAAAATCTCCTGTACCCCATGAAACGTTTTGATTAGAAGGTGTAATCAAATAATCTCCAGTGCCGTCAAAGTACATAGCGCCTGTACCATATTTAACTGCAGCTGAAGAAACTTTTGAATCTGCAACAGTGGTATAATTACTTTGCATGGATTGGTCTACAATACTAGCATTTGTTCCTCTGAGCAACAAAGCTGTAGTTTTGAGTACATTCAATGGTGTTGTATTTGGTGTAAAATTGCTTGAGTATAAACCTGTTTTTGTAATTCTAAGATCGGAAATATAACCATTGTACTGATAGTGTACAGTATTAACAGTATCATACCCAATATATAAAGGTAGGTCATTATCACTTGGTAAAGTTATTGAAGTGGGACCTGCTGCTGAGGTTCCATTAATGAAAATTCGTGCGGAACCAGCAACGCAAGAAAGTGCAACATGATACCATTGACCTGTTGTAATTGTTCCTGCCGAAGTTGCAATACCTGTACCTGGCCAAGCCGGGCCCGCTCCAATAATACCATTGGAAGATAAAGTAACCGTATAACTAGCAGGAGTATCATTTACGTTAAACATTAAAAATCTGCAAGGACCAGCGGGCAAAGCATTAACATACATATACAGTTCTATTGTCCAATTGCCGCCAGATAAATTAAATGCATTGGAAGTTGGCAAGGATAATCTATGTCCATTTATATACATAGAACCACCATGAATACTTGGAACATATCCCGTAGTAGTACCAAATGGTGAGAATCTGCTTACAGTTGTATCACCATTTTTAGTAACTACAAAATTATTAGTACTGTTGTCTTTAAAGTTATTAGATTGGCAAGTTAATAGACTCGTATTAGCAATTGCTGTTAGTGGTGTTGTACTTGGAGTAAACGCTGCAGTATAGAGTGCAGTACCTTTTACAATGCGGAGATTTGAAATATTTCCTCTAAAATAACTGCCATCACTGTTATAGTTAGCGTAGTAAGTTCCAATGAATAGTGTACCGCCAGCACCAGCACCACTAAACGAATTTGTTGAATAAACTGATACTCCGTTAACATACATGCTAAAGTTACTGCCGTATCTTACTGCGGCAATATGTGTCCAAGCATTATTTTGGATTACACTGACAGCAGAAGTATAAGTATTGGTCCAGCTCCAGTTTCCGGCAGGATTAGTCTGCCACATTAGGCTTCTATCATTGTTGATCTGCCAACTGTTCCAGGTTGAACTTCCACCGGCACCTGATGTTAAAATAGTATTGTTACCGTTTGAAGTTACATAGACCCAACATTCAACAGTCCAATCTCCAGTACTGAGATTATAGTTAGAAGTAGCTGGAGTAGATAGATAAGCTGTTGTGCCATTAAAGTAGTTGCTCCAATTTGATCCGAACGGACTAAATGACCCTTGTGTTGGTGTGCCAGTATTGGTTATTGCAAGGTTATTTGGTCCTGAATCCACAAATATATTATTATTATTTGGTACTGGACTTTGTAAAGTTAGTAAACTTGTACCTGAAATTGCTGTTAGTGGACTAGTTGGTGGTGTAAATGCTACAGTGTAAACTGCCGTACCTTTTACTATACGTAGGTTGGAGATGTAACCAAAAGTTCCGTATAAATTAGTACCATTCATACCACCAATATATCTAACATTTGCAGAGTTATTCAAATTTGTACTATTAGTTGCTGTACCTACTGATACACCATTAATATATAGTTTCATTGTTGTACCTGAACGTACAACAGCGATATGAGACCATACCTTCAATTGCAATCCCACACTAGAAACGATCCAGTTAGTTAAATCTCCACCAACAGAAATTCCTTGTGTATAGTTCCAATAAATTTGTAAAGCACTATCGGTACCAGTTCTATAACCATAAAACATTTGATTAGTACTAGGTGTAGGTGTAGAGAGCGGAGCTTGAGTAGGATTAATCCACATTTCAATAGTAAAATCACCTGTACCAAAATCATTCGCTGAACTAGCTGGTGTTGTCAAATAGTTACTTCCACTAAAACTTGTAGAACCTAGTGTAACAGAAGGTGTAGTTTCAAACGGAATTTTTTGTGAGACTGAAACACTAGTATTGGTAATTGCAAAAGCATTAGTACTATTATCTTTAATACGATTATTTTGTAAAATTAAAAGACTTGTACCGGAAATTGCTGTTAGTGGTGTTGTGCTTGGTGTAAAGTTGGCTGTGTAAACTGCTGTGCCTTTAACAATTCTCAGGTCATGTAAGTTGCCTGACAAATTCATGTTTGTTCTGATATCGTGTCGACCTATACCAAAGCCACCATCACACAGTAAAGCTTGTCCTGCTGAGATTGCAGTATTTGATACCGATGTTCCGTTAATATAACACGTTACAGATGTTCCTTGACGAACATAAGCTACGTGTGTCCAAACACCTGCAGGTATTGTAACTGCAGGCGATATTGTAGCATTCAGTCTACTAAATGCAATTGTTGAACCACTACTAAAAGAGATTTGCCAAGCATCAGTAGCAGAAGTCCAGTATGGTGATGTTAATATAGCAGAACACATTACACCAGCATTAGTGCCATTCCCAATATTAAAAAAGTTAAATTCAATAGTAAAATCACCAGTACCAAAGCTGAGCGGACCAGTTGTTGCTGTATCTGTTATACTTAAATAACTACTACCATTAAAATAACCACTATATCTATCATTAAATGGTGTTAAGTTGGTTGCAGTTGGTGCCGCAACCGGTGTCACCGCAAAGTTGTTTGTACTTGAATCTGTTGTATTGATAAAGGTATCACCAGATAATAATGCAGTTGTATTTTTGAAGTATGTGTCACCAGCAACACTCACTGTCCAATTTAATATCAGTGAAGAAGTTTTGTTTGTTACAGATGAAGTTGCTGTAACTAAGCTATTAATTGTCTGTGCTGTCGTTGGTGTTCCTGTAATCGTGTTACCCGAAATACTTAGTCCTGCTGGCAAAGAATTCGCAGAATACGTTATACTTTGACCAGAACCAGCATTCGCACTTAACGACAACAAAGTAGAAGCATCAACATACGCTTGCGTTGTTGTATTGTTTGCAGGACTTATCCATGTAACAACATCGGTATTAATTGTTATACTGAAACTTCTGTCTGTATCTTGTTGTTGTCCATCAGTTGCACGAATAACAAAACTGTATGTGGTTGCACCATTACTTGCAGGAGCAGTTCCTGATATTAAACCTGTGTTGGCATTCAGTGTACTGCTTGTTGGTAATGTACCAGAAAACAAACTGTAAGTGACTGTTGCATCACCTGTGGCTGCCACATTTGAACTTATAGATGACGTTTCATATACTGAAGCCAAACTGCCGGCAGCAGTTGTCCATGTTGGTGTTCCACTGTATGAAATACCTGGAATACTAATTGCTGTACCACCATCAGTGTTGATAACATAAAGTGTATATGTTCCTGCCGAAAGTACTGGAGCCGTAAATTCAATAGAAGTACTATTAACAACATTAACAACAGGCACATAGGCGCCGTTGATTAATATATTTGCACCAGCATTGAAACCTGTACCAGTGATTGTAATGGTTTGACCGCCAGCAATATCCGCAGCCGTGTCATTACCTGGATAAGTAATTGCTGAGATTTTAGGTACACTGCTACCAAGTGCAGCCAGTGTGCCCTCTTGGATATTATCTGATGATATTTTTATTGTCATTTTTTATTTGTTGTCTGGCTTATTTGTATATTTAGTGTGTGAAAAATATCAAGAGAAACTTAAACATCACCTGTATTGGTAGATGGGTATGATCGATTTGTACCCCAAATAATTCTTACTGCGCCGCCAGCGCCTTTGCCTCTTGTACCACCACCTAGGCTTTGGCCGCCGCCGCCGCCACCGCCATATAATCCACCATTAGAATATGCTGAACCGATGAATCCAGTTTGGCCACCTGAACCGCCGCCACCAGCAGTGTGCCCCCCTGCTCGGCTGGTTCCATCAGGATCTCTATCCTGTTGGCCGGCTGCGCCATTATTGCCTTGGCCATAAATTCCTACGCCGCCTCCGCCTGCGCCGTACCCAACGCCTATGTACTTGCCGCCACCGCCGCCTCCGCCGCCTCCGGATCCGGCGACACCGGTAAAGCTTGCTCGATATTGGGTTGTTTGAGGTTGCCACCCGCCAGTGCCGCCATTACCGGCATATCCACCAGCACCACCGCCGCCACCGCCTTCACCTTGTGCAGCATATCCTCCTTGGCCTCCATTGCCGCCACCATCACCCAAAAACGTACCGCCGGCGGAAAGAAAATCGCTAAAGCCGCCGTCACCTGCTGCTCCGCCGCCGCCGTAAACTGTACTCATATCTAAAAAATAACTATTGCCTCCAGCCGTAGGAGCAACACCGGCGCCGTTGCCTCCAGCTCCCACCACTACGGTAATCACTTGGCCTGGAGTCACACTAACGTTTTTCCATCCTAAACCGCCACCTGCACCGCCGCCCTGGTTGCCGGTGCTTTTGCCTCCGCCGCCGCCTCCAACGCAAACAACACTTACGCTAGTAACACCTTCATGTACAGTCCATGTATATGTTCCGGGAGTAGTCCATTCAATTTGACCAGGATCCGTGTAATAATTAAATGATGTGTTGTAGTCAAAGAAATTTAAAAAGTTACCAGGTTGCCAACTTGAAAAAGTCCAACCCAAATTATTTGAAACGTTAGTTGAATTTAAACCTGCATAAGCAGAAGCACCTTTAGCAAATGAATCTTGTATACTTAAATAATCAGTGTTTATTACTCCAACAGTTTTAACCAAATTGAATCTGGTACCTGATATTGAACTGTTTATTGTTACTAAGTTACCTGCTGTTCCGGATAAACTAAATGCGGATACAGTTGTTGTAGTTGCCGCAGTGAATGTAATCGTACAAGGTTGAACTGTGTCTGTTATATCACCAAATGTGTTTGAACCTGTGATAGTCAATGCACCTGCACCACCTTGAGATAGTATAGGATAAGTTGCACTAGCGCCTACAAATGTTTTAGCACTTGCAGAAGTCATGCTTATTGTAATTCCTGAACAAGTCCATCCTGTTGCACTAGCATTTGACCAAGCCGTAGCGCCTGAACCTGTGATTGTAAATATAGAATTTGTACCAGTAATTGACCTTGTTAAACTTCCTGTAGAAGCAAAACTTCCACTGGTTAGATTGTACACATCCAATGCCAATGTTCCTAGTGTAGAAGTTGTGGCACCAGATATAATCAATGCACCAGCCAATGTTGCGGTGCCCGAACTATTAATAGTCAACGCAGCTAATGTTTTTCCATTAGGTGTAATTGTACCTGTACCACGCATAGTTGCGGTTATACCGGTATAAGTGCCACCAATATCCAATATTAAACTATTAAGATTTAATGATGTTACTGTTGTAAATCCACCGGTACATCCTGTGAAATCTAATATATTAAACCAACTACCTGAGGTTAACGTGGCTTGGTTTGCACCAGATATGAGAGATAGACTAGGTGCATTGGTTGATGTTCCACCTGTTGTACCAAATGTAAATGTTCTATTTTGTGCAGTATTCGAACTAAATTTTCCTGTGCCTGTCCAAGTAAAGTTGGTTGCATTGGCCATATCCAGCGCCGAGACAGTACCATTGCAAATAATTTGGCCTGTGCCAAATTGTATTTGTCTTACGTTGGCATTATTTGATACAAATGCGCCACCCGTTGTTAAATTAAAATTATTTAAATTTAATGTTCCGGATGTTAGTGTTGTTATTGCAGAAACTCCAAAGTTGTCAGCTAACGATACTATTTCTCCTGGATTATTAATCACAAAATTATTTAATGATGTATTTCCATTACTAGTAATTGTGCCTGTGCCTACTATATTCACACTTAGATTATTCCAACTAGTAGAATTCATTGTCAAAGCATTTAAGTTTACAGTTGATGCAGGTATATAAGGAGTTGCAGTGCCGCCGCTCCAATTCAATTTATTAAACCAAGAACCTGTTGTCAATATTACATAATCTGATGCACTTGATACTGTTAAATTTGGTGCGTTTGTTTTTGATCCACCAGTTGTACCAAATGTAAATGTTTTAATACTATTTGCTGTGACACTAGAATTGGTAAAACCACCTGTACCAGTCCAAGTGAAGTTGGTTGCAGTGGCCATCGACAACATCACTACACCACCAGTGGTGGAAACCATATTAACATTACCGGTGCCAAATGCAATTGAACGCACATTAGTATTAGTTGATGCAAACGTATTTGTTCTTAGTGTAAAACCATTTAGTGTTAATGTACCCGAAGTCAATGTGGTTGCACCAGACGAATCAGCATTATCAATTAATGTTGTATTAACTGAGGCAATTGCTAAGGTTGCTATTTGTTTTGTGTTACTTGTAATAGAACCGGTTCCAACCATAGTTGGATTCAATGAACCATAAGTTCCTCCAGAAGCAAGTATCAATGTAATAACGTTTGTTGTGGCAACAGGTGAACAGGTACTACCTGTAAAATCAAGTGTATTAAACCAACTACCACTTGTTATTGTTGGTGCTTGTGAACCAGAAATTAATTTTAAAGTTGGAGCATTGGTTATTGTACCACCGGTTGTACCAAAAGTAAATGTTCTGGTCAATGTCATGTTAGAAACAAAATAACCGGTTCCAGACTTTGTGAATCCGGTTGCATTTGCAAAACTCAATACTGTTGTGCCAGCCGTGGTGTGTGCTAATACAATATTGTTAGTTCCAAAAGCAATTGACCGAGCAGTCGTTGTTGTAGAACTGAATATACCTGGTGTTAAATCTCCAGTACCTAAAGTTAATATACCACCGTTCAGTGTATAAGTACTCGTACCAGATAATGCCAAAACTTTATTTAAGGTTACATTACCTGCTGTTTGTGTAAAAGTATTTAATGTATTTAATGTAGCCGTTCCATTGTAAGTGAAAGAACCCGGTGCTGTTGGTGCATTTACTACGAAAGAAGTATTACAAACTATGTTACCCGCAGTAAAGTTAAACTCACCATTTTGCACAACACTAAAAGTAGCTGTATTAATATTAATATTAGTTAAAGAATTTACTGGTGCTTGGGTGGAAAATGTTCCAGAACAAGTCAGAGTAAATGTATTACAATCAAGAATACCTAATACATGCGAACCTGCTGAACAAGTCACAGCGCTTAATAATGTTGTGGTTGTTGCACTAGAAGGATGTTGAATAGTTAAAACACCCACAGATTTACCATTGCCGGTTATGTTGCCAGCATCACGCATAGTAACATTCAAACTTGTATATGTTCCACCACTTGCTAATATTAAATTGTTAACGTTAACAGTTGATGATGCTGGCGTAGAAGTACTGCCCGTAAAATTCAATGTATTAAACCAAGAACCGTTTGTAAAGGTGGGTATCGCTGCACCAGATGTAATCGAAAGATTAGGTGCATTAACGGCAGTACCACCGGCAGTAGAACCAAATGTAAATGTTCTAGTAACTGACATTGCAGCAGTAAAGCCACCAGTACCAGTCCAGGTGAATCCAGTAGCAGTTGCCATATTGATATTGACTGCACCGGCTGCAGTAGTTGACAATATGATATTGTTAGACCCAAAATTAATTGCACGAGTATTTGTACTGCCTGAATCAAATGTACCAATGGTTAAATTATACCCGCCTAAATCTAATGTTCCGCTACTTAGATTACATAATGATGTTGCAATATAAGTTTGAGTACCATCTAGTGTCAATGTTCCGCCAGGTATATTTACTGAAAAACCAGCTAGTTGCTTGCTGAATTGAGCCGTCCAAGTTTGTGTTCTAGTAAATGACGGTGTTAAATTAGTATAAGTTCCGCCGGATGCCAATGTTAAAGTGCTAACTTGTACTATTGCGACTGCCGGGGTAGACGTAGTTCCTGTGAAGTTTAAATTGTTAAACCAACTATTAGTAGTTATTGTTATTATTGCTGCACCCGATGTAAAAGATAAATTAGGTGCATTAACGGTAGTACCACCAGTTGTACCAAATACAACTGTTCTTGGCACATCATAACCGGATCCCGCTGAACCGTCATTAGTAAAACCACCTGTGCCGGTCCAAGTAAAGTTGGTAGCATTGGCCATACTAAGTATTGTTGTAGTTGATGTGGTTGTATTTAATATAATATTATTAGAACCAAATACAATTGAACGTGTGTTAGTATTCGTTGAACTGAATGTTCTTGCTTCAAAATCAAAACCACCCAAATTCAATGTGCCGGATGTTAGTGTGGTAACCGAACCCATAATTAAATTCTGTGTGCCGCCTAATGTAACTGTCGCATTATTGGTAACACCAAACCCACCTAATTGTTTACTGAACTGTGGTGTCCAAGTCTGTGTAGTATTAAATTGTGGTGCAAAACCTACTGTGTTATATATTCCACCAGTTGCTAATACTAGTGTATTAACGTTGAATAAAGTTCCTGCTGGCGCACAAGTACTGCCTGTAAAATCTAATATATTGAAATAACTTCCGGCTGTCAGAGTCGGAACAGATGCACCACTTGTTATGAACAAATTGGTTGCGGTTGTGGAAGAACCACCAGTTGAAGTTCCAATTTGAAATGTTCTAGTCACTGACATTATACTAGTGAAACCACCTGTACCAGTCCAAGAATAACCAGTGAGTGTTGCCATTGACAAAACAGTTTGTCCTGCTGTCGTATGCGCTAACGAAATGAAACCTGTACCAAACACAATATTCCGAGTGGAAGTAGAATTGGATGCAAATATACCTGTTGTTAAAGTATTGTTACCTAAATCTAATGTACCAGCAGTGTGTGTATAGGTACCTGTAGCCGTCAATGCATAATTTTTACCTAACGTTACTGTACCTGCTGTTTGTGTAAACGTTGGTACAGCAGACAACACAGCCGGACTATTATATGTAAAAGAACCGGTAGCTGAATTTACAAAACTTGTTGATGGTGTTATTGTTCCGTTATTGAAAGAGAAAGCACCATTGTTTGTAAACGTTGTACAAGTTATTGTTCCTACATTACTCAATGTGCCAGCCGTAAATGCCGCTGTACTTGAACAAGTTAAATTGAATGTTGCAAAATCAATGGTACCACTTGTTTGTGTATATGTTGTACATGCCAATGCACCAGCCAATGTCACAGTATTCAACACAGTTATATTACTAAATGCTGCAATAGTTTTACCATTAGGTGTAATGGTGCCAGGTCCCGTATCAAAATCACGGCACTGAACAGACAAACTTGTGTATGTTCCACCAGATGCCAATATTAAACTACCTACGTTTACAGCAACCGCTGCTGGTATACAAGTACTGCCTGTAAAATCTAGTGTGCTGAATCCTGAACCGGCAGAAAATGTAGGTATCGATGCTCCAGCATTTATGAATAATCTTGGATTATTGCCTTGAAATCCACAATTGAATGTTCTTGTCACCGACATATTGGCAGCAAAGCCGCCTGTACCAGTGAATGTGAAATTATTAGTTACTGCCATGGACAATACTGTTGTGCCGGCCGTGGTGCTTGCTAATATAATATTATTAGAACCAAATGCAACCGAACGAACACCACCACCAGTTGAACTGAATATACCCGTAGTTAAATTGAAACCACCTAAATTTAATGCACCAGCAGTTAATGTATAAGTTCCTGTAACAGTACTTGGCAAAGTTGCATTAGCCGCTAATGTAACTGTACCGTTAGTTTGTGTGAATGACGGTGTGGTTAGTGTACCAGCAGTATATGTAAATGATGCCGTTGCAGAATTGATTATAAATCCACCAGATGCAGTAATAGTACCTGATGTAAAATTCATTGCGGCCGAAGCACTCACAGTAAATGTAGTACATGAAATTGCACCAACACCAAAAGTAATAAATCCACCAGCGTGACTAAATGCACCAGAACACGTTAACGTCTGCCCGTTTACTGCGAATGTTCCTGTATTAGTAGACAACAAAGAACACGTTGTTACAGCTAAATTATTTGATAGTGTTACTGTACCGGAAGTATTAATGTTTAATGCGCTTATAGTTTTAGCAGCAGCATTAACAACATTTCCTGTACCAATCATGTTTGCAACAAGACCTGCTGGGTTACCGCCACCCGCAGTTATTGTCAATGTGCCGTATACGTTTACAGTATAACTTGGTGAACCTCCTATGGAACCATAATTGAGATTATTCCATGAACCATTTGCAGACATGGTTGGATTTTGTACACCTGCGCCAACGAAAGTTAAGTTTGGTGCGTTAGATGATGTTACACCTGTTGTTGGTGCGTTAATTGTGATTGAGAAACCATTATCGGTTACAAAGGCACCTGTACCGGTCCAAGAAAATCCTGTAAGGTTTGTCAGGTTTAATACAGTAGTTCCGTTTTGTACTGATGGTTGTGCATTAATATTACCTGAACCAAACGCAATAGAACGAGTATTTGTATTACTAGAAGAAAAACTATTTGTACTCCACGAAAAACCACCAAGGTCAAGTGCGCCGTTAGTTAGTGTGGTGGAATAATTTGATGCATTAACAGTGTCTCTCATGTTGTAACTACTGAGTAGTGTCCAACCTCCACCAACACCATTGAATACAACATTACTTTCAACCCACAAACTGTTAGTGTTTATGGTATTTCCCGTGGTAGTTGCGAGAAAGTTAATGGTTGCTCTATTTTGCCAAGTTGCGCTAGCACCAATTGTAGAGAAACTTCCATACACATTGAGTACTACATTAGAAGCACCTTGTACGTAAGGTGCACCGGCAGACATGTTGAGGTCCAAACAATTGATTGTTCCTGCCATGTTGACAAAATAACTGCCTGCTTGGTCAAAGAAAACGGAGTCTGCTGACGTAGGTACACTTGCACCACCGGCACCACCGCTTGTTGTTGACCAGTTGGTGGTGGTTGTAGCATCCCATGTACCAGTACCACCACGCCAATACCTATTAGCCATTCATTATTCCTCTACGATTTCTGTGGGAACTTCCTCTGTAGGCATTGCGCTGATAACAGCTAACCAGTTGTCATATCTTTCTTGTTGCATTGTTGATATTTGTTCTGGTGTAGTTGCATCGTATTCTTCCTGAGTGAACCATAGTGCATCTCTGTACACGGATGTTCCATCGGTCTTTTCGTAGATTACTTGAACTTTTCCATCAACTTGATTAATAATATCTTCCATATTTTTCTTCCATTAAAACTGTTAGAATCCAAAGTTTTTAGCTATCAATTGCCACTTTGTAGATATTGAATTGTATATGAATCCCATATAATCATATTTATTATTGGCGGAAGATACTGTAGGTAAAATCATGTCGGTTGATCCAGCGAATACAGTATCCCACGAAAACGTTTGTACATTTGCGGATTGTAATCTGAGTATGATTTTTTGACCTTCTAATGGTGTACCGGAAGTTGCAACTGTTAGTGTACCGGCCAATTGTGTATTTGTTTGAATAACAATGTCTGATGTGTTTGCATTCATTGTTATTGTGGTTATATCAGCCACAGTGACAACTCTGACTACACCATTACCGCTGGTGGTGTTCGCTTTAACAAAAGCCGCATTGGCCTGTACAAAGGATGCATTGGCTGTATCTCTAGCATACGTATCTGTACCAGCACCACCAGAATTTGCTTGAGCATACGCCGCATTGGCTTGTATGAAAGCAGCATTGGCATATAACGCCGCTGAGTTCGCAATTTCCGGTGGTGTATTTGCTTGCAAGAACGCTGCATTGGCATATAACGATGCTGTTGCAGCATTGGATGTCGCAATATTTGCCTGAGCATATGCAGCATTTATATAAGATGAATCCCATGTTGGTGACAAAGCACTACTGGTAGATGCACCAACGTTAGTTACGGTTGAATTATAAGGTGAACTATCAGTTAGGAAACCAGCACCGTTGACGGTACCTAATAACAAACTGGTGCCAGAACCAGTACTTGTTAGTGGTGAGGTTGGTGGAGTAAATGTACTGGTATAAACTGCTGTACCGTTGATAACACGTAAATTGGAAATATAACCAGCCACCGTTTGGCCAATTTTAATCGTGCTAGTAGGCGTTGGTATATTCGATGAGTCTGTGAATGATGTTACAGGAAATGATCCAGGATTTGCTCCACTACCTAAAGATTGTTGAACTCCATTAACAAACAATCTGCAAGTGCTACCAGATCGAGTGAGTGCTACGTGCTTCCAAGAACCAATTGCGGATGTTTGTGTGATATTACAACTCCATACAGAACCAACAGTTCCTGAATTGAGGGAAACTTGTAACTTGTTTCCAAATCCATCATTACCAAAACGTATATCAAGACTGGTACCTGTTCTTGCTTGTGAGTATATAAAACGATATGCATCACCTGCCGCAGTTAGATAAAACCAAGATTCTATCGTAAAATCACCTGTACCAAATGCAAACGCAGCATTTACTGGTACTGTTAAAGACTGAGTACTACCATTAAATGAAACACTACCCGATTCTGGTGGAGTTAAAACAAGTGCTGAATTTGCCCGATCAAACGATGCGTTTGCCTGAGCATATGATGAGTTAGCATACGAACCAGATGTTACTGCCTTATCATCAGCTGTTGCCGAATTGGTTGTAGCCGTATTTGCTTGAGTGTATGCCGCATTGGCATACGTGCCTGTCGTATTCTGTGAACTGTATGATGAATTGGCTTGTAAGAAGGATGCATTGGCTGTATCTCTAGCATACGTATCTGTACCAGCACCACCAGAATTTGCTTGTATGAAGGCTGCATTGGCTTGCAAGAACGCAGCATTAGCATATGAACTGGCTGCTGTTGCACCTGAACCAGAATTGGCTGCAACAAACGCCGCATTAGCCTGTAAGAATGAAGCATTGGCATATGCCGCTGCCGAGTTTGCAGTACCATATGCTGAACCTACAAACGATGAAAAATCATTTGATGAATCTAAGTTTGAAGGTTTTATTCTAATGAATGGCATGGTTTATTTATTCTATTCTGGTGTGATTTCTATCCAAGATAATGTTTCTTCATTCCAATACCACGCACCGGTCGTAGGCATTGCAACAGGAGCATCCCATAAACATGTATCTTCATTTAATGTCCAACTTGCAAAAGGTTGTGGTGGAATAAATGCATCACGAACTGAATCGTATGTGTATCCGATACCTGCATAATTCTTTCGCAATGGTGTGCCACCTAATTTGTGTTGGCCACCGTATGTATTGTAACTTGTTTGTATAAAAGAACTTGGTTCACCAAACAAACCAGAATTCACAACGTCTTGTTCTATTACAAGAACTTGTGTTACAATATTATTTCCATTTATTTGTGCAAAATGTGCCATTTTTTTATCCTATCTCATTCTTTAAAAAGTTATACTGCCTGAGCTTGTGAACTTATATATTCTATATCCACCAAGAGTTGTCGTTGTGGGACTTCCAGTAGTTGGTAAAAATGCAAATGAATCTGGATGCCTAATAATTACAACGCCAGAACCACCGGCAGTACTACTACCACCATTGCCGCCTGCACCACCGCCAGTATTAACAGTACCCGATGCGAGTGAATTACCACCTCCGCCAAGGCCGCCTGTACCAACGTTGCTGCCCAATCCTGCACATTGCGTACCTGCACCGCCGCCTGCATAGTATGTAGATGACCCTGATATAGTATATGCAAGACCAACACCACCGTTACCTGCTCTACCACTAGAACTCGCAGCTGCAGATTGACCGACTGCACCAGCGCCACCGCCGCCACCAGCACCATTGCTGGTACTACCTGCACCACCGGCATTTCCTTGTCCTGCTGTACCACTTCCTGCTGAACTCATAGGAGCTCCAATAGCATCTGCGCCGCCGCCACCAGAACCACCAGTAAAACCAGCAGGTCCTGCATCTCTACCTGCACCGCCGCCGCCGCCAATACTAATTAATGTAGTAAAAGTTGTTGTTGTGAATGGATTTAATGCATTACTCGTTGCAGTACCAACGTTAGTTACTGTAAAATTGTTTGTAGAACTATCAGTTAAAAAAGTTGTTCCTGCAACTGTGTTTAACAATAATGATGTTCCCGAAATTGCAGTTAATGGAACAGTACTTGGTGTAAAATTACTTGTATAAACTGCTGTACCTTTGACAACACGTAGATTTGATATATAACCTGCAAGATAATTAGTACTGTTGCCACGCCCTCGTCCTATTCTTGAAGTACCGCCACCCGCTAAGTTTAAACTTATTGTTTGTGATGTAATCAGTACACCATTTAAGTATATTTTAAAAGTACCGGCTGATCTTACAAAGGCTATATGCGACCATGTATTCAATGGTACAATTGGTCCAGTGCTAAACAAGTAATCTGTTGCACCAACAGAAAAATATAATCTACCTGTAGAAGGATATGTACCAAAAGCATAACTTGCTGCACCGCCGGCCTCTGAAGCATCATTTGAAATGAAGATTTGATTTGCATCAGTATAGTTGTTTAGATTTAACCATGTTTCAACAGTAAAATCTCCTGTACTCAAATTAAGAGCAGCATTAGATGTGACACTCAAATATTGACTACTGCCATTAAATGATACGCTGCCTGTTCCTGTTCCAAATGATGTATTACTTCCTGATGCAGAAGATAAGGCACCACTAGTAGAGCCAGCGCCGCCGGCACCAATAGAAACAACATAAGTTGTTTTTGAAGGAATGGATTGTGCAGTAAAGTATCGTAAACCACCTGCGCCACCTCCACCGCCACCGTTGTTACCTCCGCCACCACCGCCTGCAACTGCAAGCATATCCACGGTATCCGGCGAAAGACCTGGCCAAGAACTTGATGTTAAAGATTCATATGCAGCAACAATGTGATTCATACCAGAGGTTGAATTCACAGATACTAAATTTTGAGGACCAATTAGGCCTTTGTTGCCCCGTGTACGCATTTTAACTTATAACTTCATAAGAAGAAACTAGGTGTATTGCTGAGTTTCCTGATGCACTTGTTTGGAGAGAATCACCTTCTTCCATATAAATTGCGGTATCTTTACCCATAACAACTAGTGTTGAATTACCTGGAACAGACATTGTTCCTGCCATGTAAAATGCACCAACGCCATTTCTGTTTAGTGATACATTTGCAGTAACCACTGTTGAACCATAGTTTGAAAGAATGATATCATTTAATTTATATACTTCACCACTACCAATTGCATTTGTTATGACGTTGGCTGTTACTGTGGTTACGTTAGCTAAATTTGTTTTTGCTGTAATTGTTGTTACGTTTACGATATTCGGTGCTGCCATTTTATCCTCCAAATACTATTGCCATCGCAATAGATTTTCCTGTTGTTACGCCGCCTGATGTGGTAACACTACCGCCAGCGCCAGTAAATTTCTTAACCAAGATATAATCATTTAATGCAGGTGCCTCAGACAATGTAATTATATTATTTGAACCTACAACGGTGTATGCCACATTTGGTTGCATGATACCGTTAATCGCAACAATTATACTGTTAGCATAAACATTCGATGATAGTGTGAATTGTGTTGTTGAACCGTTACCAATATATATGTCATCAACGATTGCGGTGTTTGCAGCGGGAGTACCGCCACCACCAGTATTTGCTTGAGCAAACGCAGCGTTAGCCTGAATGAAGGCTGCATTAGCATATAACAATGCTGCGTTTGCTACACCATATGCAGAGTTAGCATAAGAACCAGATGTGACTGCTTTACCATCTGCTGTTGCAGCATTAGTAGTTGCAGTATTTGCTTGTGTGTATGATGAATTGGCATATGAACCTGCTGTGACTGCTTTACCATCTGCTGTTGCAGCATTAGTAGTTGCAGTATTTGCTTGTGTGTATGCAGAGTTAGCATATGTACCAGTTGTATTCTGTGATTCGTATGCCGAGTTTGCCTTTAGGAAAGCAGAATTGGCATATGAACTGGCCGCTGTTGCACCTGAACCTGAGTTTGCAACAGCGAAGGCCGCATTTGCCTGTATGAAGGCACCATTAGCATAGATTGCTGCTGATGTGGTATTCGCAGTTGAAATTGGTTGAGCTACTCTTTTCCAAGCATTATTTACGGAACTATAAACGTAAGTAATTCCATTTACAACCGCTGTTGCATTATTTGCTGGAGATACTGGAAAAGCCATGTTTGTTTACTTTTAAAATGTTATGGAACCTGAACTGGTCCACTTATATATTCTAAATCCACCAGACACCGTAATTGTTGGTGAACCTGTAGTATTTGCCGCAGCTGGATAATTGTCTGGATATTTAAATATGCATATACCACTTGAACCCGAACCTGATGCACCGGGCGATCCGCCATATCTGCCTGCACCACCGGATCCAGTATTTACTACAGCATTACCTCCTGGAGCGTTTCCGCCAACACCAGAACCACCGGTACCATCTACCCCACCAGAATAATTGTTTCCACCACCGCCACCAGCATAAAATTGAGAAGTTCCTGATATACCATAAGACAAACCTATGCCACCGTTACTACCTGATGCTGCGCCTCCTGCACCACCGCCACCACCGCCGGTGTCGGTACCTAAACTGGCACCGGCATTACCGAAACCGTACAAACCACTTTCTCCGGATTGTAGTGGTTGTATACCAGCACCTCCAACTGATCCACTACTTGCTCCACCGCCTGAACCTCCAGGTAATCCATTGGTAACAAATGTTGGACCTTTAGTTACGCCACCTCCATATAATGCAGTCAATGACATACCAACACCAACAACTGTTGTATTTGCTCCTGGATTTGATGTAACTTGTCCACCACCAGCACCACCAGCACCAATTGTTATAACATATTGTGTATTTGCTTGCATTGATCTAGCTTGACGATAAATTAATCCACCAGCACCGCCGCCTGGACTGCCGCCATTGCCGGAGGAACATCCGCTGGCGCCGCCGGCAACTATTAGATAGTCCACAAACACTTGTAGAAACAAAGGTAAATTTCTATTGTTATAGTTTTTTACCTTTGGAACAGTATAGGTCCTAACGGTCATTAATAAACCTCAGTCCCAAATGCTGAAAATGCTATATTTCCGGTTGAAGAATATACAGTTAAAACATCCGTATTACCTAATGACATACCTAAAGTTAAGGCAATTGAATCTGAACCTGCAAGCGGAGTATCAAATGCAATGTAATGACTGTTTGCTAATGCTGCACCAGCTGGTCTAACAGCAACTCTAAAAAAACCATTACTCGTATTTAAATTGCAAATGTTTAAAGTTGATATGACAGCACTGTTACTTGCCGGCACCGTATATAAAGATGTTGCTGTCTGTGCTGCTGGATAACTTTGTCCTAAAACTTTTAATAGGTTTGCCATTTTAAATTCCTGATGTTAAAAATACTATCGACCAATCAGTTGCACCTGATGATGTTGAGATAGTTGGTGTACTCTGTGAAGATAGTGCCGATGAGGTTATGTCAATCCAAACATTAGATGACCCATCATTTATATATTCAAATAAAACATCATCGGTTAAAGAGTACCATTGGTCACCAACAGTTGGTGAACCTGGTGAATTATTGGATGCGGTAAATGTTATACCACCAGATGCATTGGCTGCCGCAAAGGCCGCATTTGCAGTTATGTATGCTGAGTTCGCATAAGAACCAGCCGTTACCGCTTTTGAATCTGCCGTAGCAGCGTTCGTTACACCAGTATTTGCCTGAGTATATGCATTGGTGGTGTATGTAATTACATCGTAACCATTTACTATTGCATAATTACTAATTAAATTACCTTTGAATACGTTACCATATACATTGGAATATGCAAAACTTGGATGTGCAATATTAATTAGATTATTCGATTCAACTTCTGGTGTATAATCTTGGAAGAATATCCATTCTTTTCTATTTGGATCACGTATAATACCAGTATGTGCATTGCCAGCATTGTTGTAATGTCCAATGATACCAATGTCAACCACATCACTTGTATAATTATTATTGGCTAGATATATTAATGAATCACCAACTTCTAATTGTGATGTGGTAATTGTTGTAGAATTACCAAGAATTGATAGGTTACCTTGTACAACCAAGTCTGTCGATATGGTTAACGAACCTGTGATTGTTCCACCAGTTTTTGGTAGTGCGTTGTTTGCTACAGTGAAGGCTGCATTAGCATAACTTCCTGCTGAATTAGCAAACGCAAAGGCCGCATTGGCATATGTGCCAGTCGTATTTTGACTATTGTACGCACCATTGGCCTGCAAGAAGGCACCATTGGCATATAATGCTGCTGAGTTTGCAACACCATATGCAGAGTTGGCATATGATCCGGATGTTACTGCCTTATCATCAGCTGTTGCGGCATTAGTAGTTGCAGTATTTGCCTGAGTGTATGCACTATTAGCATAAGAACCAGCCGTAACCGCTTTACCGTCTGCTGTATTAGCTGCGGTGTACGCAGCATTAGCATATGTACCAGTCGTATTCTGTGAACCATATGATGAGTTTGCTTTTAGGAACGCAGCATTAGCAGTGTCTCTGGCATACGTATCAGAAGATGCACTGCCACCAACAAGTGATAGTGTAGTGATATCAATCACAGCATTACTTGCAGGTGTTCCTGTTGTTGTAACTACCGAACTCACAACGTTGTAAGAAGTGTGTAGTTGTAGAATACCATTGATGTTAACTATAACATTGTTTGCATCTACAGGTGTTGTTGATAGTGTAAATGTATTTGAAGAACCGTTGGCAACAAACGTATCATTAATGATAGTTAAAGTACCTGAAACGGTTGAAATAGTAATAACATCAATCTTAGCATTGCTTGTTGGTACTGCTGACGTTACAATCGTATTGGTTATTACATTGTATGCATTTTTTAATTGAATAACACCATCAATATTAACTATAACATTGTTTGCATTTTCTGGAGTTACGGACAATACGAATGTATTTGAAACACCATTAGCAGTAAACGAATCATATTTTACCGATACTGTTCCTGTTATTGTGGTAATGTCAACTTTGGCATTACTTGCAGGTGTTCCTGATGTAGTAACTATTGAACTTGCGAGATTAAAAGAACTTATTAACTGCATAACACCATCAATGTTGACGATGATGTTGTTTGCTGATGCAGGAACTACTGATAGAGTAAATGTATTTGAAGAACCATTGGCCGTGAATACATCATTGGTAATTACTAACGAACCTGAACCTGAATTGGCCAAGTCATACGCAGCATTTGCTCGTAAGAATGCCGCATTGGCAGTACTTCTAGCGTATGCATCTGCACTTGAACCACCAGTATTTGCCGCAGTAAATGCCGCATTAGCTTGGATGAATGCTGCATTGGCATATGACGATGAAGAATTTGCAACACCGTATGCGGAGTTAGCATAAGAACCTGCCGTAACCGCCTTACCGTCAGCCGTATTTGCTGCGGTGTATGCAGAGTTAGCATAAGAACCGGCAGCTGTGGAATCGGTTGCGGCAGTATTTGCTTGTGTATATGCCGAATTGGCATAACTACCAGCTGTTACCGCTTTCGAGTCTGCTGTTGCAGCATTAGTAGTTGCGGTATTTGCCTGAGTGTATGCCGAATTGGCATATGTACCTGCTGTGACTGCCTTACCATCTGCTACCGAAGCGGCATTGGTTGCTGTCGTTGCATTAGTAGAAGCAATGTTTGCTACACTGAAAGCAGAATTTGCATATGAACCAGATGTTACTGCTTTACCATCTGCTGTATTGGCAGCAGTGTATGCTGAGTTAGCATAACTTCCTGATGTTACTGCCTTACCGTCAGCAGTGTTTGCTGCTGTGTATGCTGAGTTAGCATATGTGCCAGTTGTATTTTGAGAACCATATGCCGAGTTTGCCTTTAAGAAAGCAGAATTGGCATATGAACTGGCAGCTATCGCATTGAATTCTGAATTGGCCATCGCATAGGCCGCATTGGCGTGCAAGAACGCAGCATTAGCATATGATGATGCAGTTCCACCAACATCAAGTGCATTGTTGGCCACATTAAATGCGGCATTAGCATATAGACCTGATGTATTCTGTGAATCATAAGCAGAGTTTGCTTTCAGGAATGCAGAATTAGCATAAGAACTGGCTGCTGTTGCACCTGAACCGGAGTTAGCAGCAGTAAACGCAGCATTAGCCTGTAAGAACGCCGAGTTGGCGTATGAACCAGCCGAATTGGCAAAGTCTCTTGCAACACCGTCAGTAGATGTACCACCAGATAATGAATTAGCAAGTGAGAAGGCCGCATTGGCCTGTATAAATGAAGCATTGGCCTGTGCAAATACTCCAGCAACATTAGAAGAAACTAGAGGTAGTTCTCTAATTTGTATATCTACTCCCGCTGCCGGTGCAGTGACAAACGTTAAGGTTGTACTGGATATATTGTAGTCGGTTATTGGTCTTTGTACGATACCATTCTCAGCAACAATCACTGTATTGGCCGTGGTGCCAATAGTTACAGTGAACGTGTTTGCAGTACCGTTACCTGTGTATGCTCTATACACAGCAGGTGTTGAAATTCCACTTGTATTTGCTGCATCAAAGGCCGCATTAGCCTGGATGAATGCCGCATTGGCGTAAGAACCTGATATTCTTACGTCTTTGTTTTCCTGATTGCCAATATAGGAGAACTTCATGTTATGTTATTTCTAACAGACTTAAAATTACATCAGCTGCCGATGCGTTGCTTGTAGATACTTTGATTGAATCGTTAGCTTCCAAGACAAGTTTTTGTTCACCACCAATTGTGATTAGTGAACTACCCGGATCGATTGTCGCCATCTTAACCATATAGTAATCAGATGCAGAAGATGTTACAATAACATTTGCTGTTATAGATGAATTTAATATGTTTGCGATAGTCATACCAATAATGGTCGTAGAAACACCAGCACCTGCCGTATATATTGTTACGGGTGATGTGCCTACCGCAGCTTGAAGTTGATTTTTAAAAATATTTGCCATTTAAATTTCCTGATATTGTATATTTATCGTGTCAACTAAATGCGATAGTGAAAGCAACAATCTGAGAGTTTACATCCAATGATGTTGTACCCGTATTCGCCTTGTCAAAAGCTGCGTTGGCCTGGATGAATGCCGCATTGGCAGTACTTCTAGCATACGTATCAGTTGTTGAACCGCCACCCGAAGCATTGGCGGTTGAACTAATCGTTATGGTTTTTGTAGAAGTATTTGTGGTAATGCTAATGTCATTACCTGCAACAAACGAAAGTGTGTCTGAAACACCAGTTGCCAATATCAGTGAACTATTGGAATTGATTGTGTCGAATGAACGTTGGTTGGAAATGAAAGAAGTTCCACCACTATCATTTTTGTAATACAGTTTTCCATCGGCGTAGTTGATTGCAACTTCACCAAATGAAAGTCCGGCTGGTGTGTTACCTGTTGCGCCTGATTTTTTTAACTGTATTGCTGTGTTTGACATTTACTTAAAACGATCCGCCATCTTTGACTGTGCCATCTGCGTCCACGATTTGTGTGACCACAGACTCTTGTTTATTCAGCTCATCAAGTTTTTTTCTTTTGGCAGGAGGCAATTGTAAATATTCAATTTGTGCAAGCAACTCAGCAACTTTTTTATCAACACTAAGACTTTCTTCTTTCTGTTTGTTTAACAGACCGTCAATTTCGTTCTTATGTTTAGTTGCTAATTCGTTCGCCAATTCATTTAATCTATTGGTGCTCGTTGAAGTTAATTCATCCAATTTTCTCTGTAGATCACCACGTACATTTTGTGTTTCTTCTCTGGCTTTCATTAATTCATTTTTAAATGTATCAACGTGGGTAGCCTGATTCTTAACACTATCATAGTCACGATACTTATTGTTCAAATCATTTAAATCGGATTGTAACTTCTGTACTTGATTGTTACCATCATTCAATTTATTTTGCATATCTTGAATGATGGTACTTTCATTTTCAGAATTTCGGTCCTCAAGTTCCTTCAGCATCAGCTGATGTTCGTTGAGTGCCTTTGTCAAACCTTCAATCTTACTTGTTTGTTCACCAATAACTTCTTCGGTCACCTTAGCATTCGCTTGCATTGAGACATTTCGGATTATACAATCCGTCATCGTGCTCGTCATTGTCTCAATGTAATAATTTAAATATTTCTCATTTCCCATTTCAAACTCCTATCATAAAAAAAACATGTTACATTATATAGTCAGCTTAGAATTGACCTCCGTCCAATGTTGTTGTCCAAACAGGAACACCAGCATTAGTAGTTGTAAGAATTTGATTTGACCATGTTTGGTCGGAAGTACCAGAAGCAGCAGTAACCGCCATGGCATTTGTGCCATCACCGTATACAATACCTTTTGATGTAAATGTAGATGCACCAGTACCACCTTGTGCAACAGTTAGACCTGATATATCGGTTGCTGTTGCAGCAGTTACACGACCATACGCATCAACAGTTAGAGAACTAATTGTTTTAGCTGCACCAAGAGTGCCTGTTAGTGTGTAGGTTGAATTTGCAAGTACGCCGATTGCGCCTGATCCAGAACCAACTAACAAACCACCGTTAGAGAATGTAGATGCACCAGTACCGCCTTGAGTAACTGTTAGACCAGAAATGTCCGAACCAGTTGCAGCAGTTACACGACCGTAAGCATCAACAGTCAACGATGTGATTGTCTTAGATGCACTTAATGAACCTGTTAGTGTGTAGGTTGAATTTGATAGTGTGGTTATATTGTTGCCGCCAGCACCAATAATAATTGCACCACTTGTTAGTGTTGAGGTTGATGTGACAGCAGCATTACCTGTAGCATAAGCGCCTTCAATGTAAGATTGTAGGTCTATACCGTTTGAAGTAATTCTTCCTGGAATAGCAACGTTACCGTTCGCATAGAACACCGATAGGTTCGCAGCAGGTCCAACACTCAAGTCATCAGTAAGGGATGAAACTGTTTTAGTTCTAACAAATGTACTAATAACATTGGCTTTAACAACGTTAAGTACCAGATTAGCCGTGTTGAATCCGTTACTTGTAATGTCTATAACGTTGGAATCTGGTTCAACGGTGTAACCATCAAAAGCGTAGAATTCTTTAGTGCCAGCGTGACGAATGAAACCGGCATGAGCGTTCGCAGCACCACTGTTATAGTGTCCAACGAAACCAATATCAACAATGTCTGATACATAATTGTTTCCAGCCAAATAGATTAATGGGTCAGAAACTTCCAATGTAGTTGTATTGACAATTGTTGAAGAACCTAGAACATTCAAGTTACCACTAATCTGAACGTTACCGTCAATGGTTTGATTCAAACTTCCTGTATTTGCACGAACAACAGTGTTATCAACATCTACTGTTACAGTATTATTTGTTACTGTGGAAGTTATACCTGCACCACCAGTGAAGGTTAATGTATCGGAAGCAAGAGAAACACTGTCTGTACCTGTATCACCAGCAATACCTAAGGTGGTAGAAATGGTTGCCGAATTGGCAATCGACATAATACGACCGTTTGCAGCAACAGTAACAATAGGAACTGTTGTTGAACCACCGTATACCCCAGCAGTAAGACCAGCCACAGCATTAAGTGAAGCACTTAACGTTGCATTTGCAGTACCATTAAACAACTGTGCAGATGCAGTAATATCACCACCAGTAACATCAATGTATCTGTTGGTTTCAAATTGTGTTGCAGCATTCGCAACACCAGCAAGTGTACCAGAAAGGTTTGTTGCTGAGATATAATTGAACGCAACATTACCAGATGCATCACGGCGTACTAGAGTACCACTACCGTTTGCGCTGGTCGCTGAATCAATTTGTGATGTGTAGTATTGTCCACCAACATTAACAACACCAGTTCCATCAGGGGAACCAATAAAGATTGTATTCGATTGGTATGAATATGCTAATTCACCCGCCAGCAGGCTTCCAGGTACGCCTGTGGTAAGGGAACGTTTAATTCTTAGTGCTGTATTTGCCATTATTATTATCCTTGTTGTATGGTTGGTATACTATATTCTATTTATCAAAAACTGCCACCGTCAAATTGTATATCTGATGCTGGTCCAGGTACACTTGAAATGTATCCTCCACCACCAATAGGTATAACTTCATTATTACTTGTTCCAATAAACAATGTATTTGAAACAAAAGAGTATGCTAATTCACCATCCGACAATGAAGTCGGTGTTGCAGTAACATACGAACGTAAAATCTGTATCGTTGTATTTGCCATTTAGAAAAACCCTGCGTCAGCACCAGTAAATGCCAAATATGTAACTGAATTTGCCACAGCTGCAGCTAATCCTCCAACAGGTATTTCTCCATTAACTGTATTTACCGGAACAAAACCACCTTGTGGAGTCACAACCATTGCAATTGGGTTTGGATATGCAGCAGTCGGTGCAGCTGAAAATGCAACTGAACCTGTCTCAGCATCCGATTTAATAACTGTTCCATCCAAATCAATAGTGTTTCCAGACAAATACAAACTTCTAAATTTCTGTGTTCTACTACCCAAGTCGTAAGTTCTCGATGATGTTGGTAATAAATGTCCAGAAACTGGTGTCGCTGCGCCTAAAGGTTTTACATCAAAAGTTTTTGTTTGTGCATTATAAACAATCACTTCACCCGTGTTTGCAGTACCAACATTCAAGTCGGTAGAACTTCTTAACGTTTTGGTACCGTAAGATAGAGTCTGTACTCTTGTCTTTTGTCCTTCAACCTTAACTTTAATTGTTGCTGGTTGTCTAACTGTTACTGTGGCCATATTAGTCCTTTAAAAAACAGTAACTTGGGGTAAAACGTTTACAACTCCTTCTAAAACTCTAGAAACTGTGTTTGAAGAATCTTTGATGAGTACGTCATACACATATCTACCAGCAGATATATTTGCTGTGTTTGCGTTTGACAATGACATAACCAAAACACCTTCAAGTGGATCATTAATTTCAATTACAAAATTTGCTGTTGTACTGTTAGAATAATAAGATTTTTTCATAACAGCTTTAACTTGACAACCAGTTAAAACAAAAGGCGAACCATCAGCCTGGTCCAGAGATATCGATGTATTGTAATCTGAACCTTGTTCTAAAAATAATTCTTGGTAACCTGCTGGCATTATTGACCCCTTTTAGAGGTATTTATTATACTTTAAACCGTTCTTTTCCATACATACAAAGGAGTAATAACTGGAGAGAAATTACTATTGGCAATGGCTACCCAAGTTCCAAAACCTAAGAGTGTGGATGGATCAGCACTGTTTGAAACATTTAAATAAACCGAACCTACAGGATATGCAGCAGATAGTGTATTCAACACTGTAGGTATGGTTGGTCTATTTGATAAATCGTTGTAAGAACCTGATGTGGCCACACCCGCAAGACCAGTTACCGCACCTGCATTGATAGCAATTGCAATATTATTTGCGGAAGTAATTCTTCCTGTTGCATCCAATGTGTATCTTGGCACAACTGCCTGTCCACCAAAAGAAATTGCAGCAACACCTGTTGCAGGAAGTCTATCTCGATTTAATGTACCTGAAGTAATGTTGTCTGCGTTTGTAGTATCTGTTGTTGCAGAATTGGCCAGACCAGTCACCGCACCTGAAGCAATAGAAATTGCAATACTATTTGCAGAAGTAATTCTACCTTTGTTATCTACTGTGAATCTGGCTGATTGTCCAGTACTTCCCACAGAAGTTGCAGTTACACCACTGATAGCCAACCTTGCGGCCGCCAATGTACCTGATGAAATATTATTTGCATTAGTAGTATCAGTTGTGGCCGATGCAACGAATGATGGGTAGTTGGTGATCTGAGAGGTTGGTATTGCAATTGCAACCGAATTGGCAGAAGTAATTCTACCTTTGTCATCAACCGTAAACCTAGAAACTTGTGTTGCAGAACCGGTTGAGGTTGCTGATACTTTATTCGCCAATCGAACATCAGCAATTGTTCCTGATGTTAGTTGTGCAGTGTCTATACTAACAGCTGATTCAGACGCAGCAGTAATTCTACCTTGTGAATCAATAGTTATCGATGATATGGTTGCCGCATCACCATATGAACCAGAAGTTACTGCTGTATTAGCCAGTACTGATGGCGTTATCTTTGTTGTCATTTATTTTTGTCCTTTTAATACTTCAATCTCTGCTTTAAGTTCTTTAATTGCTTCAATCAAAACGCCAACAATATTTCCATATGAAACGGACATAAATTCTTGTTCACTTGCTGCCTCCATTACTACCTCAGGAAGAATTTCTTTCATCTCCTGTGCAATAACACCAACACCTTTTTCACCCGAATCAATTCTTTCATATGTAACGCCACGCATTTTACCTACAGTGTCTAGTGCATTTTCAATTGTCTTAACATTTGTTTTTAATCTTGCATCAGAATAAGCAGTAACGTTACCACGAGCAATAAAGTTACCAGCTGTGTCTGCGGTAAATCTATATTGTGCGCCGTCAGACCATCCACCAATTCTGAAAACGTTATCAGCATCTAGACCCATGTTAATTGCATAAGCACCTGGTCTATGGAATGACATTGAAGCACTGTCACCAATTACACCTGAACCAAGAACTGCTAATGTTCCTGATTGTCCGCCATAAGCAACACCTTGTGATGACTTGAAATTGTATACTGATGTAATTGTACCACCGGAAACAGCCGTTAATACTGATGCACCATTAACTATAAGGTTTTGTCCTGGTAAATAATAATTTGAACCATCATTGTATAGATACTTTGTACCTGAAGAACTTAAATATATAACCCCTGTTGTACCACCACTTCTATATGCACTAATATCACCAGTTGCAGATAATGTAATTTTACCTTGGCCATTGGTTACACTAACTTCACCAGTAAACCCAGCACCAGTTATTGCAGCATAAGTGGCTGGCAATCTAGCTGCATTTAATATTCCTGATGTAATGTTTGAAGCATTAGTTGTATCAGTTAAAGCACTTGCTGCGAAATTAGGAAAATCTGAAATTTGTGATTTCTGAATCTGAATAGTTGCATCACTCGCACCAGTAATAACACCTCTATCGTTTACAGTAAATTGTGCAACTTTATTTGCACCACCATAAGAATTGGCCACAACACCGGTGGCTGCCAATCGTGCATTAGCCAAAGTACCAGAAATAATGTTGCCTGCATTTGTTGTGTCTGTTGTAGCAGAAGCAGCAAGTGTTGGGAAGTTAGTAATCTGTGAAGTTGGTATTGCAATTGCCACCGAATTGGCAGAAGTAATTCTTCCTTTAGAATCAACAGTAAATCTGGATACTTGCGCTGCCGTTCCAGTTGAAGTTGCTGTTACCTTTTCTGCTAGATTAGAATCACCAACAGTTCCAGAGAGTTTTGATGTTGCTAGTGATGTTATCCAAGAAGGATTGGCATATGAAACAGAGGTGTATATACCATTTGTTACAGTACCAGCATTACCTGATGTGTTAATTGCATATGTAACACCTGATGTTGCTACAGGATCATTCAATACGTTCTTAACAAACTCAGTTGTTGCTAATGCAGTATTACTTGTATTAGCATTCATCGTTGGAGCAAGTACAATACCAGTGATTGTACCACCAGACTTGGCTATTTTTCTAGATTCGATATCATCAATTGCAAGTTGAATAGTGTTTGCGGAACCGGAGATTGAACCGGTTGATGGACCATACGTAATATTGTTTGCATAGTATGGAAATACTGCATAACCATCAACTTCAACCAGTAGTGTATCACCTGTAGCTGGTGCAGTTGAGAATATAATTTTAGAGTTGCTACTATTTGCGGAATATTCCGAATCCAATTGACGAACACCATTAATATATGCTCTCAGTTGAGTATTATTATTAAAGGTTGGTGTGGTAAATTTATTATTTGAACTGTCACCAGAATAACTTAGTCGAGAAGATACTATTGTTGTTCCTGGTGTTGCACCACCGCCACCTCCTGTACCACCTGGCGCCCAATAGTAATTGCCTGGACCACCAGTAACCAAACTATATCCTGTTGTGCCAGAACCTGCAGCTTCGGTTACCATATTGGTAAACGCAGCAGACAATGAAGAAGCACCAGTACCACCTTGACTTGCAGTTAGTGGTGATGTTAAAGATAGTGATGCAAAACTTGGAGAAGCAGTTGTTCTTAAATCTTGTGGTGTACTTACAGTTAATGTGTTTGCACCAGTGGCATCGATTGAAATGCCGTTGTTACTATTGAAAGTAATACCACCAGAGTTTGCAGTTATTGAACCGGAAGAACCGTTAATTGTTGCAATAACTGAATTGGCTTTTGCGTAAGCGGAATTTGCCTTAGAGAAAGCAGGTTCAATCTGTGGTGCAACATTGTTTGCTGCCAAGAAAGCCGCATTGGCCTTTATGAAGGCGCCGTTAGCATATAGACCAGAATTTACTGCCTTGGTGTCTGCTGTGTTTGCAGCACCAAAACCGGAGTTCGCATAAGAACCTGCTGATGCCACGGCAGCCTGCAAGAACGTATTAGCCGCAGTGATTGTGTTGTTTAATGTGTTTGCAACAGCAGAAGATGCAACATTGGTTGAACTTGTAGAAGTTAACGAAGCACTAATTTGTTCGTTAGTTAAAATTCTATAATAACTATTTGATGATACGTTAATTGTATCAAAGAATTTACTTGTTTCATTCCAACGAATCGCAGCATTTGTACTACCAGTACCTCTGTTTACTTCAAAGTAACTAATTTGTGGTGTGTTGGTACCGTTATTAATTGTGAATGTGTTTGAGTTATATACAGTGGTGCCGTTGATAACAAAGTTGCCACCAATAGACAAGTTACTTTGTACTGATAGGTTATTAACAAACGCCGATGCTGAATTAGCATCAATCAATTGAGATACAGATAATGTTTGAGTGTTTGCGGAATTATTTGCTTGTACATTGTCTGTATAAACTATAGCGGAAACAAATGCTGTTGGTGCAGAAATACTTGAGTTTGCTACCAAGAAATTTGTATAGGTTGTATTTACAACCGAAGCATTCGATGTATTAACTGATGTGTTTGCTTGCAATACATTAACGAGAGTTCTTTCCGAAACAGAAAGTACTTGAGTATTTGCGGAAGTGTTTGCTTGCAATACATTTGTTGATGTTCTGCCGGATACCGAAGCATCAGCCGTAGATATGGAATTATTTGCAATTAAATATTTTGTGTAACTTGTATTAAAAACACTAGAATTAGATGTGTTTGTAGATGAAGTTGCTTGTAGAATACGAGTCTCAGTTAAACCATCAACTGTAATTGTTGGTGTAATTATTGCAACATTAGCTTCAAAGTTATCACTTAAACTATTTGTTGTAAATATTGTGCCCGTAATTACATTCGATGATGACTCTAATGAATCAGTTCTTATGAAATTTGCAACTGCATTTACTGTATTCACCGTATTCGCATTTATAATATTACCAAATATTGTATTGGAAATAAAAACATCAGGTGTTGATAACGATAAGTTGGCATTCAATGTATTCGATGATATAATATGAACGGCATTTATATTGCTTGCTCGTATAAAAGTATTTGCCACCAATGTATTAGTATAAACGGTGCCTGTTATAGATATATTGGAAGTATTAACCGATGAGTTGGCCTGTACAACATTGGCATATAATGTGTGAACAATGGAAGCGTTCGATGTATTAACTGACGAATTCGCCTGCAATAAATTAGAAAAGATGCCTGTTGTTGCAGACATTGCTGCAGCATTTATAATAGTATTTGCTTGTAGTGAAGTTGTAGTTATACTTGTATTGGCTTGCAATCTACTTGTGTGTACAAAAGTGTTGGCAACCAATGTGTCTGTTGTTACATTGGTATTTGCACGTAATATATCAGTAAAAGTTCTACCTGTAACTGTTAAGTTTGCAGTGTTAACACGTTGTCGTGCTTCTAAGATATTTAATTCTAAATTTCCACCAACTATTAGATCACCACCAACTAACGCATTGTTTGAAACTTGTAAAGCATTACCAGTACCGAGAACGTATAAGGTAGTACCAACATTGGCACGACCTGTTGTTGCGATACTTAAACCTGTATTGGTAAATAATCCTTGGCCTTGTAACGTCAGATTATTTTGTATCGTTGCAGAAGAACCTACTCCTTGCACCAACAATTCTTTTTGTACAATGATATTGCCATTTGATTGCAAGGCATTTTGAGTGGATTCTGAAAGATATAATGTGCCAGAATCTTTAATATAATTGCCTTTGCCAAGAGCATTATTCTCAGCAATCAATTCATCAGTTGCAGTCAACCAATGGCCGAATGTGTTGGCATAACTTAAAGAGGTAATCGTATTAGCCATTTTAACCTTTTTCTAATAGTTTTATTATCAAGCTTTTAATCTCAGTTAAATCTTGTTTCATGTCATTTATCTCAGACTTAACCTTATTTATTTCTTCCCTTTGGGCTTCCATCCCACGGCGTTTCGCCAAATACTCATCTAACCCAGTTCTATCTTGGTTAATAATGGCACCATTTCTAGTGTCTCGCACCATCTTAGTGCCTTGAACCTTTAAATAACTCATATATTATATTGTTGTGTTAGTATTTGATGGTAAAGCAATGCATCTCATATCAGACAAGTGAGGAATAACTGTGTTGTCCGTTGTTGTTAATACAATTTTCAAAGCAAATTGACTAAATGTATAATAAGTTTGGCCGTTATTACTCAAGTAAGAAACAAATCCTTGGTCTCTGCCTGCTGTTCCTGGTGCAAAAGTATATTCGTGTGTATCATCTCTCGTTAATGAGTACAATGTATCACATGTATTAGTCTTTGTCATTAGTTGCCAGTATCCATCATCAAAACTTTGTGTATCATTTCTACTCAACGCTTTGTAGTATACTGATATGTCGGTGCCAACTGGACGATATGCACCCAAATAAACACTTAAGTCACCAGAATCAAAGCCTGCTTCCAATACAACCTTTTTGGTAATATATTTTGTTGCAGCAGGACCACCTTGAGTAGAAGTCTCACCTGCCACAATAGCAGTTGCACCAGTTCCTGGTGTGGTATTTGCATCGACAATGGTGATTGTAGGTGTCTGAATATATCCTGCACCTGGAGTGGTTATGGTTATACCAGTGACTACGTTACCAGTAAACACTGGTGATGCGTATGCCTGTTCACTATCTTTACCTGTTGGTGAAGAAATGGTAACTGATGTGGTATTCGCATTGTAACCTGTACCACCAGAAATAATCGAAATCAAACTGTTTGACAGTGGACAATTATTAATATCATATTGAATTGCAAACAAAGTTGTACCAGCATCAGAAAGTACAGGACTCACTGCATCATCTACTGAATACAATGATGCATACAGAGAGAATGATGTTTCGGAATTAGCTCGCAAAACTCTCTCACCTTTATTATCGTTTAGGTATATGTGGTCAAACATTGTCGTACCATATTTACCTGGATTAATATTTTCTTCAAATGTGTTTGTACCGTTCTGCAAAGTTGCATCATATGTGTAAGAAATATCTGTACTTGAGGGAACAAAATCAGTTGTTGTCACATTGAAAGCGCCAACTAACATATCTTCATTTGAAATTCCAGTACCAGTAATATCAACTGTTGTGTTGGCATTTTTGTAGTAATCAATTTGTTCCGCAATCAAAGTTCTTTGTGGCATCTTCTTAGGAAGAACCATTCGCACAGAAGGAGTTTGAGTGGTATCAAATTTGCAACGTTCTAGTGTGAACATCATTGCTTGATTTTGATCGGCATCCCAAGTCACTGAATTTTGTGATAAGAATAAACCACCAACATATGGTGCCTTAGAAATCTTAGTGATTGAACTTGGATACGGATCACTCGCAAGATTCTTAACAGAAGATGGCAATGCATTATCACCGTTCGCCGCAGTCCACACCGTATACTCATTTGAATCACTTTTTAATATGAATGCATAAAATGTATTTGGTTTAATATACACAGGAGACTTGAATTTAAATTCGGTGTAAGATGATGAATCCAAATACTGTGGTGAACTGGAGACTTTAATCTGATTAGCTGGTAAAGTAACAATAGAATTATCTAAAGTGTTACCGTTAGGATAACCATTTAATGTTCCAACTATCGAGAATTTCACTGGTGATGAATCTGTTGCTGGTTTAGAAGCAAAAAATACTCTAGCGGAAGAAAGGAATATACCGTTAGGGTAATTCGTAGCATCAACAAGGAAAGTTTGTGCAACCGGGTCGCTAAAGCCGCCGTTATCGACTGGTCTTGGCACAGGAGGAGGTGGAGGTGGAACCAATTGACTATAAAACGAGTTGGTTGCCGTTGTTGAGGTGCTTCTTGTAAGGTAAACGTCTTGTTTTAGTGTTTGAATAAACGTATTCTTTGCGCCAGCTGGTGATGCACCAAAATCTATATTTTGTTTGTTTGCTTGTAGGCCTTGAGCATAGAATGTACCATCGGCAGTTGTTGTTATTGAACCAACATTGTTGTTGATTCTGTTGTCCATGTGAAACTCTCTGGTGCCAGTATGGAATTTATTTTCTGGTAAATTAAATAAACCATAGAAACTACCTTCTTCATTAGTTACCAAAGGTCCAATGGAGTAAGCATCGTTAACTGCACAAGACATTGCAGGTGCAAATTGAATAACTTTTGATGTTCCATTATAAGATGAAATGACTGCGGATTGTCCTGCACCTGTTCCGCCACTGATATAGATTGTTTGGCCAACATAGTGTCCATTGGTTGCAGATGCTAATGGTGACAATGTTATTTGTGTTGAATTTGCAACAGCTTTAACAGTATTACCGTTATGTGCGGTACTAGTTACTATACCTTGACCCGTAGTGGATTGATATGTACCTGTTGCATTAAAGAATGCATTTTGTAATGACACACCATTATTATAAGTTGTTGTATTCCCATCCGCAATCACATATAGACGTATATTGGCTGAATTTGGATAATCATATATTCCAACAATCAATCCTGTTGGTACAAAATTGCCAGCAGAATAATATCCAACCACTTGACCTTCAATGAATGCACCAGCAACATCTGTCAATTCAATTACATTGGCTTTATATGTATAATTGTCAACATCAACTGTATCGAAGAAGGCATGCATTGTTGTATTGTATAACATACCTGTAGCTTTAACCACAAGTGCTTGTGATCTTATCCATGGCATTATACTAATATCGGTAATGTAACCATTGTTCAACGCATATGTATTACCAATGTTACTGTATTGTCCTAGTACATTTGTTTGTTGTTGATTTAATGTTGTATTATATGTCTGTGTGGTAGTTTGTTGTTGTGTGTTTAGTAAACCAACAGAATTCCATTGTGCATTAATTGTCTGCCATGCAGATTGTGTGGTAGTTTGTACAGTTGTACCAGAAACGGTCTGCCAATCACCAACCTGTAAGGTGTTTACTGTATCAGAACTTTGGTAAACGTGTAGATTAGGGTCAGTAATTAACAATGATGGAGAATAAGAAGTGTCAACCCATGTATCAACGTTTGGTGAAAGCTCAACTGTACCCTTTGCGGTAGTAACTGCGAAAGGATTCAAATTAACAACTCTACTGGCCAATCTTTGTGCAATTATATTGGTCGATGTGAATGGTAGAGTGAAGTAATTGGTATAACCATCAGATGTTATTGAATAATTTAGTGATGATAATGTTGCAGCATTTGGATTACCCATGTTGTAAACCATAGCCAAATTCTTCAACGGAAAGTTTTTGACAGTTTGCTTTGCTGTCATTCGTTTTGTTCTACGATTAATTGACGCACTGAAGTCTTTAACGCCAGCATCTGAAGTTCCGAAACCAGAAAAGTCATCAACCATAATACCGTTTTTGAATCTGTTCAATCCAAATGCATCAGAAATTTGCAATGAATTTGTATTCTGTTCGAGTAAATTTAATGCTGTGTAGTATTCGATACGATTGATACGTGTATCCAATGCACCAATATCCGACATTCTATAACGGCGATGAGTTGATATTTCAAGTGATAAATCGGATAAACCTGTTGCAATTTCTGTTGGTATATAACCTGTGTATGGCTGATGTATTAAATTTACCAAGACCAACGCACCATCAGGTTCATTTGGTGCTAATGGATTTATAGAAGGAGAACCTTCCATAATTTGCAGTGCCTTGTCTTTGGTTAGAACCAATTTATCTCTACGACCAAGGTAAAATGAATAGTCACAAAGGAAAATACTCAAGTCAGCTGGTTGCAGTACACCCAATCTTGTTGATGATGGGTTAGAATATCTGAAAGTAAATTGTGTCTGTGCATTTAATCTGGCTGGTCTAAAGTCAATACAATCTCTTAGACGGTAACTTGCACCGTGTTTACTTGTGTAATTTGGTATTTCTCTGTAATCTTCTGGTGAACTTGAGTTGTCTACGTAAGACATTTTACTAAAGTAACCATCGCCACCTGTGTGTTTGTAGTAGTCTACCAATACAAGAAGGTTACCAACTGGTTTTACTGCACCTGGACGCAAAGTAATTGATGCATGGTCGTAGTAATTATCTCTTTGGCCGTTGTCAAACGTGTATCTATTCGTAACATCATACAATGAATTGGTTAACATTGCTGTTGTTGGTACCACAACGCTGCTGCCTGTGTTTATAATTTTTACAATTCGTTTTACATCAGACAAATACAATGATTGTTTATATGATGATGCAAGTATACCTGCTTGTTGAATGTAAATTTGTCCTGTAGAACTCGCAGAATCGTCAACAAAAGTATAAGTGTTTACTTGTGTACCTGTTGTCATCGTGGTATTTGCATTTGCGGTTACCAGATTCTTGATTCTCAATATGTGACTGGTGTTTGTTCCGTCAACCACAAAAACTTTAGCAATGATTGTTGCGGTAAATGCAGTCAGATCGGATGTAGATGTACTGAAGGTTGCAACAGAACCATCATTGTTCAGTGCAACAGTTCTTGTACTGACTGTCCATGGAATAACTTGGCCGTCAGTAAGACTTCCGTTTGATTGTTTATCCGTTACGATAATTGTATAACATTGTTCAACAACATCACCGGAAAGAGTTGAATTCTCATTACCTAAATGTTTGATAACGCCAGCATAACTACCTGTGTACGCTAAAGAAGCCGACAATGTACTGCCTGAAACGTTAAAGTTTACACCTTTAATTTCTTGGAATGTGGTGTATGATGGTGAAGATATACTAGAAACATATTGATTACCAATTGGGTAAATCATTTCTGGTACATTTGGATTTTGGAAGATTGTATCTCCTGTAACTACACCACCTTGTTTGCCTGTGTTATCCATTTTTGCAGAAGCATATACCGTTGCTGGGTAAGAGTCCTTGCTGGCAAATACCATGGACTCAATATCTCCAGTATCAAAGTTCAGAACAAAAACGGAAGTAGTATCTGGTATTATACTCCAAGATTGATTTAATATACCAACTCTTGTTAATCCATTCCAAGATATGATTGTTCTAGTTTCACCTGCGTTGGTACCTTTAGTGATTGTAATATTAACACCATCATATGCATTGTTTGCTGATGATGTGATGCCATTAGTCATTGGCAACGTAACAGTAGTTGTAGTAGCAGCATAAACGTTTGCAGACACAGATTTATTTTCTAAATCATATACGTGTGCTTTGAACACATATGTATTCGCTTGGCCGTTTGTTGGACTACTATCAAATTGTAATCCACGAATGTAAGCACTACCAACCAATGTTGAACTATAAGTTACAGCGTTTGCTTTGTTAATGTTAGCAGCAGAAACGCAATGCAAATCTACAGTGTTGGCAGTTGTAACGGGGAATGTAAGTGTACCTGAACCACCAACATCACTAACCAAAAAGTAACTACCAAAATCTATAAATGCTGGTTCGTTATTCTGTGATGCAGTTGTTCTTGCACGATTGGTAATAAGATTAATTGGAGATGGATTCTCAACACGGTGGCCTTGTACGTAAGCCACACCTCTACCAATATTCATCAAATATTTGTCTGCGTCTGCATCATATGTTTTTGGTGTAAATTTGAAATCTTCAACGACATAATCACCATTAGTTTCAAAGTCACGTTTTGCAAAGTGGTCATCGATAGCTGAATAGACCGAACCGTCAACCATTTTGTAAATACTGCCAGCTTCCACTCGTACCAATTCAATAAACAAAGCGTCATCACCAAAATACAATGGTCTAGATGACAATTGCAAACCGATTACATAACGGTCTGCACCTGGTGCCTGATAATTGGATGCGCCAACTGCTGGATCCAACAATGAATTGTCATTGGCATAATCAAAAATTGTTTCTGTAATTTCCAGACCAACACGTTTCGATGGTGCGTTGTTATACTTGTCTAAGATGATGGTCTGTGGTGAAACTTGTACGAAGTTGCCTAGTACATAGAATACACCTTGTGATATAGAAACAACAGAAGAATTTCCTGTTGAATCACTTGGCATTGCTTGACATACTAAATTTGATTCTGCATCATAGATAACTTGATTATCTGTAAATCTTGTACCTGATTTATATGTAACAATCAATGTTGCGGCATCACCTTCACCAGCAGTACCAGTGGCCACTGCTGTGGCAACAACTCTAGCAACTATTGTTCCAGTATCATTTCTAATTAATTTGTTAGCAAAACTTTCAACATCAACATTAATACCATTGTATGATGATTGTATTTTGATGTACTGAGCACCAAGGTTTGTAGTAACTTGACCGCCGGTTACTGGGGAGTTTTGTTTAAAGATGTTGTCCGCAAAACTGGTGATTTGATTTTGTAATATTGTTTGTGCTTGAGTTAATTCTCTAGCCTGTACAGCAACACCAGGTTTAAACAATACTCGGTGGAAGTTTTTTACTCCATCGAAATCGTCATAATATGGATCAACGTTAAAATTTAAAGCCATTTTTTTCCCTTAGAAACCTAATACGAATCTGAATTGTTCTATACCGTCATCACTTCTCTGAACGCCAGCTCGGTTTTCGATGTAAATCATATAACCTGAGTGAATTGCAAAGTTTGGAATGCTATAAGACAACAATGTTCTTGTTACTTTTGATGTTTGTCCAAATATTGGACTGTTATTTGATGGAGTTCCCGATGTATTTATCAACTCAATTAGGTTGGAACCAGTATCGAAACTTAAAACAGTAGCATAAAAACTCGGATCACTTAAAGAACCTTGATAAACAAATTCATCCATCACATAACCCGAATCGGAACCAGGTGCAACAACAATGTTTGTAGTCGTACTATAAATTATTCCGTTTGCTGGACTAGGATTGGTTTGTCTAGTTGTTGGGTTCACTATGATACCAACTTGGTGATAGTCAATGTCGGTTGGTATAAAACCACCCTCTGAACCATCAAACTGTGAAGTCAACATCACATGGGCACAACCTAGTTCTGAAATATTATCGAACCCATGGCCACCAACTGGTGAAGTTGAAGCCTGTATGGTTGCATTGGAACCTATTGCAGAGGTTATTGAAACGTTTGCAAAGGTATAATTACTACCAGGACTTGTAACGATAATGTCTTGTATAACACCACTTGTTAAGTTCGCAGAAGCTCTTGCACCTGTTCCGTCACCTGTAATGGTAACAAACACAACTGCATTGGCAGGATCGTAACCTGAACCACCGTTCACAACATTGATAACATCTATACTACCTGCACCGGCAGAAGTAATTAGTGGGTTTGGTGTGTTTGAACCTATCTGTACAGGAATCCATTCTCTGTCCATGAATTTCAATTTCAATCCGGTATCAATGGTGTACATGAACTTCCATTTGTAACCATCGGCACCTTGAAAGATTCTGTTGGCTGAGTATGTACCTGGTTCAAAGTAAGGTTCATTCACCGATGAACTGTCTGAGTTGTTCCACAGACACTTGAAAACTTGGTCGTATTTGTTCTTAGCATAAAAGTTTTTCAATAAGAAACCATTGGCATCCTTACCAAGCATATCAACATCATCACGGTAATAATCATAGACCGTACCTGCGGTCCAATCTATACGTTGTATGACTGGAGATATATCACTTGTCTTGATTTGTTTTGCAGCAAATATGTTTTTGTAAATCTGTTTGATAGATTTAACACTTGTTCCTGGTGTCTCAGGATTGGTATCATCGGACCATGGTGATGGTTTTGCTAAGAAACAATAGTAAGAATTGATTGGCTCAGTGATTGCAGGTGGTATAACTGATACGGGTGCAAAATACAATAGGTCTATTTGTGAGACCGTAGCCGCATTTGTGAGTATGTTTTTGTTTGCCATGTTTTATTTATTAAGCGTTGGATACTTTAACGAAAGTATTTGCTAAGTCACCATAAATACTAAAATATCTTATGTGAGCACAACTTGTTGCCGGTATTACGAATGTCGTTGCGTTTACAGTTGAATTAATTGCAGCGCACCCGTGCGTCACGGTTCTATTGGTGCCTCCAGTATTAACCAACCACAATTCAACTACTTTACCTGCAACAAAGTTACTGTGTGTAACAGTTAAATCTGCAACTAGGTTGGCTTTGATAACGGAATCTGTTCGATAATCAATTGCAATAGTTGTTTGATTGCCAACAGGAATTCTGCTCGTGTATATAAATCCTTTTTGTGGATTAACTACACCAATAAAGTCTGCTGAGTCACCATTCAATGTCAGAATGTTTGTCAGTGTGTTTGAACCAACTGGACAGTTCCAAAACTTAATTTGTGAACCTGTATTTGCATCTGTGAAGTTTTCATTAGCAACAAAGTCTATGCGTCCTGTACCTAGTGTTTGGAACTTTGTTGTTCCATAACCACTACTTGAATATCTTGCGATTATATCACCAGTCTGTACAGCACTAGGATAATCAACATTGCCTCTTGCAGCTCTCGCAGCAAATAAAGCATATGCATCCGTACCATATGCATCAGAAATAACTCTTGTTGGTACATCAGTTTTACCTGATATGTGTAACATGTAACCATCATTGGCTGGAAGACTTACGTTTGCAGAAGAAGAAATTGTTACTGCTGCTCGAGTTGAGGATGTAACTGCGTTTGCTAAAAACAATGAGGTATTCATTGTCACACCACCAACCACGTTCAAAGTACCAGAAACGTTTGCAGTTCCTATTACTTGGAAGTTTGTGGTATTCATTGCCTGAGCAAACGTATTACCTGTTATGGTTAAGTCGCCTGCGAATGTTCCTGTTGCATTTGCAAGAGCGTTGTTTGCCTTGGTAAATGCTGCATTGGCCTGTAGGAATGCACCATTGGCATATAGTGCCGCTGAGTTTGCAATTGCTGGTGGCGTATTGGCCACTATAAACGCAGCATTGGCCTTCAAGAAAGCACCATTGGCATATAACGCAGCAGAGTTTGCAATTGCTGTTGGTGTATTGGCCACTATAAACGCAGCATTCGACTGAACGAAAGCACCATTGGCCTGCAAGAACGCAGCGTTAGCGGCAGTACCACCAGACAATGAAGAAGTGTTCTGTGAAGTACCGTCAGCAAAGATGATTGGCTTAGTTAATAATTGTAGGCCACCTGTTGCAGACATTCTTGCAATGATATCGGAGTTTGCAGTACCACCAGCAAGGAAATTAATTACTCGACCAGAAGATGTTGTACCAATAACTAAATTACCACCAAGACTGTTTGCAGAATCACCTTGTGAGTATAAGTAACTGTCTAATGGTTTTGAAGCGGTGTCACCTGCATAATTGAATCTGGAATTTTTAATTCCCAGATCAATATAGTATGATGAATCGTTTCCTGTATCAGCCGTAACAATATAATCTGCTGAACCATTTGCATTATTGTTTTCTAAATTTACTTGTAAGTAACTTGCATTATTACCTACAAATTGTCCAATGACACCAGGAAAAAGAATCTCATTGTTACCAACGTTCAATACGTTGTTCGCATAAAGACCTTCTGCTAAGGTTCTTGCGGTGAATTGTCCTGTAACTCCAGATGAAACGTCCACACCAATCAATAGTGTGTTAGATGTTTCAGTATCTAAGTGAAGTAGTTCTGGTAGTTGTGAAATTTTTACTGTTGACATTGTTTACCCCAATAGGATTAGGTTTCCATCTTCTGTTGTTATAGATTGACCATCTTGTGTGATGAGCTCTGGTATATATGATAGACCAACTGGCCCATATATCTTAATTTGATTTGATGAGATTGAACTGTTTGCAATAAAGGTTCTGTTAACATTAAGGTATGAATTTGTTGCAGCAGATAAATTGGCTGTTAGATATATCTTACCTTTGACATAATCGATTGCATTAACAACCTTACTTGTATTGTTACCAACAAGAACTTTATCACCCACAAATACAATATCTTTTAGTGGATAAGTTGGGTCACTATAATTACCATTGTTCATCAAGTCATAAAGACCTGTCAGTGATGTAATATTTAGTGTGTTTGAACCGGAGTTACCTGTAACAACCGCAACGTTTGAATATGTTAACCAAACATTGCTTGCAAGTGTGACGGTGTTCGATGATTCATTTACTGAAACAACTTCGGAGTAAACATTAGGACCATTCTTTGTAGAGATTTCAATTGTAGAGTAACCTGGATTAATTAACAGGCCTATGCTTGCACCCAACATATTGTTAAACTTAACTATGTTGTTACTCTTGTTTGTAAAGTCTGTGGCAATAGTTATCGCATCAGATACATTTGATCCAAGATAATAAGATAAAGGTCTTCCATCATTTAACGCATCATATGAGTGTAGATTTACATTGTTGTTTGATTTTAAACCGTAACGACCCAACACATTTGTGCCTAGTGGATGCAACAAACTCAATAGAACATCTCTGTATTTTGAAATTTCTCTTTCGACTGTAATCAAATAAGTAAAGTTGTTGTACCTATTGTCTTGCATAACGTCATAAGAACTTGGTTGTCCTTGAGTTGTCAAGTACTGACCATCACCAATCACCAGACCGTTTAGGAATGTTGCATTGGCCTTTGCTGAACCATCACCATATGATATGAAGCCTTGGTTATTATAATCTCTTGTGTAGATTGTTTTATTACCCAAAGAATCTAAGTAATTATATACCTTTTGAAACTGTGGGAAGGCCGAGTTAGCCATATCTAAGTTGATGTTTCTTGTATCACCCAATATCTTCAACTCTAATGTTGGATTAGGATTGGCATTGTAATTAAATACTCTCAAATTATATAACGATGCCGTTGGATCCGCATCTGTTGCCAACAATGATACAGAGTTAACTCTTGCTACATAGGTCGAAAGGTTGATTGAAGGACCTTGATAGATGAATTCACCTTGTCTAGGTAGATTCTCAATCGCAACATTAGACACAACAATGTCCTGAACCTTTAGTGATACACCAGGTTGTTGCTCATAATCTTCACCGTAATTCAAAACGTTTACAGTTGTAACTGAACCAACACGGTCAACAACCAATGAAAAATCTGCACCAGTACCTATAATTCCCGGTACGGATAATACTGCGCCTGAGGCCGTTGCATTAGATGAGTTAACTGTTGCTGAAGGAAGAAAATCGTTCTTGTAACCTAGTCCACCTAACGGATACATTGGACGTGCATCCGCAGGATTAAATACGTATGTTATTCCTGTAATTGTTCCGTTGGCACCAATAGATGTTACGTTAGCATAAGAACCTCTACCTGAACCGCCTGTAAAAACTATTCGGTCGTTGGCTCGATAGTAACCACCGCCACGGATTATTTGAATGGGTGATAATATACCTAATGATGCAATATCAGAGTTTGATCCACCGTAAGTATTATTCACATCTTCTGTTGAATATGTTGAAGTGACTACAATACTTGGTATAGAAGCAATACCACCGCCACCATTCTCAACTTCTATGCTTGAAATTGCACTGGTTTCCAATGTTAAGAACGACAGTGCATCAATTAATTTAGTGTTAGCATTTGCACTGGCCATATTGGCAAATAGGAAGTTACTATTACCCAATAATATATTTTGTCTGAAACCTATAACGTCTGTTGGTAAGAAACTAACATTTGATCTTGCATTACCTGGAGCTGTTGATGTTGTTATTAATGCACCAGAAGCTAAAGTGTTTGATGATACAACAACACCAGTTAAACCAACTATTGCCTGTGCATTGACTGATGGCACATACTTTATACTTGTAATAGAACCTGTTGATGTAACACTAGAAACATATGCGAAAGGTGAATCTTGATAATTAACTCTGTCGTTGATGCGGTAACCAGTACCACCGGTTACAATTGTATAAGATGGTGGTAAAAAATTTGCAATTGCTGATACGTTTGCTTTAGCACCGGTGCCACCAATTATATTTACGATTGTATTTGGCTTCAATGAGTAACCAAAACCACCATTCACAATGTTAATTCTTTGTACAGAACCTTTTGTAGTCTCACCAATGATTGCTGAAGCACCAATACCAGTGAGTGGATCATCTAAACCATCAAACACAACAACTGGATCACCAGGTTGGTACAATGAACCTCTGTTCACTGGATTAATTTTAATCTGACTAATTTGACCAACAATCTTAGCTCTGAGTGTTGTGCCACCGAACAACACATTTTGATTGTTACTATCAACTATACGAACCATTTCACCTGATTGAAAGAGTCTTTCGATATTGGATATGAAAACTTCAATCTTATTACCAACAAGTATACAATTTTCAATCGTTGCAATTGACTTTGATTCTTCACCGAATACTCTAAGGTTTTTGGTACTTAAAAAGTTTGTGTCACCACTGGCCAACTTTAAACTTTTGGCAACGTACCAAGAACCAGCTGAGGCCTTGAACACAGCATCTTTAGTATTGAATACTTCGAACTCAGAGTTAAAAAGTATACGGAAAAGAAACTCGTATGAAGCAGGTGTACCTTTTGTCTGG